AATAAAATTAATATCATATAATGATCTATTGAGTATTCTTAACTCTTTAACTGAACAAATTTTATTTGTTATAGGTTTTACTTATTTAATTCCTTTCTTTATACTCACAGGAGTTTATATAGTTATAAATTTCTGTATAACTCTAACTTATGATGGAAAACAGAATTAAAGTCTTTTATAATATACTTTATTTTGTTTAACATAATCAATAATTAAAGGAGGTGAAAATTATGAAAAACAAGTTATTCAAAGCAGTTATTTTAGGATTGGTTGTAATCACAGTAGTTGTAGCGGTAATGTCTTCATGGGTAATCTGGCATCAACCAGAAACTCCAATTTGCATAGCATAGGCTATACATATCACAGAGGGAGAGAGTATTTATTACTCCTCCCTCAAAACATAAATAATATTATTACAAAAAGCTTGACATATTAATACAGATAAGATAATATATTACTTGTAGATAAGAAATTAACTAAATTATATTATACTTAATTTGAAAGGCGGATGTATTAATATGTTCAATGCAAGAGGGAAATCAAATGAGGTAAAAGACTTTAAGAAGTTAGCAATCCTAGTTAAAAAAGCAATTGGGTATAACACTATCCCAGAATTTACAGATCTGGCAGGAATTCCAAACTCTACTAAACAAATAATTGATATTATTAATGGAAAAAGTGCTACATATCCAGAAGTTGGGTTACTTCAAAAAATTGCTAATGGATCTCAACTTAGAGTCACATTTAATGAATTGAGAATTGCATGTGGATATAATTTAAATGACAGTGGAGTTGATCTAAGAGGAGTAAACGTATTTAGAGGGTGGATATGTCGGTGTGACTATGGAAACGTCATAGACAGTGAGCAAGGTGGGATACGCCCCTCTCTCGTAATTCAGAACGACATGGGGAACTCACATGCACCAATAACAATGGTAATTCCTTTATCGAGCCGTTTAGGTAAAAATAATATGCCTACTCATATCAGAATTGGTCAAGAATCTGGATTGCAATATGAATCAGAAATATTAGTAGAACAAATGAGAGTGGTATCAAAAAGTCGGTTAATGGTTGACGGTTTCATTCAGCCAATATGTGAGTGTCCCGAAGAAATTCTTAGAAGGGTCGAAATTGCAATTATGAAACAAACTGGGATGGTGGGTACAAGAGTAAACGAATCTGTTGTAGATAGATTTTTAGATAAACTAAATGAATATGCTCATAAGGCAGAAGAAAGTTATAACAATCGTAATTATAATCAAAATACTAATCCACAAAGAGTAGCTTCATTTGCATAAACTAAGACAAAATAAATATTGGATGTGGCAATATGATTGTAGGAAATAATTGAACCAGTAGAGACTGAAACATACTGGTTCATATAACCTCATATAATATCTTGCTTAATCTATACTAGTATACATAAAAGTTACAGTATATTAAAACCTTTGACAGCACATTCTATATCCCCACACCATCTACACATCAATGTCTGAGTCCTGTGATATAATAGAGGGTAATACATAAAATCAATGTGTCTCCACAAAGGACATTCGTCCTATTACCGCATGACTTTAGGCATATACTTATTTGTCAGAAAAGTATTATAATAAGATTAGTTAAATATAATATTTACAAAAAGCGAAAATAAAGTCGAAATTGAGTGGAATTATCCCTACGATATACAGTAAAATATCCTAAATATTTACTTGCGTAATCACGGTCTGTATTATAAAATAAAATCAAGCAAAGAGAACATTTGTTCTTACATAATCAAATATATGTTCTTTATATTTATTTAAGGAGGTGGTGACAATCACACTAGAGTATATTAAGTCTGTCTTATAATTATCTTAGAATCCCAAGTAGCACTATTCGTAGCAATTTTAGAAGAAATTAGAATAAAAAACAGGAGGAGATATTAGATGAGTGCAACTGTAAATGACAGGTCTGTGTGGGTTATAAAGGATCAAGAGGGATGTTTCGCCCATAAGGGTAGTATCTTCAAGGTTGAGAAGATTAAATGGGCTTACATGGGCTTCAGGACGTTCTCAGAGGATGCTAGGGGGTATGTTACTAAGGTTCAAGCAAAGAAAGCATTGGCCGATTTAAATAATAAGAAAATATTATCCGAGTTTGAAGAATTGTCTTTTCATTTAGAAGAATGTAATTTGAGTAAAATTATTCATCAATACATAAAATTCAAAAAGACAAAGAAAAACAATGTAGTTCTTATTGAGAAGGAAGTCAAAGGTATTATCAATAAGAACATTTTACTAAAGCCACTAACAGTTGCCTTTGGACTAGGATTGAATGCGAATAAAGTATTGACTGAATCAATTTAAAATAATACTAAATAGATGCTAAAAGCTACTCACTTAAAATTGTGAGTAGCTTTTTATTATTTTATATTTGATTTTGCTGTATTTTTATGATATAATTATATTATAGTTATATATATAATTATAATATTTAAAAGGAGGATAGTAAGGATGTTGATAACCAAAACTGTAATAATTAAATGGAGTTCCAAAACTAATAAATGGTATAGAAATAAAGGGTATGTATTTACTAAATGGGGAGATGAGTTTGAAGTAAATGTCGAGGATTTAACTGCTGGTTCTGGAATAGGCGTAAAAATAGAATGTGATGGGGAAGGGTGTACAACCCCTTTTCTTAAAAATATAAGATGGTGTGACTATATAAAAAGTGGTCATAAAGGAGGTAAATATTATTGCCATAAATGTGCAGCAAATTTATTTGCCATTAAAAAGGGAGTAAAAACGAAACTGATGAATGGATTGTCATTTTATCAATGGTGCTATAATAACCTATCTAAAGAAGAAGCTGATATAATATTATCTAGATGGGATTATAATAAGAATGTTGATAAAGACAATAATATAATAACACCTAAAGATGTTAGCTTTAGCTCTGTAGGACCAGACAGAAAAGGCTACTGGTTTAAATGTTTAGATCACCCTGAACATAAGTCTGAGAGAAGAAGTATTAGCACTTATACAAGTGGCAAAAATGGGACTATTAATTGTAGTCAATGTAATACATTAGCAATGACTCATCCTGAATTTATAAAATATTTAGTAGATGAGAAAGATTTATACGAATATTCATCTGGGTCAAATAAAAGTATTATTCTAAAATGCCCCGAGTGTGGATTTGAAAAACCAATGCAAATTCCTAGATTATTAAATCAAGGGTTCGGATGTCCTAGATGTTCTGATGGGGTTAGTTATCCAGAAAAATTTATGTTTAATGTTTTGGAACAATTAAATGTAGATTTTAAAACACAATTAAATAAAACTGTATTTGATTGGTGCAATGGTTATAGATACGATTTCTATATCCCTATATTAAATTGCATAATAGAGACACACGGTATCCAGCATTATGAGAGAAAACTAGATAAATGGATGTCATTACAAGAAACTCAGGAGAATGATAGATGTAAGGAGCGAATAGCTAAAGAAAATAGTATTGTTAATTATATAACGTTGGACTGTAGAGATTCCAAAATAGATTGGATTAAGAATAGCATAATGACCAGTAATTTGCCTTCTTTGTTAGGATTTAAAGAATTGGACATAGATTGGCTAAAATGCCACGAATCTGCTTGTAATAGTTTAGTTAGGGTAGTTTGTGATTTGTGGAATAGTGGCATAAATAGTACACTTGAGGTAGCAAATAAATTAAAAATTAGCAGACCTACAGCTACAAGATATTTAAATAAAGGGGTCCAATTGGGGTGGTGTAATTATAACCCAGTTGAAGAGAGCGAAAAGAATCGTCTTAATAAAAAGCAATGTAAAGAAGTAATTTGTTTAAATACAAAAGAAAAATTTAATTCTTTAAAAGATGCCTGTGAAATGTATAATATTAAGAGTTCAAATATGACTTATTGTTGTAGCAATGATTATAAAGCTAAAACAGCAGGAATAGATCCTAATACAGGGAATGCTTTGGTGTGGATGTTTTACGATGAATATGTATTAAAAAATAAAGTATTAGGTTGGTTTAATGATTATATGAATATATATGGTCATAATCATAAAGTAGTATGCTTAACTACTGGAGAAATATTTGAGTCTCAAACAGTTGCAGCAAAAGAATATAAACTAATAAATGGAGGTAATATAGGGTCTTGTTGTAATAAAAAAGCAAAGTCAGCAGGGAAGCATCCTGATACGGGAGAACCACTAAGATGGATGCATTACGCAGAGTATGTAAGCAGTGAGATTAACCATATAATTTAATAATAATATTAGTAAACTATCTATACGATCAAAAACGTATAGATAGTTTTATTATTTATGTATAATTGCTTGATTTTTAACATATAATATTGTATAATTACAATTATATTAATGTTTATCATATGAAGGAGTGATATTTAATGCTAAAAGAAAAATCAGTTGATCTCATTCAGGAACTTGATACGCTCATACAAAAGTACGCATCGAACGATAAGGTAAGGAATATAATTGTTAACGAATTTACTAAAAGAAATATGAAGGGTAGCCTAGCTATTAGTATTCTTAATGAAAAAAGAGAATTATCTACACTAAATATTGATGAAGGGAAAGATTTAATTTTACTGTTTGTTTTTAATAAAGGGATGTTTTCTGCCTTAACTCATAAAGAAGATGATGAGTCACAACCATTAGGAGAAATAAGCGAAGGTTTAAAAATAACTCCTGAGAATTATTTTAATCCAATTGAGATTGAAAATATGAATGATTATAAGGAAGATAAAAAGTCAGATGCAAAGCGACAATATGTTTTCCATAATATGATTCAGGTTGCAGAGGGGTACTGGAAGGGAATTGTATCTGCTAAACAGTTAGCTACAATAGATGAGGGGAATGACATCATCTATTCATTTAAGACTCAGAGAGACCCCCACATTGATATCTATGGAATGAAAAGGATTCAACTTGATAAAAACAAAGTAGAAAAGATTGCAAATAGATTGCTTTCTGGGACTCAATTTTCAGATGAGATAAAACTAAATCTGCTTCATGATGGTGAGGACCAAATATCCTATAATGATAAAAATGGAGATTTAACTATTATTTCAGGGAATTTAAATATCTTTGATGGTTATCACAGAATGACTGCCAGTTCGATCTTTGTCACTAAATCGGAAAAGGCTATCTCCTTCAACTGGGGGCTAGTAATCACTAATTTCAGTGAGAAGAAAACTCAAGAATTTATGGTTCAAATCAATGAACAGAAACCTATGAGACAGGAACACATTAAGGCGTTAGATACCTCAAAATTGGGTAATATAGTGTCAGATGCAATTAGAGATATTGATACTAGTGAATTTGCACAAAATATTAAAGATTCTTCAGCAGAACTAAAGTTTTCAGGTCTGGTTCGCAAATCCCTACTGGCAACTAGTATAGAAGAATGCTACAAAGATAAATTAACTAACCGCCTTCAAGCAAAACCAATTGCAAGACATATTGCACAAGTTATGGATTATATTATAGGATTAAATCTTGAAGCGTTTATAGTCAATCCTGATCCAACTCACAGTTATATAGCACATAGTAATATGTTTGCAGGGTATGTTGCCTTGTCAGAAAGATTATATGATGTAAATGGTTGGGAAGATATATTGGAAGAAGTAATTGATAGAATTGATTTCAATGTAGAAAATGTATTTTGGAAAGATATTGGGTTATTAGAAACTGATATGAAAAAATCAACGAGAAATAACCTTTACAAATTCTTTTATAAATTAGTATAATTAATTATAGGGGGTATTTTAAAATGGTTGAACAAAATGAATTACAAAGTGAAGAAGTGTCTTTTGAAGTTGATGCAGAATATAAGGAAGAATTTTTAGAAAAACAATTGAAATCTACTAGAAGTTTTTATTCTTATGTTCTTAAAAAAGCAGATGAGTTTGAAGTGCAGTTGGGTTTAAAAATCTACGACTTTTCAACAGACGATAGAGATGAGTTGCTAAAAGTTCAATACAAAAACAAAAATGTTTGGGCATTCCAAACTGTTCTAAGCCCCTTGAGAACGTATGTAGATTTTTGTATTGGTAAGAGTTTAGTTAGGCATAATCAAAATAGATTCTCTACGATTCTTCCAGCAGATTATAACCAATATACTAATGATCAAGCGAAAGAAAACTCTTATATTACACAATCTGAAAATAGAGAATTCCAAAAAGGGTTAATAAATTATCAGGATAAATTAATTATTGAATTATTGGGATTAGGTGTTAGAGGCCGAACTGAAAAAGGAAATACTTTAGAGGAATTAATCAACTTAAAAGTGAGCGATATTAATTATGAGGAGAAGCAAATATATCTAACAAGTAACGATGGCGAATTAAGATATTTGGAAGTTGATGATTATACTTTAGACCTAATTAAGAAAACAATTGACAGAGGATTTTATCTATTTGGTAATGGATTGAAAGGAAAGCCTAATGAAGATGGTGTATATGAAAAGACTGATAAAGGATTTATTATAAATGAGACAGAATATGTTTTCAGAACTCCTGGAAAGAAGAAATTTGGCAAAACAGATTATCAACTATTTGCTAATCGAGTTCAGAGGATACAGGGATGGTTACAAAAACCATATTTAACTGTCAGTAATTTATACTTCTCGTCTATAATTTCATGGGCAAAAAAACTAAAAGAAGAAAAGGGCGAGCCATTAACTAGAGAAGATTATATTAGAATTAATGAGAAATTCCGATTTGGTGGATCAGTCTCAGAAAATCCAAAAGCAGGTGAGAAATATGTTTATAAAACTCGTGAAATTGTTGAATCTTATTTAGATAAGGAGTAAGTTATGCAAAATACACTAATAGAGATGTGGAAAAAATATAACTTACTTGTGGAATTCAAATTAGGAATGAATAAAAAAGGATACTCTACAAGAGATTTGTATAGCATCCAAGTTCAAATTGTTTTATTAACAGAAATGATTCAGATTGAAAGTATGAACGTTTTAGGTAATTTATTGTTGAAAAAAAGTTATTTGAGATTGCTAAGATGTATTGATAGGGGCATTGAATATTTACCAGACATTGTAGATAATCCAGAAGGTTGGTGTTTAAATAAAATAGAGAATGATATAGAGTCATGGATAAATGAAGATACACTAATATTCACATGCAAAAATAATACAAATGTATTTAGTAAATTATCTAGGAATGATAACGGAAGAAAATATCAAGATGGCAAATGGCAATAGAGAGGAGTGAAATTATGAATTTTGGAGAAAAAATTACTTCATATAAAGAACGATTAAATCATAAAAACTTTCAAGATTTCGGAAGGGCTGCTAATTGCTCAGGCGACTGGCTGAATAACGCATCGAAAATGGAAGAAATTAAAGTTGTTGATATGCATAATCTAATAAATTTATGTGATTATCTTGGCATCACGATCAACCAATTAGTTGTCAACGATGAATATCTCTTAGATAGTGATAATGTAACTAAAAATGTCAGTAATTCAGATGATATAGGAGCATTACTAAATCAAATAGTATCTTATTTGAGTAATAACGAGGACTGTAAGCTCGATGGAGTATTGATGAATGATAAAGCAAAGGAAGTTTGCAAAGATAGCTTAGGCGTAGTTAGAATATTAACAAAACAACATTTATAAAAGGAGGGCAATATGTTGGATATCAATGAGGAAAGTGTGACAATTAAACGTTGTCACACAAATCATTGTCAAGTTTGCGGTAGAATGTATGAAGAAATTGAATTAGTATTTTTTATTCCCCTAGACAATAATCTTGTTTGTAGAAAGTGTGCTACAGAATCTGGATGTGAGTTTGAGCCAAGGATTTATGTTAAGGAACCAGATTAAAATATTATTTATAATTTGTCCTTGACATTATTTTCAAGTAATAGTATAATTAGATATAATATATTTGAGGATGTGATGATTATGGAATAAGAAAAAGTGATGTATAAAACGTCACATACATAAGACCAAAATAATAATATAGAAATGAGTTAAGGCAAATGAGGAAGTTTAAATCTACTACTGTTCGCAAATTTGGGGTGATTGTTCTAATATTCACTTTGTTACTAAGTCAGGGTGGTATGGTTCTAAAGAATCACATTATCCCAAAAAAGAAAATTATAAAAGCAATCAATTCTAATATACTTGCAAAATTCAGAAGCCAATACATAGTAATACCACACAAAAAAATTATTGATGAAAAAGTAAAAATCATTAATATTGAAATGGCTAGAAAACCAAAAGCAATGGTATTTGTTATAACGGCATATGACCTTTCAGTTGCCTCGTGTGGTAAATCCACGAGTGACCCTGCATATGGTATATCTCGTGGTGGATATGACTTAACAGGAAAGACATGGAGAACAGCAAGGAGTATTTCTGTTGACACAAATATTATACCTTTAGGAACAAGAGTATTAATTAAATTCAAGGATAAGAAATATAGTAAGTATGAAGGAGTGTATGTCGCAAATGATACTGGATCTGCTATAAAGGGAAGAAAAATAGATTTATTTCTTGGCGACTTTGGCTCAGAAAAGCCAAGTAAATCAGCAATTAATTTTGGAAAGGTATTGGCAGATGTAACAATTTTAAAAAATTAATTATATTGTAACTAATAAATAATATATATTGAAAGGAAATGATAAATTAATGGGGAAACAAGATTGTGTAATTATTCCATTCGAAGGATTCAAGGAGAAAATTCGTGTTCAGAAACAACTTGATAGTGAAATGATAAAGAAATATGGCAAAAACAGATACAAACTAAGTATTTTAGATAACTGCGTTATGGCAATTTGCCCTTCAGACACCATTTATTTTTAGTAGTATTCCAATTAAATATAATATAATACATATAATATGAAGGAGTGTTTTGATGAAGGTTATTGAGAGTAAAGAAACGATAGTAATAGAAGACAAATTAATAGCAGTAGCATGCAATAAATGTGGAGAGATTGTGGATTTTGAGCAATCACAACCTTACCAAAGTTTTGACATAACTTTTGGGTATGGACCAGATGATAATAAAAATCTTAGATTTGAGATATGCGATGAGTGTATCAAAGATATTGTAAAAGGTTTTAAAATAGAACCTGAAGTAACAGTTAATGATGTTTCAGACTGGGAGTGGCCTATAGAAGAAACAGAAAACTTCACTCCAAATTCCATTAGGGAGGAGAATACATATGAAGATTAGAATTACAGCAAATCAATCACCAATAGCAGGGGATGGAAATATTAGTAGTTTCATCGGAGGAGTTTATGAAGCAACACCTCATTTAAGTGGTAATGGTTACATGGTAGTTAACTTTGGAAGGACTGGGAGCATGACCATTTATCCAAGCGAATATGAGATTATTGATATTCAACAAGAAGTTAAAGAATTTGTTAGTAAATATTATGAATATAACGCGAGTGCAGAAGATGTTAGTAATTTTATCTTAGAAAATAGAATAGGACTCTTAAATCTTCTAAAATAAGCATTTAAAATCGGATTTTTAAAGGGTGAGAATTTCAAGCTCTGGAAGTGGCTTGTAGTAAGGGTTTCAGAATCGCAAAATACCATATAATGAGAAAATTTAATGAAAAGGAGTAGTTTATGACTAAACAAGATTTATTTAATAAGATAAGACAACATGTAATCACTAACTATCAAAAAATTAATTCATCTGATATGATTTTAGGAGAAGCATATTATAATCGAAGATGCCACCTAAATTCAGTACAAAAGGTTAAGGAGGGTTTTGCAACTAAAGTATTTCTATGCTTTGCAATTGATAGAGAAGATAATTCTCAATGTGTACATTTTATTAATCAAACTAATGATGGTAAATATGTTGATAATACTTGGGGTTGGCTATATGAGCAAAGTGATTATTATTTAATCAGAGAGATTGATAGTAGTGAATACAGTAAAATTTGGGATATACTTGAGAACGCTAAAAAGTCATTGTTTAACGCATATGCAACATGTTTTGATAAATATATATTAAGGATTAAATATAATATTATTTGACAAATCAAATGAGGATTTGAATGGAAAGGAGAAAATATGGACAAATTTATTAAAATCTTAGATGTTACACTAAAACTGATAGGAACTACTTTAGGAATTGGACTATGTGCATTTGTAGGAGGGATGATATCTTTAATAGTATTTATGTTCTTTACATTATTGTTCATGAATACCCAACCTACCTTAATTGTTATTCCTTTCCCTATTAAAATTTGTATTAGCATATTCTTTCTTATATTTTGGGTTGTTAGTTCCATTCAGTTTTTCATGGACAATAAAAGAAAGGGGGAAACAAGATGACCATATTTGTAAAGAGAGTAATTTATTGTAACGAATGTAGTTATGAAGTGCCTAACGATTACTACTTTGGAGCAAAAGATTGGATATTTACTAAAGATATAACAGAGGAAGGGTATCACTTTTGTAGTAATAAATGTTATGAATCTTTTATAGAAGATGAAAATAATGGTGAATTAATTTACATTAAGACATTAAATAGTAATGATGATGAATTTAGAAGAATAATGAATAAATAACTGGAAATCCAAAATAAAATATATGATTTATTTAGAAAGGAGAAACAAATTGATTATATTACAAACTATTATGGGTTTTATTATTATTTATTTGATGTTTTGCCTTTATGCTTCAATGTCTACTAAATTTAATATTGAAACTGCAAAAGGATTTGAGCATTTTTGTATAGTTGTTGGAGATTTTGTATTGGCAGGATTGAGTATTATCTTAGTTTTATATCTCTCATACAAAATAGGAGAAATAATAGTATTCGTTTATAAACATTAAATACTAAATAATGTTAGGAGGAATAAAATGAAGAAACTTAAATTCATTACTATTCTAATTGTGACTTTATTCATTGCAAATAAAGTTTACACAAATTCTCACAGTTCTCCCCAAATTACACCAACACAACAACAGAATTTAGAAAGTTACAATAAAGAACAAAATAGAATCGCTGAATTAGCAAAGATGCAAGACCCAACAATCATAAGGACAGAATTAAAAAAGGTAGGAAAAGTAATCTCATTGCAGGGAAAATATAATTATTTTAGTAAAATCACTAATACAGATTCAATTTTTCATAAGTTTACATTAAGGGAAATAACATTAGATTTTCGGTATGAGTTTAATATGGGCATGGATCTTCAATACATAAATATTACAAAAATAGACAATGGTGTTGTATACATAAATATCCCTAAGAGTCAAATTAAACTTCAAAGCGTTACAATGTGCCCTGAGAGCCAGATTGTTACAGGGAATAAGATGTTTTTAGTATCACAATTTAGTCCTACAGATGTTCAAACTATCATTGAACAGAGTCAGAATAATGTCATTGATAAAATTAGCAAAGATAATAAGTTAGTTGATACTGCTAAAGTTAATATGCAAGATGTAGTTGAAGGATTGGTGAAACGGTTGGGGTATAAAGAAGTTATCTTTAATCAAATTTAAGGAGGGATAGGTAATTGGTGGCAATTGTTGAAAAGAGAGAAGAGATACAAGTTAAGGTATTGTTTGGCAGGGAAAAGTACATTTTGCTCAATCGTGAGGAACAATGGGAACTTGCCTTATCAGAAGGTTATACATTCAGTCCATTAAGAGGTAAATTTAGAAAGGCGGTAATAATATGATTGAAACAGGAGCTTATATTTATCAACAATACATAGATAAAATAGTTAAGAGATATGATGAGGATTTTATTGAAGGCGAAAAAGTGCAACAATACCTTGAAACTCTTGAAAGATGGGAAAATAAGGCTAAGAGATTGTCTTTAGTTAAAAAAGAGAAGTTAATATTTGCATTGGAAGAATTGAGTTAACCAATTCAAAGAGTAATTTATTTGGAAGAAAGGGAATTATATTATGATGTTTAGTACAAATACTCCATCACCGTTTACAGTTAAGGATTTAAAGAAACATTTAGAATATATGGATGATAATATGATTATTCGCTTAGTTGGCACATTTGGAACAAATAAATTTTTAAGTCTTGTTGGTAGAGGGCATGATGAAGCGAGTTTCGCGTTTGATGAAGAAGAATATTTTACAGGATGGGACTTTGAAAATAACTGTGAGAAATAGAATCAAATCAAATACAAATTTAATAGGATAGAAAGGTGATATACATATGATTATCAATAAAAAAGTACAGTTAGTAACTGGTCAAGTGGAATATCAGACTATATGGGAACATGATTTTATGAGTGATGGAGAAACAGATTATGAGTATAGAAAGTTTACTACAATTGGAGAATTACTAGAGTTAATAAGCGAGGAACAATTATGTGAGATTAAAAATGACTTAGACTGTGATCAAATAAGCGTTTCTGGAATTGTATTAAATGGCAGTGGCGATATGGCTAGATTTAGAGGAAGTATAGGAGAGAGAAAATTAGAAGGTTATATTACAGTTGATATTGACAACCAAGACATAAATAAAAGGATTATTAATAATCTCGAAGCAATTAAAAAGATAGCTGAAAATACATTAAGTGAATATCCAATTGCTTATAGAGTTTAAATAATACCCAATAAATTCATTCTTTCAATCTAAGTGTAGAAAAGGAGAAATATATGATAGATGAAGAGTTTGTTATCACCCATTTAGAGAATAGAATTAAGGATCTAATAAAACAGAAAAACATATTAATAGAAAACGAATTGCTTTCTACTAGAAATTATTGGTCAATTTCAGGAATTATTAGTGGTTTACAAGAGGCTTTAGATTTACTAACCATATGAAAGACGAGTTTCAAAGGGAAAGGAAGGAAGAAAGATATGAGTTTAAATAATAAAAGTTGCAATATAAAAACAAAAGAATTAATCAATGGAGAAATTTTAGTATTAACTAATAGATATGGTGGGTCTGAATTTAGTATAGGTAGCCCTCATTTATTAATTAAAAAAGACAATAAATATGGAATAGGTGAAATATATTGTGGAAGCGAAGATAGTCCTCACCCATTAGAAACTAAATATAAGAGGGAATTTGAATGCAATTTATTGAGTAATTTTTATTGGTTTAATGATCCTATACAATTTCTATGGTTAATGAAAATAGATCCTTATAAGTTGTCTAGTTTATTTGATTGGGATGAAGATTGTGATGTAGACGATTTTCAAGAAGAGGTTATTAAAAATTTTAAATAAATAATAAAGGAGATTTTAAATGAGTGTAGTAGTTGCGATTAAAGATAATGATAAAATATGGGTAGGGTGTGACAGTCAAGTTACTTCTGGAAATACAAAAGAAACATTAAAATTACAGAAGAAAATTTGGAGAGCTTCAGATGATGATCAATTAGTAATGGGAGTAGTTGGATATTTTAGAGATGCAAATATTTTGTCAACTACAGAAGGATTAATAGAAGAATTACCAAAGTTAAAAAATGAGGTTAACTTCAAATACATAGTTAGAAATGTAGTTCCTAAAATATTTTCTGAATTAGATGGTTTTGGAAGAATGAAATTATCTAATAATATCAAGTCTATCCAGTCCAATATAATACTTGCTTATAAAGATAACGCATATTGTATCGAAATGGATGGATGTGTAATGGAAATTGATGATATTTTAATTGATGGGTCTGGAGGTACATTAGGCTTAGGAGCCTGGAATGGGTTAAAGGACAATAAAGAAATGAGTGTTAAGGATAAATTAGTTCAAGTGATTAAATCTGCTTGTGAGAGCAATTTATATGTCAATTACCCAATAATTATTATGAATACCAAAGATAAAGAAGTAGAAATAATCGAGAAGTAGTATAGTCACCAAATCAAAAATGCATTTCATATGGTAAAGGAGGAATAATTATGATCACAGTTAGTTATCTTGAATACTATAGTCAAGATGGTATAGAAAAATTCGTATTTTATACTTATAAAGAGTTCTTTCAATTTTGGAGTCACAATAGTAATCGAGGGAGCATTTCTTTGATTGGTCATACTGAGATGGAGATAAATAATCAATTCAAATTCTGATTTTAAGCTATTAAGGAAGGAGAATAATAATGGCAATAGTAGAATATAAAAAAGATGTTCCATTGAAAGATAAGGTGAAAATAAAGCAAGGGGATTTTATCTATTGCAAAGCTAATGGAGGAGGATGTAGCTTTTGGGGTATATACGGAATGGGATGTGGCGTAGTTTCTTTAGATGGAGCAGGAAGTAGTTATATTCCTAGTGGAGTTGATCTTTATTTAGGAGAGATTTATAATTATTGGCTAATAGAAAAGAGAATACCCTGTGACAAGGCTAGAATAACTATAGACGAGATAGAGTAGAAAGGAAGGAGTAAATAAAATGGATCAATGTCCTAATTGCAAAGAATATTGGGTATCATGCCCCTGTTGCAAAGAAAGTTTTTGTCCAGATTGCGGAATGATTGAATCGGAAGCAGAAGAAAACGAGGAAAAGTAATTAACAAATAATATATAATATAGTTTGACATGACTTCTTGTATATGGTAGAATAAGATATAGCAAGAAGTCATATTTTATTAAGAAAGAAGGAGATACATATGGAAAAGGTATTGGCAATCGTCCAACAAATTCAAAGCACTTCAGGGAGAAATGATAAGGAGTCAATTCTATCACAAAATAAGGACAATGAATTATTTAAAAGTGTAATGTATTTTATCTACAATCCATTTATCCTTACAGGTATTAGCAAAAAGAAGATTAGTAAGAAACTTAAACTTCCAACAGAACCTTCAACATTATCAATTATTGAGGTTATGGATTATCTTAAAACATATAATTCTGGTAGAGATGAAGATGTAACTTTAGTTCAACACTTTATTCATTCACAGCCTGAGGGATTAAGAGACTTTTATACTAAGATTGTTTCCAAGGATTTAAGTATAGGCTTAACAGAAGGGACATTAAATAAAGTATATGTCGACTTTATTCCTACATTCTCCGTTATGTTGGCTAAAAAATATGAAGATCATAAGAAGAAAATCAAAGGTGATTTTGTTATAACTGAGAAAATGGATGGGAATAGATGCGTAGTAATTAAGGATAATGGAGTTGTAAAATCTTTTACTAGGCAAGGAAAGCAGTATGAAGGACTTGAAGAAATTGAATCTGATATTGCAGATTTACTAGAGGACAATGTTGTTTTTGATGGAGAATTAATTGCGGATATGCAAGGTAGCACAATTGAAATCTATACAGAGACAACTAGTAAAGCAAGAAGTAAAGGTTCAAATAAAACAGGATTGATATATCACATTTTTGATATGTTACCATTAGATGAATTTCAGGATGGAAAGTCTAAAACAAGTTGTGTTACACGTAAAAAATACTTATCTAGCGTGTTTGAGAATAATAATTTGCCACATTGTAAAGAAGTTAAACCTCTATATATAGGAAGTAATTTATCAGAAGTAGAAAAGTGGATGAGTTGGGCTGGAGCTAATGAGCTAGAAGGAATCATGGTTAACTTAGATAAACCTTATATTTGCAAAAGAAGTGATTCAATTTTAAAAGTAAAAGTATTTAATGATGCTGATCTCAGGTGTTTAGATGTTATTGAAGGGACTGGGAAAAATGTTGGGAAACTTGGTTCAATTACAATTCAATTCGAGCATGAAGGAAAAGCATATGAATGTAATTGTGGCTCAGGATTCTCAGATGAGGAACGAGAAGCATACTGGAAGCAACCAGAATTGATAGTGGGTAAGATTGTGACAGTAGGTTATTTTGAAGTCTCTAAGAACGCTCAGGGAGATTATGGTTTACGTTTTCCAACTTGGAAGAGTATTATTAGACATGATAAAACTGAAATTAGTATGAATTAAGGAGGAGTAGATATTTGAATTTAATTATAGAAACAGTAGAGAAAAGCTGTACTAAATGCGGAGAAATGCATCCAGCAACAGAAGAATACTTTTACAAAAATAAAATAACCAACAAGAAAAATGGTGTGCATTATAGATTATCTTCATGGTGTAAGAAATGTAGTATTAAACTCACTCAGAAGAATTATGATTTAGAAAGACGCAAGGTATTAAACTATGGATATTACCACAATAATGAAGAATATAGGCTGAGACAAATTGCATATGCACAAACACCAGAGTATAGAGAAGGGCAGTCTGAGTGGAGAAAGAAAAATCCTGATAAATTAAGAGTATATGGGTTTAGACATAGAAACCATGATATTACTAATAAAGAGTGGCAATCATGTTTAGATGTGTTTGGAAACAAATGTGCTTACTGCGGATTATTAGCAGAAAATCATGTCACGAAAAGAAATGGGAAGAACATAATCATGAAACTTCACAGAGATCACGTAGATGATGAAGGATACAATGACTTGAGAAATGCCATTCCTGCTTGTCAAAGTTGTAATACCAGTAAGCACGATGCTAGTTTAGATAATTGGTATAAGACTAGAGACTTTTATACTGAGGACAGATATAATTTTATTATATGGTGGACAACTGAAGGGTTTAAGTATTACATAGAAGATAAACCTCTATACAGAATAATAAGGGAAAGAAATAAAGAGGATACAAAATATCATTATAATTTATGGAGTGTTGATGAAATGAGAAATACATTAAATATAATTTCAACTAAAGTTTCCAAGAAAGAGTTGATGGAAGATATTGAAGAATATTTAAAAACTATAATCGTCAAATAAACTTATGGTTTTATTCTATTACACGAAAGGAGATATATGGAGAATATAATATGTCATTTATGTGCTGGAAGTCCAGAAATAGAATTATACAAAATTAACTTATCAGAAGATGAAAAGAATTATTTAAACAAGACATACTCTCCTATTAAAGTAGATATTTGTATAGGTTTAGAAATAGAGTCTTTAATAAAAAATGGCATTAGAACATATGGTTGTTGCTGTGGACATGGAAAATATAAACCAGAATGTTTGGTAGATATTAGTTGTAAGGATAAATTAAATAATATGGATTACGAATTACATGAATTCAGTGAAGGACATAGTAAAAAAGGAGTTATGGAAATATATTTAAAAACTAATGTACAATGTGAATTAAGAAAAGTATTAAAGAATAAAGTTTTTAGATATTTAGAAAGGGTTTAAAAAGAACATTTGAAGGGATAGGAGGTAAGTAAATGTTAGTAGAGATCCATAGAGGGTTAAAATTAAAAGGATATTCTATCGTGCCAAAATACAAGCATTGGTATAGTAAGGGTAAAAAAGAAAGATGTCAAATTTCACTCCGTAGTGGAATACATACTATTTGCGATGAAAAAGACATTGAATCAAATGTTGATAAATCGCTTAAAGAAGCGATGAATGATATTGGTTGGGGCGAAAATTTTGAAGGATGGTCAGAATATGAATGGACATATGATTTAAGAATTACTTATATTAAAGATTTAAAAATGAAAGAAATTATTGAAAAACTAACTGGTGAACAATTCAAAAATGAATTTGGATTTAATAAAGGAGAATGATAATGAAAGAATTTTGATTAAATCCAAGTAAATGATATATTTTAATCTATAGAAAGGAGATTTATGAAATATACAGATATAGTTTTTAGTTGTAGAAAATGTGGTCACTTACTGTTTGTTGGTAATAGTCAAATAAACCCAAAAGAATTAATTTCGATTACTAAAGATGATTGTATTGGATGTGGAGAAGAGGGATATGAAAACTGGATTCTAGTTAGAGAAGGAAATTTTGATAAAGAATATGGAAAGGAGAAATAATATATGATATGTTGTAGAAAGTGTGAGCATTACATAAAAGATGATCTAACTAGATTATCATTGTACCGTAAATTACGTCATGCTAGTGGCCATTGTATGGACTCTAATAATCCAGATTTTAATGAATGGGCAAGGAATTTTGGTAGAGGAATTAAGAGATTGGATTCATACATAACTCCTAAGTGGTGTAGTAAAAGAAAGAATCCAAAAATAACAGCAGATGATTATAGTGAGGAAGAAATTCATGAATTGGTTAAAGAAGAGTTAAACCATCGTAAGTTTCTTAGGTTTATGAAGCATATCAATATTAATGATATACATTGGTATTAGGATAAAACATGTCTTCAAAGAAAGGAGATTTAAATGAAAGTAAAAGCAAAATTTACAGGAGTTAATTTAACTAAAGACAAAGAATATAATGTTATTTTTGAATATGATACTGTATATGAATTGACTTGTGATGAAGGAAAAGTATTTTGCAGAGACAAAGCATTTTTTGAAATTGTAAAGGAGAAATAAAATGGATACAAATAATGAATATAGAACAATGTGCATGGAATCACCTGAAATACAAACCAATTGGAATCCTTTAGTTGGAGATTTCATGCTTACTAAATCTTCATATTGTGATGAAGGTAACAACAATTGTACAGAAAATAAACCATGTTCTCATTGTTTAGAGATGGGTAATGTATATGTTATATCAGGTAAATATGATTATGATAAATCAGTTGGAGGTACTCATTGGTTCTTTGGTGGAGGAGCTTGTGTGAATGATGGAGGACATATTTGTAATGATACTCATTGTTCTATTATGTCAGAGAGTGGATTTTCAACAATACGTCCAAGTCCATTTAAATGTTCACCAGATGATATGTTGTGGATGCCTAGACAAGATCAAATTCAATCAATGTTTTTAAATGGACTGACAAATCACTCCAAAACCAGACATTTTATAGAATGGTTAGACACCGAAGCTGAATACAATGCTTATACATATTCATTAGAAATGCTATGGTTAATGTTTTATATGTGCGAGGTTCATAATAAACAGTGGAATCCAATGAGTAATATTAAGAAATGGGAGGATATTTAAGTATAATCCATTTACAAATGTGAAATAATAATACTATTCCACAAATATAAAGAAGGTAGTATTATTATGAAACGACTTCTAAATGGGTATGTTGAAACTTTCTATGTTCTAGGGAATAGAGCAGGTAATGCGTTTATAAATCACAGTAGTAGCAAAATTCTTATTACAGATCCTATGAAGTCTAGAAAATTTGAAAATCTTAAAGAAGCATTAGATTTTGCAGAAGAAAACAAAAATACCTATGAGCCTTTATTCCCACATCAAATTAAGGTTACAGTTGAGTTGATTTAGTTTTAGACGTATAGTGCCATATAATATTGTTTGGTTTATATTGCACTATAAATACATAAAGAGAGGGAGTTAATAAATGCCTAGAATAGTTACTATATTCAATCAAGAGATATCAGTCCCAGCGTGGCAACATTGTAATGACCAAGCGAGTGAAGGAACGAGAGGTAGTTACTATTGTAAGTTTTTAAAAGGTGAGAAAAATGAAAGAAGTTGTAGGTTATTTGAGAAAAGTTTATTTGCTTCATATGAATGGGTTAATAAATGTGATGAGTGCTTAGAGAAGTCAAAATTAGACTAAATACATAATAGATTAAATTATGCATTTCTTGGCATTAAATAAAAAAAGAAAGAAGGAAAATTATAATGTATAAAAAAGGTGTATCTTATCAATTTGATGTTAAAGGACTAGGAGAATTTAGGTTTATATTTTCAAGGAATTGTGATATTACTCCCGGTAAAGGAGGCAGGTATTATTTTGAATCATATTGGAATCCAGATAATTATGGATTAGTAGATTTCATTGTTGGTTATTATGTTGATGATATTGAAGATGAAGTCAGACGATTGAAAGATGATTTGAGTTATTTTATTGACGGTGCTAGAACTTCTTGTCAATGTCGTATTGATTCTGGTCATGATGATGAAGGAGTTTATGAAAGTATTCTTAATGATTATTTTGAGGAAGAATATGTTCCAACGGAGGATAAATAGTTATGCAATGCTTTACATGTAAAACGGAAATGGTCTGTGTGGACGATGTAAATGAAATTAGTGTCAGAATGGATTTTGTAAAGTGTCTTAAATGCAATTCGGAAGCTGAAATTTATTATAGCAACAATGCTGAGTACATAAAAGAAGTAGTATGGAGAAGGGATTAAAACTGATCTTTCATTTGTTTAAGAAAGGAAAGTGTAAAAATGGAATTGGAATTTGTAAATGTTATTGATGTAATTCAACACGCAGTGGATAAAATATGCAAGCAAGAATATAAAAATGATAAAGATTGTCCACCTAGATTTATAGTAAGTCAATATGATAAATCAAACGAGAAAGGAGAATTTATTGGACATGAAATTGTTTTAACTATTAAACATATGAATTCGAAGCGTACAAGAACTATTTTCCCTAAATTAGAATTTAAATATGGGTATGAACCATTAAAAGATGAAATGAAGTGGCTATATAATTCAACGATGTAACACATCAAATTAACCTTTTAGCTGGTCAGGTGAAAGGAAGTACGAGATGAAATCATGTAAAACATGTAAATGGAGCAATCCAGATACAAAATTACCTTGTGGTTATTGTGATAATTTTTCAGAGTGGAAAGACGTTGAGGAATTCAAGAAACAAATGAAGAACTGATTTTATGCTATAGAAAGGAGAAATAATGTTGAAATATGTAGGAGAGTTTACTGCTGAAGTAGAGAATTGTGGTCAATTGCCTTTTAATGAAACTAATACTGAATTAGATGATATTTTTACGGTAGTCAATATTCTCACTGATTTAACGTACAGGAGAATAGAAGAGGCTATTATTGAACTGGAGAAAAGCGAAAAGCCAAACTTAGGATATATTGAGTTGTATAAAAATATGAGAACTTATAAACGTATTTTAGATGGGTTTGAGGGCATTTAAAAAAGAGAATTTTATTGTAATATAATAAGAAAGAAGGAAAATAATAATGGTTAAGAAGTGGTTCCCAGTTGTTTTATATATAATTGTTGCGTCTATTATTGATTCATATATCCCTGTCAATTGTCATTACACATTTGGATTTATGGCTGGTATTTTTGTTATACCTGTTACAATTACAAAATAAAGGAGGAGTTTTATTCTGATACAAAGGGAGTTGAAGTATGAGTTACGAATGGGTATATGAAATACTCAAAGACATTGATGATAGAGACTTTAAAAATTGTAAAAAAGATTGCTATAAAACGAATTGTAAATATATTAAAGAGTGCAGTTCGTACCATTATAAACATAGAGAAGAATTTGCATTGCAAGATTTATTGGAAGAAATTAAAAAGGGAGATAATCAATGATTAGGAAAAATCAAATACTTTGTAAATTATGTTCAAAGATATTTTTTAAATCAAATAAAGTTAAAGATGTTAATAATAGAGAATATGAAATTTGCCCTTATTGTGGGTCTAAATGGATTTCATATCTTACGTTTCCTAATTAGCATCAAACATAATTTTCAAGGGAATAGAAAGAAGGAGTACGATTATGGAGAATACATGGGATAATTTTCTACAGGAAATGAGAGAATGCGATATGGTTGAAGATGTAGATGATCCTAATGATAATTTATACGAACTTGAAGAAGTTCTGGAAAAGATTGAGTCATTGACCAGAAAGGCTCAAAAGCTTACTAAAAAAATACGGATTAAAAATAGAAAAAACTAAAATAAACCTTGCAATTTATATACTAATGTAATATAATATACTTACATTCACTAACATAGAAACGAGTTGATACATATGGCATATTCAGGCTATGCGGATTCCAAGCTCATGTACTATCCTACGGAATCTTTTGAAACACATCGCTTACTAGGTCTCCTTGGTAGAATAGATATTGATTACACAAAGAAAGGTTATCTAAAAGAATATGTCTTGTCTAAAGAAGAATACACAAAAATAGCTTGTAATGCACTAGACAACCAAGTCCCTATTGATTATTGTTATTACGATAGCTGGTTAAACGCAAAACAGTATGACAATATTAAGAAATACTGTGAATATACTATCGGGTTTGGAGATAAATTACCCATAGTAATCTCAGATTTGTGGGCTGGTGAAGGTAACTGGTTAGACAGTTTTAAGTCATTCATCCCCATAAAAAAGAATAGTAATGAATTTATTCTTGTTGCTAACGAATTAGAAGAGAATAGATATAATGTTATTAATAACAATCCTAATATTAAAGACTCATATAATGAAGCATTTGAGGATCTTAAACAAATACCTAAGCAATCTATTTCTCTTATGCTTTTTAATCCTCCTTATGGCTCGACAAACGGTACAAGGAATATCAAGTTCTACTTAAATATGCTACTTGAAAAACAATTTCTCTATAATCCAACAACATCAAAAGATTATAAATCTGCATATGTAGCATTTGTAATTCGCAAAGATGATTTTCTTGACTCCCTAGATTTATTATCTAAAAACTTTGATATTCTTAAAAATTCAATATACAAAACAAATCCAGAAGAATATGCTAAATTTAAGCAGTACATTTTTATTGCAAAACTAAAACGATTCCCCTATGACTTAACAAAAACAATGGATGCTATGGATTTTCAGAAGCAATATAATGATGTAAAATCAATAATTGAATCTGAACCAGAATTCAATTTGAGAATGTACAATACATATCAACAAATAAATCTTCCATATATTGATTATGAAACTGCAAAAGAAAATAATAAATATATAGAAGAACCTGAAGTACATATTAGTAAAAATGATTCTATGTGGAAATGGATTAAAGGAATTACAGAATTAAAAGATTTAGGTGAAGAAAAGTTAGTTGTTCCTAAACCATTAAAATTAGGAGAAATAAGTAATCTCCTAGCATCAGGTAAAATTAATGGAGAAATATCATTAGACGGTAGAGGTAAACATATTGCAATTGGTGGTACTAAAAGTATTCAAAAGAAAGAAGTAACATCATATAAAGATGATAATGGGGATAAGATTACAGAAACTAAAATCATTAAGATGAGTCTGCCATATTTAAATATTTTATGTTCAGAGAATGGATTATTAACTATCAAGGAGTTAGGAGAGAGTGAATGATACCATACCTAAGAACAACTGATAAAAACACGATTAATTGCAATTCTGATCTTGTGATTCTTGATAGTACAGAAGTGATATTAATTAGCTTATGTGATTTGAATATCAAGAACAGAAAAATATGTGCTGATTTAATATCACATTCCTATCAAGTTTCACTAAGGGACAGAGAAGATATATTCTTTGAGCAGACATTATATGGTCATGAAAATCATTATAGATATAAATCTGACAGAATGGATAATGATTTAACTCATACAATTATTTACAATACTAAAATTAATGATTATTGTATCAACTGGGGAAATGAAGACAAGAATGTAATTATCACAAAATATCTTAGGAATATTCACTATTTACCCGTCAAAAGTGAAGTCGTTAGTATGATTCTTGATAAAGATGAAGATAGTAAGTATTATAGTTGTGTAAGCGAATGCACAGTCCATACTAATAATCCCTTGTATGCTGAATTGAAAGTTTATAAAATAAATGTTACTTACTTTAGAGAGAAACTAAATGCTCTAACATTAGAAGGATATCAAGATGATTTTGATTGGTCGCAGATAGAGGATATCGAGAATTACATATTCACATTTCTTGAGCCAATTAAAGAGCGATTGAAACAGACTGTAAAAATATTGTATGATCCAAACAATATCAATCAGAAAATGTTTGAAGGTAAAATGAAACCATATGATGGTCAAGTGCCAATTATTCAATCTGCATTGGAAGTATTAAAAAGGAGTAGATTTGTATATTTAGCTGCTGAGATGGGAGTTGGGAAAACATTAATTGCAACTAAGGCAAACCATTGTCATTTATATCAAAACAAGAAAAACTATGTAGCATTGATTGTAGCTCCTGCTATTACATTAACTCAATGGGAAGAAGAAATTAAGAATAGCATCTCTGATAAAGTGGATATTCACATAATCAAAAAGACATCTGAATTTATTAAAATTTACAATAAGAGCAAGATGAATTTTGATAAACCTACATACTTTCTTGTTGGGAAAGAAACATTTAAACTTGATGCAAAAAGAGTATCTGGTGTAAATATTAAAACTAGGGAAATTAAGTATAAAAAAGAAGTACAAAAATATAGTTGGAATAGTATAGAAGAAGTCAAGGAGAAAATTACTATTGCATGTTGTCCTGACTGTGGTAAACCACTACAGAATGAATTAAGAAAAAAGGAAGATGTATTCTTTACTGAAGAAGATTTTAATGGCAATCCTAAGAAAAGTAATTATAAATGTGGACAATGTGGTGCTGTATTATGGCAGAGTGTTTATGATAAAACAAAGAAAACTAGTCTGATTCATTTTATAAAGACTAAGAATTTACATTTTGATTCTGTAATTAATGATGAGATTCACGAATCTAATTCAAGTAATTCAATTATTGGGAATGCAACTAGAACATTGTTTAATTATGCTAAGAAGATAATTCTACTCTCAGGGACAAGTAATTCAGGATATAGTTCATCCTTCCACTCACTTTTTATGGGTTTAATGCCCAATAAACTTAAAGCAAATAATGTTTTAGATATTCAACAATTCATTAAAACTTATGGAACGTTAATGGCAGTTAGTAAAAAGAAAGATGGAGAATATTATCGTTCAGGTCGTAGTGAAATTAAGGATAGTGAATTTAAAGAGATTGAAGGAATTAATCCTATTGTCTTTGCAAAGTATCTTGTTGAGAATTACATATTTGCCACACTAGAAGACTTAGGAAAGGATCTGCCGGACTTAAATGAGTATTACGTCCCAATACATCAAAGCAATCAAATGGAAGGATTAGAAAGGCAATTATGGAATGATATTAAGTCTGCTAATGCTTTTAATGCCAAGATGTATGAAGATTCAATTGTAAAACATTATGTTAATAATCCATTCAAATGGGATGCTATACCGATTGAAAAAGATGGATGTACTTATTCAGTTCAACCAGGATGTATAGATGATGTTATTTTACCTAAAGAACAGAAGTTATTAGGTATAATATTGCAAGAAGTTTCTGAAGGCAGAAAATGTTGTGTCTATGTTGATTTCAATAATGGTGGAGAATATATGCAAGGTAATACTATTTCTAAGAGGATTGAACTATTGCTGAATAAAAATGGGATTAAAACATTTACATTGAAAACTTCGGTTGCTACATATGATAGAAAAGAATTATTAGAGAAAAAGAAAGATGATTTTCAAGTGCTGATAACAAATGCAATTCTTGTAAAAGTAGGTATTAACCTTGTTTTTATTCCAACCTATATAAATTATATGCCTAGCTATCATGTTAATATTGTTAGTCAATCAAATCGAAGAGGATATAGGGCCAACAGTACCTTGGAAAATAGGATTTATCATTTGTATTATGAAAATAGTTGTGAAAATCCCATCGTTAAGAGATACCAGAGGAAATTAGCTGAGTCTCAAGCTGTAGAAGGTAAATTTAATGTTTGTATTGAAGACGATGATAGTATTAGAACTGCCAGTAAGCTAGGAAAAAGAATAAGTGAAGAAGTTATATAACTAATATATAATTTATGTTGACTTTGTATCTTATCCGTTATATAATGTTATTATACATAAGAGACATTAAAAGATTGCTTTTAAAGGACTGGAGGTGAGACAAATTAAGAAAATTAGCTTAATAATCATGACTGTCATATTATCAGTAACTTTAACAGGCTGTGGAGCAGACATTGCAAATAACCCAAAAAAGTTTAAAATCATTGATGTTTCAGCAAATGACTATGGTGTTGTATTACTGTTGCTTGATGAAACAAATAATCGCTTAACTAAACAGACAGTATATGATAATTATAAATTTGATGTAGATTTCAAAATTACAAATAAGGAGGAATTGATTGGAAAATATCTTTATAGTGATGCTTACTCAAGTTTTAAACAAGATACAGTAATCAAATCTAAATAAAAAGTCAAATTTATAGTATTACCAAAATATAATAAAAGAGGGGGATTGAAAATGTTCTACGATGAAGACGATAGAGAACCATATTACAACCCAGAAGATTTTCTAGAGGAATATGAAGTAAATCTAAGAGATATTATCACCAAAGCAGTTAATGATAAAATTAAAAATACAATTGAAAAACTACAATTAGCAGAAGATGAAAATAAGAGACTTGGTAAAGAGGTTGGAGAATTAAAACGTAATGTTTACAACACTGAAAGATTACATAAAGAACAACTGGATAAAGCATTAAAAGAGAAAGAGTTAGAAGTCCAGAGGAATTTAAGTTGTGGTTTTACTCCTCATGATAAAGCTTGGTATATAGAATCAAAAGCAAAACAGACAAAATGCGAACAATGTAATGGAAATTATAATGTAGAAGTTGAAGTATTAGGTAAAAAGACAAAGGTAAGTTGCCCACATTGTTCTTATGGTAATCTAACAACTTATACATATTCTGTAAAACAAGATACCGTATCTTCCATTTATTATAATTATCATAGAGAAGACAGAAATAAAAACTATGGAATTGTTCTAAACGTAGATAAGATATATTTGGATAGATATGATGGTTCTAAAGACCTAAAGAATTTATATAAGACTTTAGAAGAAGCTCAGACAGAATGTGATATTAAGAATACAAAGGTAGTAGAATAAAAAATTGGTTTCAATTGCTTTGAAAGGAGAATGAATTTGCCACCAGAGTTTGGAATTAGTAATACATATGTCACAGTAAAAGATGGAAACGGAAACATTGTTATGGAAGGTACTATGGGAGATATGAAAACTCAAGAAATAAATATTGAGAAAGAGGGCAAAAGTAATATGCAAGATTTTAATACCATATCGCGAGGGGATTTTAAAAGTGGCAAGTGTGTTGTTAATTGTAAAACTGAAGCATTAGCAGATGAATTTTTAGCATTATGCGAAGGAAATGGTTTTAAATGGTGTTCAGGAGAGAGATTATCTGGTTTAAATATGTGGAATAAATATGGTGCAGGTACATGCTATGCCAATTGTTATTCTGATGGTGCATCATATGGAATGGAATTTTGCAACACAGATTATTTTAAAAACAATTCAATACCAATTGTAGAATTCACAGGATTTGAAACAAAACCAACTGATAAAGAAATTATTAAGAATGCTACTCTTACATTAAATGTTTCTCCTCCAACAGAAACAACTAAAGAATCCATAGAAGTAATTTATCATCGTAGTGAGACAATTGTATTGATTAAAACAGGTGGAAAACATTATAGAGGCGTTTCAAGATGTCATGTTGAAGATACATATAATAAAGAAGTGGGGTTTGGTATTGCATTGGAAAGAGCAAGAGAAAAACAGAAGGAAGGGAGATATTAATATGACAACAGTGCAGTATAAAAAAGGACAAGAATTATTGGAATTAATTAAAATTACAGAGGGGTCATTAAATAGTCTTAAAGAAATTAAACCAAGAGAAAGATTGGACGGTAAATTTTATGAAGATAATTATTATAATCTTTATGTTGGTAAATATAGTGATGGCTCTTCCAAAGGAGGTAAACCTTTAAGTAGATATTATGGCAATGAAAGATTATTAGCGGTCATAATTCGAGAATTAGAGGTACAATTAAAAGAATTTAAGGATTTATTCGACAAACTTTAAAAGTTTCATTTTAACTAGTTAAATAAAAATAATAAGGAGATGTATTATGAGTTGGGATTATAATTATAAATATGCCAAAGTAGAGGATTTAATGGGCAAGACTTTATCAAGCATTGAAAATAACGATAACGAGGAATTAATATTCCATACAAGTGACGGTAATACATATAAAATGTATCATAATCAAGATTGTTGCGAGTGTGTCACTATTGAGGATATTTGTGGAGAGTTGGATGATTTAATAGGAAGCCCCCTTCTCATGGCAGAGGATGTATCTGATACGTCACAGCCACCAGAGGAAGAAGAAACAGATGATAATTATTTTGATGAAAGCTCTACTTGGACATTCTACAAATTTGCAACGATTAAAGGATATGTAACCATTCGTTGGTTTGGATCTTCAAATGGTTATTATTCTGAAGGTGTGGATTTTGAAATTTTAAGTAATGGAGGAGAGTAAAATGAAGGTAGTAATTAATAAATGCTTTGGTGGATTTGGCTTATCTCTCAAAGGGCAAAAAAGATTAGGGGAATTGCAAGGGAAAGATATTTACTTTTATGAACAAACAAAATATGGTTTCGATGATGGAGTAGAAGAATATCAGAAAATTGTAGACTTAGATGATGACGGTACATTTTTTCATGCAGTAACAAAAGATTGTGGAGAACATATATCAAATGAAGAACTCAATGAACTTTATTATAGTAATCATAACATTGAGAGAAATGATAAAAACCTAATTAAAGTTGTCGAAGAATTAGGTGAAGAGGCAAATGGTATGTGTGCAAATTTAAAGGTTATAGAAATACCTGATGGTATTGAATGGGAAATTGATGATTATGACGGTATGGAGTCTGTTAAAGAATCACATAGGTCTTGGGGATAATTATTAGAATAAAACTATTCTTTTAATTCGTTAGATATAATATATAATAAAGGAGAAATTTAATTGGAATTAATTTATAAAACTGAAAAAGGGAAACTAATTCATGGGGATAATATTGAAGTCATGAATAAACTCAAAGATAATTCAGTACATAGTTGCATATCAGATTTTCCTTATGACTTATCTTTCATGGGTAAGAAGTGGGACACGACAGGTAATTTTTACGAATGGTGCAAAGAAAGGGCAGTCCCATTGTTTAGAATCATTAAGCCGGGTGGATATGTTTGTATCTTTGGTCATCCAAAAACAAATCATAGAATGAAGTCAGCTTTTGAAGATGCAGGGTTTAATATCGTAGAAGAAATTGATTGGGTTTATGGAACTGGATTCCCTAAGAATCAGGATATAGGTAAATTATTTGATAAGAATGCAGGTGTTGATCGAAAAGTTGTTGGAATTGATGAAACAAAATTAAGACCAAACAGAAAATCAGAAATTGAAGGAGCAGATAGAGTTTTAGCAGGAGGTTTTAAATCAGATAATGGAGCTTCAATAACTGAACCATCAACAGAACAAGCAAAAGCGTGGAATGGATGGAAAACAGCAGGATTAAAACCAGCACATGAACCTATCGCAGTATTCCAAAAGCCACTTGAAGGAACATACATAAATAATATTAGTACATATGGCGTAGGTGGTATGAATATTGATGCTTGTAGAGTTCCAACTTCACAAGCAGACAAGGATACAATAAATGCTAAATCTTCAAAAAAACCTACAACAAACTACTCAGATAAAGATGATAAAATTTATGGTGCTTACGCAGAAGATAAATCAATGCCAGCAAATGAAATAGGCAGATTCCCTTCTAATATGATTTTTGATTCATCTATGGGAGAGGTGTTAGATAATCAGAGTGGGGAAAGAGCATGTGGTAGCGGAAATGGTAATGCAAAAGTAGGAGAAAGTTCAAATGGTGTAATTGCACCTTTGAGAAGAGGAACACTAACTCCAAGGAATGATACAGGAGGTGCAAGTAGATTCTTTTTAAATATAAATGCAGATGATTTTGTCCCATTCTTGTATTGTGCAAAACCAACTAAAAAAGAAAAAGGAGAAGGTAATACTCATGTAACAGTTAAACCTAAATCATTAATTAAATGGCTTATAAAATTAGTTACCCCTATTGGTGGCAGAACAATTGATATTACAGCAGGAAGTGGAACTCATGGTGTTGCTTGCGAGGAATTAAATAGGGATGAAGATTATAATCTAAAATGGGTTGATTTAGAAATGACGAACACAGAAAAAGATCCTTATTGTAATATTGCAATGAATAGAATTAAAGAAGCAATTAATACATAAATTACAAGTTATTCATAAAATCTACCTTCCAAATGCTCCCGAATACTCCTATATGCTCCGTTTTCCTAGCTCATAAAACCGTTCAAATGATTATTTTATTCTATTAGAAAGGAGAGTGATGAAAATGAAAGTAATGTACAATGGCAAACTTGTTAATGCAAAAAGATTCAAAGATTTAACTGAAGACCAAGTTAGGTATTCCACTGCAAATTATGATGCTTGGGAGGGAGAAGAAATATTTGTAGAACCATCCGAAGGATTAACTGAATGGATTTATATGTATGACCATGAAGTAGAAATAATTTCAGAATAAATTTAAGATAAGTAAGGAGTAAATTTTGACAAGGGAAGAAAGAAAACAATATAATTATAATCTAACTCACAAGATTATTGATGGAATATTACATAAGAAATGCAACCATCATTTTGAACATTTCCCTGAAGAGGATGATTGGTTCCCATGTACAGATAAGTATTTCTACAATAATACTACTAAAAGCATTAATACAGATGGTTTACATCCAGAATGTAGACTTTGTACAATAAAGAAGAGTGAGAAATGGAAAAGAGAACAGAGCGATGATTACAATAAGGAAAAGAAAAGGAAACTCAGAGCATTAGGCAAAGAGAATATCCGTACTAATAAAAATGGGATTAAAGAGTCGGAGAAGGCAATTCGTGAGGTAAGACAAAAGAATGGTAAACAATTAGCATGGCAAAGAGCAAATGCTGATAAATTCAAAGGATATCGAGAGAAGAGAGAGTTAACCAAAAAGCATGTTATCTCTACAAGGGAGTGGTTAAATTGCAAAAGTTATTTTAATAATTGCTGTGCTTATTGCGGATTAAAATTAGAAGATCACTTCATAACTAGATTAGGTATTGTAAAGAATAGTGATTTTCACAAAGACCATGTAGATGATAAAGGAGCAAACGACTTGAGTAATTGTTTACCTGCATGTAGGTCTTGCAACAGTTCTAAACACACTTCTAGTCTTGATGAATGGTACAATGAAAATAACTCAGCATATACAGAATTAAGATATAATAAATTACATAAATGGTTAAGCGAAGATTATCGAGAGTTTATAAAAAGGGTGCTTTAAATAAGAAGTTTTAATCTATAAATAATAGGAAGGAGGATAATGATGTGATTAATAAATACTTTAAAAGGATTAATAAAGACGGAAAGGTACGAGGTTATTTGAACATGGAATTTTCCGATATAAAATATTCTGATGATTTTATAAATGAAAATAATGATTATGTTGAAATTTGTAATGAAGAATATAACGAGATAAAGAAATTCCATATAAATATAAAACAGTCTAAAAATAAAGGAGTTAAAAATTTGAATAAAAAATCAATACTCTTAGACAATGGTAAATATGAAGTTATCTTTGATCAAACTGATGATGGTAAGTGTGAATTCCATGCTCTAAGATATGGTAAAGAATGGAGAAGTCTTACAGGAGATAATTTAGTATTGTGCATGTTCCAGAGGATTCAAAATTTAGAAGAGAGATTAAAAGATAATGGATTTGGAGTGAAACCAACAAATATATAAGTATTAATCATTTAGAAATAAAAGAAAGAAGGAAATAAAAATGCAAGAAAAAGATTTAAATATTACAGAAGTTAGAGGGGCAAAAGCAAACATATCTGATTTAAAGGTTTTTGGTAATGGAGATACTTTCGCTTTATTATGTAAAGCAAGCTCACAAGATCAAGGTTGGATGAAAAGCACAAAGGTATGTAATTTGTTTAATGGTTGTATTGTTCAAGTTAGCACACAGCAAAAGAATCCAGACGGTAGTTATGTTGTTGCGGAGGCTTTAACATTTGTCCCTGACGTAAATATGCGTGGAGAAAAAGATAATAGGTATTTTTCTGAAACAGTAGAAAGTCAAAATAGAAGGATTAAGGGGAATGAACAGGTAGTTACACAGAATATATCTGTAAATCTGGATAATATAAATGTAAATGATTTTATTGAGGAATTAAGTAGTTTGAGTAAAATAAAATGAAATCAGATAAAATAACCTCTCTCATACTTCCATATGCTCGTTAATGCTTCCATTTACTAACACATAAACCAATTAAAAGTCCATTTTTAATTGAATTAGAAAGGAAGAATATATATGCAAAAAGTAAGATTTTTACAAGACTTTGGTGCATTTGCGAAGGATTCATTTCGAGTAATTCTAGGAGAAGACGAATTATTTTATCAAGTGCAAACCGATTTACATAGCTGTCTATCGACATTATTTCATAAAAGCAACAATGGTGTGATATTTCAGGTGGTAGAAAGGAGTTAACTATATGAATGCTAAAGACTTAAAAATTGGTGACATTATAGATGCTTATATAGAAGACGAAAAGACACAGAGAGTTATGATAATTGAAGTTGGGGAAGAATTAGTCTATGGGATTAGTAGTGATAATGAGGAATTTGCTATTGAGCCACGAAGTGAAGTTGAGAGAGTTATAGTTAATATTAATGATCTTTAACTAATGTTTGGATGATATATAATATATTTGACTTATGTATAAACAAGTAGTATAATGGGCATATGGAGTTAGGAAATAAATATTTAAAGAAAGGAAGTTTTGGTATTAAGAATACAGGAAACTGTTGGAGACCAGTCAAGTTGAATAAATCACCCCCTCAATATTTTTAGCCTACACTAATTATAAATAATAAAAATATTGAAAGAAGGAATTAATACATATGAGCAAGAAAGAAGATAAAAAACCACTAAAAAAGGGTCAATCATTATTTCAACTAATCGGAGAAGCTAAGATTACAGATTTCACATTCAAGATGGATGAGAGTTCTAAGAAGTCAGATTGGATTTACAATGTACTAAATCTTGGTGTTGATTGTGGAGCAGGGAATGTAGTTTACGCAGACTTAATGGGTGGATTTGGATCTGAGAGAGATAACATCCTTTATGTACATGGAAAGAAAGAAAATGATAAGGGTAAACATGTTGATGACTATGATAATAGATACACAATTGCATGGGAAGATCGGTTTGATGAAGAGATTCTTGAAACTATCGGAAATCAATGTTTCTTAACTATTGGACTTGAGAAAGATGATAAAGGCAAGACATTTGCTAAGAAATTCTTATCTCCATATGATGCAATTGAATATGTTAAAGAGCATCTTGAAAATGGAATGGTTATCAATGTTAAAGGTGTTTTTAAATACACTACATATAATGACTCTATTCAAGTCAAAAAAGAAATTAATAGTATCTTCTTATCAAAGGTAGATGATGTTTCTAAGTATAAAGCAACATTTACACAAGCTATTCTTCTTGATAAAGATAGTGTTGGTAAATTGGATAAGGAGAAAGCAATCTATCCTATTTATGCAAGAGTTGTTGACTACACAAAAGAATATAATGGTAAAGAAGTAAAGCAAAATATTACATTCAGTAAAACATTCGAATTAGAAGTAGATAAAGAGAAACCTGAGAATACTAAAAAGTTTATTGATAAGGTGTTAAAGGTTAAAAAAGATATCACAGAAGTTACTATTGAAGGGGATATTGTTGAGGGTCAATCCTTAGTAAATATTACCGAAGCTGATATTCCAGAAGATATCATGGAACTTATTGAAATGGGAGCTTATACTATGGAAGAAGCAGTAGACAAACTTGCTGTAGGTGGAAGTAAAGAGAAGAAAATGGTAATTCGTAAACCTGCTATTAAGATGGTCGGAAAGGAAGATGAAAAGAAACCAGTAATTCTTAAAACAGAAGGCGCATACACAGAGGATGATTTATTCTTTGACTTTATGATTGTTGCTGATGAGGAAGAAGAGGAAGAAGAAACACCTGAAAATACTGAGGAAGAAACAAAAGATGAAGATGACTTATCATGGATGGACGCACTAGACGAAGAGTAGGATTTAAATACTTTGGAGAGGGATATACCTTCTCCAAAGTGATATATAATATAATAATTGAAAGAAGGAATTTAATTGTCAGGAAGAAAATTCGGTAAGAAAAATGTAATCAAGGTAGACCCTTTAGCTTATAATTTAGGACTCATTGGAGAAAGTGGTATTGGTAAAACTACTCTCGCAAAAGAAGTATGTGAAAAACTTGTTGGTGAAAATGGTTATATGATTTTTAATATCGGAAAAGAGGATGGTATTGATGCCATCGCAGGAGCTATTTATGAAGACATTCCAGATTGGGATGCTTTTGAAGAAGTTACAGACGATATTTTAGAGAATAAACTTACAGATTATAAGGATTTAAAAGTTATTATCTATGATACATTAGATGAATTATTCGAAATCGCTGAACCTGAAGTAATTCGTTTACATAATCGTGAAAATCCAGAAAAACCAACTCAATCAATTAAGGCTACTTTTGGTGGATATATGGCAGGAGAAGATAAGGCTGCTGAGATTATCCTAACTAGAATGTGGGAACTTAAAAAGATTGGAGTTAGTATGTTTATCATTGGTCACACAAAAAAGAGGACAATGACAGACGTTGCTACAGGACTTGAATATGATATGTTGACTACTAATATGTCACATAGGTATTTTAGTGCATTAAAGACAAAATTACATGTACTAGGAGTAGGTTCTATTGATAGGGAAATTACACAAACTAAAACAGGAAGAAAAGTAGGTAAGGGCAAAGATAAAAAGGACGAAATCAAAGGGTCTATTGAAAATGAAACAAGGAAGATTACATTCAGAGATGATAATTTCAACATAGATTCTAAATCAAGATTTTCTGAAATCGTTGATTCAATTGCTTTTAGTGCAGATGAATTTATCAGGGCAGTAGAAGAAGCTATTAAAATTGAGCATGATAAACAATCAGGTACTAAATCAATCGAAGATACTAAGGTAGAACAAGCAGAAGAAAAAGAAAAGATTGATGAAAAGAATGCAACTGAGAAGAAAGAGGAATTTGAATCAAAAGAAGTAGATCAACTTATTGCAATGATTACTAGTTTTGTTAAGGCTAACAAGACTAATCCACAATTATTAAAACCATTGCTCCTAAAAAGCAAAGAGTTAGGATATGTGAATCCTACAAAAGTAGATAACTTGAAAGATGCAAATATCTTATTCGATTTAATTGACGGTAAATAAATTATAGTTATTAGGGAGGGAGTATATTCCTCCCTAAACTTTACAGAGGTGATAGTATGTCTAAACCAAGGAAAGACCAAGACTGGTGCGACCTTTATGAATATGTAAAAAAGGAAATTATGGGATATTCTGAAGACTTAAAATTACCTAGCTATATGATATTGAGGTTAAAAGGTCTTAGTGAAGGTAAATTTCTTGCTAATAAAAAGGTTACACCTATGGCTAGTTATGATTTTACGACAATTTTATACACATTTAAAGCATATAGACAAAACATTATAGGTGGATTTAGAGCAAATAATACGAAATTTACAGGAGAACAACACAAATTCAATTATGCTTTAGTTATTATCGAAAGCAATATTAATGATATGGTTATTAGATTGAAAAACGCAAAGTCAGCAAAGGACAAAGCAAAAAATATAGAGATGGATAATATCTTTCATGAAGGTGCTGAATACAAAACAAAGACTAAAGAAACCAGCAATGCATTAAAGGATCTATGGTAAAAGGTAGGTGACAACTATTACAGAAAGTAAGACGAAGACTACAAAGAAACTTACAGCATTTGAAGAAGAAACGATAAAAACTACTAAAGTGATTATGACTTATAAACTAGCATGTGAAGCCAATATTGTTTCAATATGTTGGTCAATGCCAGAAATGTATTATACATATGATAAATTAAACAATAAATTATTTAATAGTAATTGTTGGAAGGTCTACTTTCAAATAGGTTATGACATCGTAATTAAGGAAAAGAAGCAAGTGCTTGATGATATTACTGTTGGGTTGTATCTTGAAAAGCATTTAAAACTCAAAGAGCAGTATGAAAAATACAAAGGTTATGAGACAATTGATAACGCAAAAGCATATGTAAAGACGGATAATATGGATGGATATATCAATGAACTTTATAAATGGAATGCTGTGTTAGATTTATTGAAGAGAAAGTTTGCAATTTCCGATAGAATTAAAGACTTTGTGGATATGACATCGGAAGAAATATATGATGAATTTGAAGCAGTATTAAATCATGTGTTTGTTAATGTAGAGGGTAATGACTTCACCTATGACATTGCAGATGGTCTAGATGAGTTAATTGAGGAATTAGATCAAGGAACTGCAATAGGACTTCCATTACATAATGCACCAATTTTAAACAAAGAAATAGGCGGTAATCTTGAAGGGAATATTACTTTAGTTGGAGGTCTTAGTGGGGCAGGAAAGACAGCTATGAGTAGGACATTAATTATTCCAAGCATTATAGAGCATAAAGAAAAAATCGTAATCATGATAAACGAGGAAGGCAAAAAGAAATGGCAGAGGGAAATGCTAGTTTACATAGCCAATAATGTTTTTAAAGAAGATTTACAAAAATATGTTGTAAGAGACGGTAAATACAAAAAGGAAACCAAGGAATTATTACAAAAATGTTCTGAGTGGTTAAGACAATACAAAAATAATATTATTCTAAAACCATTCACTCAATATACTACTGCTAAAGCAATTAAGACAATTAAAAAATACTCCAGTATGGGTGTTAAATACTTTATTCTTGACACTTATAAAGCAGATGCAAACACTTCAAGTACAGAGGCATTTTGGTTCAGTATGCAACAGAATATGGTTGAGATAAACGATGTTATCAAAGCAGAAGCAAAAAATGTACATATTTGGATTACATTTCAGTTAAGTAAGGGTAGTTCTAAGCAGAGATATTATGATCAAGATAATATTGGTATGGCTAAAAATATTGTAGACGTGGCTTCAACTTGTCTTATGATTAGAAAGATATTTGATGATGAGTTAGAAGGTGGCAAAAGAGAGTTAGACGTTTACAAAAAAGAAAAAAGGCAAGGTAATATAGAATCACAAATACCTGTAAAATTAAAGAAAGGTAAGAATTATCAGTTGATATTCATCGTTAAGAATCGTGAAGGTAGTACAAATGATTATCAGATAGTCGTGGAGCACGACCTTTCAAGAAATACATATAAAGAAATCGGTTATACTGTTGTCCCAGTAGACTTCTAGAGAAAGGAGATTTATAAATATATGAAAAGAGTAAAAGATTTGACTGGTAATGTCTATGGGAAACTAACCGTAATTAAATTATCTCATATCAATAAAAAATATGAAAAATGTTGGACTGTTCAATGTGACTGCGAAGATAAAACAGAGTTTAGTTTAAGAGGAAGTAGTTTAACAAGTGGAAGAACTAAATCTTGTGGATGTTTAACTAGGAAAGCTACGTCAGAAAGACAATTAAAATTAAATATATATGATCTTACAGGGGAATATGGAATTGGATATACCACAAAAGGGGAAGAATTTTACTTCGATTTAGAAGACTATGATAAAATTAAAGAATATTGTTGGTATATTGATAAGACAGGATATGTAAGAACAAATAGGGTTACTCCTAATTTAAAATTTCATACGCTTATATTAAATGAAAGATTAGTTGATCATATTGATGGGATAACAAATAATAATAGAAAATACAATTTGAGATCAGCTAATGAAATGCAAAATGCACAAAATGCTCGATTGCGAACAGATAATACCTCTGGGGTAAAAGGTGTTAAATGGTTTAAACCAACTTCAATATGGATGGCACAAATTAATTATAATAATACAAGATATCACTTAGGTTATTTTGAATTTATTGAAGATGCAAAAAAAGTTAGGGAAATATCTGAGTTATATTTATTTGCTGAATATTCAAGGAGGTATAAAGAACTAAATATAATATATAAAGATATTAATCTTGACGATTTTGTAAAAAAATATATTCCTAAGATATATAACTTAAAAAAAGATAAAATTGATGTAGCGTTATGACTATTATTGAAATCAAAAATCACATATTAGAAAATGAAAAAATTGAATTTATTCTCAAAGAGATAAAATGTCATGATATTAAATATCATAAAAAGGGATATTATACTTTCTCAAATTCAGATGGTGACAATAAAAATGCAGTAATTTTATACAATGATGAGAGTCTTAAATGTATTAATTACACAAGAAATATGAATGATAATAAATGTTCGGATTTGATCACTTTGGTCGGTTTTAATATGAATTTATCCTTTATAGATTCTTTAAAATTCTTACATAAAATTTTGAAATTAGATTTCAAATTCCAAACAAAAAATATAGAAATAAATAAAAAAGATCCTTTAGAAATATTTAAGAAAATAAAGAGAAAAAGACATACAATAAGTGAAGATATTGAAATATATGACGATAGTATTATTAAGGAATACATACAACTACCTCATATAGATTGGATACGTGAGGATGGCATTATGCCATTTACTTGCAACAAATTTAAGATAGGTTATAGTGCTGATAGAAAGAGAATAATTATTCCTCATCGGTGGTGGTGTGGTGATGAAAATGATTTCGTTGGCATTATGGGAAGGACTACAATTAAGGAATGGAAATTGCTTGACATACCTAAATATTTACCACTCAAAGCGTTCCCTAAAAGTATGAACATATATGGTCTGCAAGAAAACTATCAGACAATACAAGAAGCAGGATATTGTGTCGTTTACGAAGCTGAAAAATCGACACTCAAGCGTCATAGCAGGAATGATGGCACTGGAGTTGCAGTATGTTGTCATGACGTTTCTGATGAGCAAGTAAAGATACTGATTGGGTTAAATGTTGACGTAGTTATTGCTTTTGACAAGGGTATTTCAATAGAGCATATAAGAAGTACGTGTGATCGTTTTTATGGAGTCAGGACTGTTTATTACATATTTGATAAATATGACATACTTGAGGACAAAATGAGTCCTGCGGATGCTACTAACAAAATTTTTAACTATCTGTTAAAATATAAAACACTATATGATGAGAAAGAAAGAAGGAAACATTTAGAATGGCTAGAAAAACTGGAGAAGAATTAGAAGCGATTAAGAAGAAACTTAATGTCAGTAAACTTTGGAGTTGGAGTAGATACAATAACTACAAAAACAGTTCCTATGAATATTACCTTAAATACATAGCAAAAGTTAAAGAAGACAGAGATGATGCGATTTATGGTGTCAGTGGGAACGCGTGTCATACTATTTTAGAGAACTTTTATTCTAAGCAAATTAAGTATGATGATATGTTACAAGCATATGAAGACGCATTATTTACATTCAATTCAGGTGAATTGAAATATGATAGAACAAATGAAGAAAAGAATAATAATATAGCAAAAAAATATGAAAGTTCTATTAGACATTTCTTCAGTAATCATGATATAATAAATAAGAAAGTAGAGATAGAAAAATTCATTACAATAAAGATTAACAAATTTGTTTTCCAGGGATATATTGACTTTATACATAAAGAAGATGGTTGTTTTATTATCACAGACTGGAAAACATCTAGTATTTACACTGGAAAGAAGATTAATAAGGAGAAAGGACAGTTAGTTCTATATGCAGAAGGAATTAAACAACTAGGAGTCCCTTTAGAAAAGATAAAGATTAGATGGGATTTTCTTAAATATGTGACGGTAGAGGTTTTACAAGCTAACGGTAAAATTACTGAGAGGAATATTGCTAGAAATATAATTGGTACTAGTCTGGTTTCAAATGCTAAGATGTGGTTAAAGAAAGAGAAATGTTACTCTGAAGAAGAAATTGATTCATATTTAGAATTATTGTCTATGACAAATGATTTATCTTGTCTTCCAGACAATGTACAGTCTAAATATAAAGTTAAAGATTGCTTTGTATATATTCCTTTTACACAAGATGAAATTGACAATTTGAAAGCAGATATCGTTGATACTATCGTTGAAATTAGTAAAAAAGAGAGTGAATACCTTAAAACAAAGGATGAAAACGTATGGTGGGAGGAAATTAGTGATGCAGAATCATACTTCTTTGCAAACCTAAGTGGGTATAGTAGTTTCTTACATAAGCCCTATGCGGAATATTTAAATAAAAGAATGTCATTTAATAATTCTCAAGATAGTAAGGTAGATGATGAGGATGACTTAAAATGGCTAGAAGGATTACTAGATTAGGAGGACTTATTTTGGATAATTTTACAGTTTATCACCTTCATGACGATACAAGTAATTGCAATGGTTATGCAGATTCATGCTCTAATTATAAGGAATATATAAAATTGGCTAAAAAACAGAGCATGAAGTCAATTGCATTCTCCAATCACGGAGGAATGTACGATTGGATGAAGAAAAAACAGGATTGTGATAAAGCAGGGATTAAATATATACATGGTATTGAAGCGTATCTATGTACTAAATTTGAATCAGATGAAAGAGGATACCATATTGGATTATATGCTAAAAACTATGAAGGGGTATTGGAGTTAAATTCATTAAATTCTAAATCTACATCCAAAGGCAAACTAGATGATAAAACTGATAGACGTATGTATTATAATCCTAGAATATCTCTTGAAGAATTAATGAATACAAGCGAGAATATTATTGTTACAACTGCTTGTTTAGCTTCGATCTTATGGAGAAAAAAAAATGACGAGGATGATTATGTACTGACGTTCCTTGAATGGATGTCTAAGAATAGTCATAGATGTTTTTTAGAGATCCAATATCACATTCATATACAACAAGTTGAATATAATATGTTATTATGGAATTGGAGCAAACAATATAATATACCTCTAATTGCAGGTACGGATACACATTCATCTTCAAAATACAAAGCTGAATGCAGAAAAATTCTTCAAATATCAAAGGATAGTTTTTATGGAGATGAAGATGCGTTTGATTTAACGTGGAAGACCTTCGATGAATTAGTTGAATGTTTTAAAACCCAAAATGCATTACCAGAAGATGTGTGGATGTGTGCTATAGAAAATACAAACAAACTCGCTGATATGGTAGAGGAGTTTAAATTAGATAAATCATTCAAATACCCTAATCTATATGGTGATAATGCAATAGATGTTTGGAAGAAATCTATTGGAAAGAAACTACAATATAAAGTTGTCAATAAAATAATTGATGTTAAACGTATTGGGGAGTATAAATTAAAGATAAAAGAAGAATTCTCTGCTATGAAGAAACAAAACATGGAAAGTTTCATGATGTTTATGGCAGAGCTGGTTGATTATTGTAATAAAAATGATATTCCGTATGGTTTTTGTCGTGGTTCTGTTGGTGGTAGTGAAATTGCCTTTATTACAGATATTACTGATGTAGATCCTCTAAGGTGGAATACTGTATTCTCAAGGTTCTGTAATGCAGAAAGGGTTTCTCTTGCGGATATTGACATAGATTTTGCGCCAGAAGACCGTGTAAAAGTTTATGAATTTATCATCAATAGATTTACACCTGAGAAAACCGCATATATATCATCGTTTTTAACATTGAAAGATAGAGGAACTATTGACGCATTAGCTAAAGGTTTAAAATATGAAGACTTAGATGAAGTAATGGGTATTAAAAATCAATTTGATAAGCTGTTTGATGAGTATTCTAAGATTATTCAAGAGGAGGTTAACTTAGAAGAATTAGAAGAGGTGGATTCTAAGTCTGTTGACTTTGACTATCACGATGTTTATTGTAACAGAATAAGAAATATTAAGTCTTTAACTAGAGCAAATAATTTAAAGAAGGAATTTCAAAATCTTAAAGATAGTAATAAGGATTTATTTTATTACTTTGATGGATTAAAAGGAACTATTATTGCAAAGGGCACTCACCCAGCAGGTATTATTGGATCGCCTATTACACTTGCCGATAACTTAGGTGTTTATTACAAGAATGGAGATGAGTCTCAACCTGTATCAATATGTGCTATGAAAGCAGTAGACTCAGTGAACTTTGTTAAATTTGATATTCTAGGACTAAAAGCTGTTGGTATTATGAAAGATATATACAAATATATTAATTCTAATTATCTAAAAGCTCATGAAATTGATTGGAACGATAATAATGTTTGGGACAATATGGTTACATCAAGTGTTGGAGTCTTCCAATTTGAAGGTGATTATGCTTACTCGTTACTTAAAGACTTCAAACCGCGCTTTATTAATGATATGTCTTTGGTAAACGCTGCACTGCGTCCATCTGGAAAATCGTACAGGGATAGACTGATTAGAAAAGAACTTAATGTAAATCCTTCAGAACAATTAGATACTTTATTGCAAGATAATTATGGTTATCTGGTTTATCAGGAAGACACTATTAAATTCTTAACTGATATTTGTGGTTTTAGTGGGTCTTTAGCAGACACTACAAGAAGAGCAATTGGAAAAAAAGATATTGTCTTACTTACTGAGCAACTACCAAAGATACTTGAAGGATATTGTAATAAGTCTAATAAACCAAGAGAAGAAGCAGAAGAAGAGGTAAAACAATTCCTTCAAATCATTGATGATAGTTCGGAATATCAATTTGGATATAATCATTCCACGGGTTACAGTATGAATGGGTACGCAGAGACTAGACTAAGAACCTACTACCCTTTAGAATTTGTTACAGCATACTTAAATAGATCAGAAAACACTGAGGATACCAATAGAGGTATAGCACTTGCACAACAATTAAATATTAAGATTAATCCTATTTCATTTGGAAAATCAGTTGCAGAATATACATATGATAAAAAAGAAAACAGTATCTACAAAGGTATTGCATCAATTAAATTTCTTAATGAACAAGTCCCAACTGAATTATATGCTTTAGCACAACAAAAGGATTATGTAGATTTTATTGATTTACTGAGCGATATAAAAACCACTTGTGTAAATACTAGACAACTTAAAATTCTAACAGGATTGAATTTCTTTAGAAAGTTTGGTAAAAATAAAAAACTTCTACACATTATAGAATTATTTGACAAACTTGCTTCATGTAAACAAATTAACTTCAAGAATATTTCCAAACTTAATATTAATGAAAAAATGTTGCAAAAATATAGTAATAAAACAACGGAAACATTGTACAAAGAACTAGATATGATGGGATATATCAGAGAAGTAATTCAAACTTTTGAAGATAAGCCATTATCAATCAAAGAACAGGTAAAATTTGAGATGGAGTTCCTAGAATACACAGAATACATAAATGAAAGTGCAGGAGAAGGATTTTATATTATCACCAAATTTGAAACATACAAAGATAAAACTAAACCATATATAACTATGAGACAAGTAAAAACAGGGATAGATATGAAGACAAAAATTAAAGATGGTAAGATTTATGTAGAAAATCCATTCAAACTGTATGATGTTTTAAAAGTAAACTCGTTTAAGACGCAATACAAAACTAAGAACGTAGGGGGTAAATGGATGAAATCAAATGAACTAGAAGAAATCCTTGTAGGTTATGAAGTATATTAAATATGTATATTAGAAAGTAGGCGAAACATTGAAAGATAAAAATATAGTGGAGTTTCAAGGTACTGTAGTGGCTAACCCATACAATACTGAAGATTTCAAAATATATGGGTTAAATGTTGATTACATTAAGTTCCCTAATATTAAGACGAATAAATATGGCAATGTGAGTCTTATTGGTAATCTACCAGACCTTGAAGATGGTGTTGAGTTTAGTATAAAAGCGGAAGAAACAAACGGTAAGAATGGAATCTCTTATAAGTTTATTAATATCAAACGAGATAGGCCCAAAACAGAAGCATCAACTAGATTATTCTTACAAAGTATATTAGATAGTAATAGTCATGTTGATGAAGTTATGCGTGAATATCCAGACATTATTGATAGAGTTATTAATAATCGTCTGGATGATATTGATTTAAAGAAGTTATATAATATTGGCGAATTTCGTTTTGAAGTTATTAAACGTAAAATCATTGAAAACTTTGCACTTGCAGAACTCGTTAGTGAGTTTAAAGGATTCATAGAATTCAAAGTATTAAAGATTCTTTATGATAAATATGGTTGTATTGAGAAGATATTAGAAAAATTACAAGATAACCCATATATGTGCTTGTGCGGTCTGTCAAGGATTGCTTTTAAAACAGCAGATAAGATACTCCTAGAGTTTAATAAAGAGTGCATTAACATGAAAGAGAAAGGAGAAAAACCACCTATTGATTTCACTTTTGATCTAGTAACTTCGAGTCAAAGACAGAAATCAGCTATTATGTTTTTACTAGGAGAGAATGAGAATGATGGCAATACTAAGATTGATATAAAAACACTTAGAAAACAATCTGAGGCAATAGCTAATAAATGTATTGAACACTTTGTTGATATTATTAAAAATGATGAGGACATACACTTTGACAAAGATACTCATACTGTTGCATTAGAAGAAACATATGAAACTGAAGAGTATATTGCTAATAAAATTTTACAAGGTTTGAAGGTAGAGAATAAATGGGATATAGACACGGAGAAATACAAAGTCAATTCTGAAGTAACCCTTACAGATCAACAGTATCAAGTTCTTCCTATGGTATGTAATTCAAATATATGTATTCTAAATGGTTTCGCCGGATCAGGCAAAAGTCAAACAACTAAATCAATTATAGATATGTTAAAAGCTAATAATAAATCATTTATCTTATTAGCTCCTACAGGAAGGGCTGCTAAGGTACTCTCTGAGTTCACGAATGAACCTGCATCTACAATACATCGTGGATTAGCTTATATACCTCCAGAATGGGGTTACAATGAAAAATATCCATTGCATTACGATGTAGCATTGGTAGATGAATTTTCTATGTGTGATGTATTCCTTATGAAACATTTACTTGAAGCAATTAACTTTGATAAAACAAAATTATTAATGATTGGAGATAGTTCACAAATTCCTTCTGTTGGAGCAGGAAACGCTTTTTTTGACTTAATAAACTCAAAGTTAATTCCAATTGTTTCACTCACACAGATATTCAGATATGGAGAAGGAGGAGTTCTAACAGTAGCAACAAAAACAAGAAATAGTGAAAAGTTTTTATGTGACTCACAAAAACCACAAATATTTGGAGAAGACAAAGGATATGTATTTATACCAACACAACAAGAAAAACTTATAAACAATGTAACTAGTTTGTATAAAAAACTATTAGGTTCAGGTACTTTAAAAGAGGATATAATGATATTATCTTCTTATAATGTAGGTGAATATGGTACTATTAATATAAATAAACACCTTCAACCTATATCTAATCCCAATGTTCTAAGGGGTGGAATAAATATTCAACTTGGAGATACTAAATTTTATGAAAATGATCTAGTAATACAAACTATGAATAATTATAAAGCGAAAAAGTATGATGATGGATGGGCAGATGAAGAAGAAAAAATATTCATTGCAAATGGAGAAATAGGTAAAATAGTCAAGATAGAGTATGGCAAAGTAATTATACAGTTCGATGAGTTAGTTATTTATACTAAAAGTGATTTGTTAAATGTCAAATTATCATATAGTATTAGCACTTTTAAGGCTCAAGGGGGTCAAGCAAAAATAGTCATTCTTATCACTCCTAAAGCACATACATTTATGCTTAATAGTAATTTAATCTACGTAGGTCAAACTAGATCAAAACAAAAAGTATTTCACTTTGGAGAAATAGAAACAGTTAATAGAGCAATCAAAAAGAAAGCTGACTTCAACAGAAAAACATACCTAAAAGAATTAGTTACAAATAATATATAATATATTTGACTTATTATATCCAACATGCTACAATAGTATACATAAGGATTCCATCCACAAAAACAAATTCTAAACGAAAAGAGGTGGATTATCATGTGAATTTACATATTCTCAAATTATACATAAAGGTGGTGATAATGTGATATATGACCGTGAATGGCAAGAGTGTAGTAAAGAGGAGTACAATTTTCGGGATAGAATCAATTTTCGGTATGAAGTATGCGAAGCAAATGATGAAGTTACATATTTTAAGAGGAAAGTTAAAGTAATTACATTCTACAATGATAAGGAGCGTGGAGAATAAGTTGGCCGACCTGTCCATGTGTAAGAATATCAATAATAACTGTCCTAAAGCAAATTCTTGTCATAGATTCTTAGCAGAGAAAAGTGAAGAACAGATATTTATGAAATTCCATAATATATGCAAGGAATCAAACAATTACAAGTGGTATTGGGAAGAGAAACAAGAGATAACTGTAAAAGTAGAAGAACCAATTATTAAGGAAGAAAGTGATACTAATTAAGATTATGGTTGAGTGTATCCATGAATGTGAAGGGTATATTTTAGGAGAAAAATATAAAATGATCAGTTGTTCAGGACAATATATTGAGGTTGAAAATTCTACAGGTTTTAGAGAGATTATGTCAGATAAATATTTTAGTGGTGCAGGTAAAAGATTGAGTAAAAATAATAAATAATATAAAAGAATGGAGATAATACATGAATAATGTTACAAAAAGAGATGGCAGAATTATCACATTTAATAAGGATAAGATCACTAACGCAATTAAATTAGCAATGGTTAGGACAGAAAAGGGTATTGATGAAGCATTAGCTGTTGAAATATCAGAAAAAGTAAATAAAATGGACAAAAAAGAGATGAATGTTGAAGAAATTCAAGATTTAGTAGAACTTAAACTAATGGCAAGCTCAAGGAAAGATGTAGCAAAGGAGTTTATTACATATAGAAATAAAAGAAGTGAAGTAAGACAAAAAAATACAGAGTTAAATAAGAAGATTGAGAAAATTTTACTCTGTAATAATATTCAAAACTCTAATGCAAATGTTGATGAATATTCTTTTGGTGGAAGAAAGTTTGAAAGTGCAGGATTATTACATAAAGATTTTGCAATGAATAATTTACTTAGAAGTGATGTTGCTGAAGCGTTTAAGGAAAATAGGATTTACATCCATGACTTTGATTCTTATGATATTGGAATGCATAATTGTTTATATATTGATATGGGTAAACTATTAAATGATGGATTTACAACTAGAAATGGTGATGTAAGAGGAGCAAATTCAATCGGTAGTGCCATGCAATTAGTAGCAGTTATTTTTCAATGTCAATCGCAGATCCAGTTCGGGGGTGTAGGTAGTATTCACTTAGATATTGACCTAGCTCCTTTTGTAGCTAAATCTTTTAAAAAATTATTCTGCAAAGGATTGTTTTACTTCGATAGTATTAAAGACCCAAAGGAATATATTGTTGCTAGTGAATTAGAAGTTAAATTAGATAATGTAAAATATTTGCAATATAAGTTTCCTAAAGCAACAAATTATGCTTTATTAGAATTAGATAAAGATGGGTTACAATCTGCTCAAGCAATGTTTCATAATCTAAACACTCTAGAATCTCGTCCAGGTTCACAATTACCTTTTACATCAGTTAACTATGGTAGGGATATTACAACAGAAGGAAGGATGGTTTCTGAGTGGCTGTTGAAGGCTAGTATTGATGGTATTGGTAAATATCACACCACAAGTATTTTCCCTATCAGTATTTTTCAATATAAGAAAGGGACTAATGATGTTGTAGGGACTCCTAATTATGATATAAAAAGATTAGCAATTAAATCAATGTGTAAGAGGATTTATCCTAACTGGGTTAATGGTGATTTCAGTAGCAATATTGAAGATGAAAATGATCCAAATACCTTCATGAGTACAATGGGTTGCCGAACTTCCATAGGGGATGATGTTCATGGATTAGGGTTTTCTAAACTTGGAAGAGGAAATATTTCACCTGTCACAATTGATTTGCCAAAGTTAGGGATTAAACATGGTATTTGTTTAGGTAATGAATTAGATTTAAAAGGATTCTGGGAAGAATTAGATGAAGTATTAAAACTTACTGTGCAAGCACTAGTCGATAGGTTTTATCATATCTGTAATCAATCGGTTAAGTCTGCACCATTCATGTACAAAAATGGAACAGTCGCAGATTCAGAAAGTGCTTTGAAAAATGGTGTATATGAGTCAATGAAACATGGGACTAATGCAATAGGATATATCGGAGTTGCAGAAATGTGTCAAGCAATGTTTGGAAAGAATCATGCCGAATCTGAAGAAGTAAAGGAATTTGCATTAGAAGTAATTGTACATATGTGGGAACACGCAAAACAGGCTAATATTGATCACAATTTAAACTTTAGCCTTTATGCAACCCCAGCAGAAAACCTTTGTAAAACAATGATGGTAGGACTTAAAGAGGAATTTGGTGTCATTCCTAATGTCACAGAAAAGGATTATCTTACAAATTCTCATCATGTTCCAGTATGGCAGGAAATTTCAATCTTTGATAAGTTAAAAGTAGAAGCTCCATTCTGTAAATATCCTACTGGTGGTTGCATTACATATGTTGAGTTAGATAGTTCAATTATTCATAATGAAGAAGCAGTAGAAAAGATTATTGACTATGCAATGGCATTAGATATTCCTTATATGGCATTTAACTTTCCAATTGATTCTTGCTTAGATTGTGGATACCAAAGTGAATTTAATAATGCTTGCCCTATTTGTATGAGTGAGAATATCCAACAACTACGAAGGGTTACAGGATATCTAAGCACAGACTTTAGAAACTTTAATGAAGGGAAGAAGCAAGAAATAAATGATAGGGTAAAGCATTCATTGTTTACAGACTTTACAAAAGGTGAATAAATGCATATAAGTGGACTTGTAAATGAAAGTTTAGTGGATGGAATAGGGATTAGGACAACCATTTTCATTAGTGGTTGTCGCCACTTCTGTAAAGGATGTCAGAATCCAGAGACACATAATTTTAAGAGAGGAGTTGAATTTGACGAAGAATTACAATGGAAAGTAATAGACGATATAAGGAATAATCCTCTTATCCAAGGTATTACATTATCGGGTGGAGACCCTATGTTCTCTGCAAAAGAATTAGTAGAGTTTGTTGAATTTGCTAAAAGTGAACTTAATAATATAAACATATGGTGCTACACTGGATTCACATATGAAATGATTAGAAGTGGCAATGACGTAGATATGATTGATTTACTTAAACTATGTAATGTTTTGGTTGATGGAAAATTTATATTAGAACAAAAAGATATTACATTATCATTTAGAGGTAGTGGGAATCAAAGAATTATTGATGTTAAAGAAAGTTTAAAGCAAGGTATTGTTATTAAGTTAATGGATTAAATATAATAAAAGGAGTTTAGATAAATGAACATTAAAATTAAATACTTCAGTAATGAAATCGAGAAAGTATCAAAAATTACTAATGGTGATTGGATTGATTTACGTTCTGCAATCAATCGTGTTATTCCAAAAGGAGAATTTGCTTTAATTCCTCTAGGTGTTGGTATGATACTTCCTGAAGGATATGAGGCTCATATTGTTCCACGCTCAAGTACATATAAAAACTTTGGAGTTATTCAAACTAATCATATGGGAGTAGTAGATGAATCATACAAAGGAGACCGAGATCAGTGGTTTTTCCCTGCATTTGCACTAAGAGATACTGTAATTAAACTAAATGATAGGATTTGTCAGTTTAGGATTGAAAAGAAAATGCCAGAAGTAGAGTTTGAAGAAGTAGAATCTCTTGAAGATGTAAATCGTGGTGGATTTGGGAGTACAGGGGAAAATTAAGATCAATATTCCTTTAAAAGTAATATTTTAATGGAAAAGAAATTAGGGCTTTATAATTTAAGTATAAAATCAGATATAAAGCCCTACAACCGTTGGTGCATAAGGGTTTCAGAGGTTGATTATTAAAATATCCTAAAACACTAGCAAAATGGCTATTTTAAGGTAAATACCCATAATAGATTAAAACTTATCTTTTATTCTATAGTAAATCCAACAACAGGAAGGAGGTGACAGAAAAGAAAGGAGAAGAACATAATGGACATATTAATTAAGTGGTTAACAAAACAAATAAACATTCCTAAAAATTTACATAATGAAAACACCTATATGTGGAGTAAAGGATATAGAAAAGCTTGCTCAGATATTTTAGAGTTTATAAATAAAATTGAAAATAAGTAAGTTCAAATTTTAAAAGAAATTTTAAAGGCAATTAAGAAAGGAATGATAAAAATGAAATTACTCTGTGTTAATACAGTAATTATGTCGGTAAGTGGAGAACAGTCATTTACCAAAGGGAAAGAATATAAAAGTTATAAATCTACTCGTAAGGTTGATTATGATATTGAAAAAGTTATCTGTGCAAAGAATGATCATGGAGAAAGTCATATTATTAAAAATGAACAAAATTCTAGTTTAGATGATTTCTATTATCATAATTTTAAGGAGATAAAGTAATAATCTTGGAAATAGAAAGGATGTATTAATATAGAAGATAGACTGGTTACGTTCACAGAGGCTCTATTCGCAAAGAAACTTGGGTTTAAAATTTACGGTGTCACTGATAAGGGAACGCCAACAAATTGGAATCCAGAAACTCAAAATATGGTTTCTTGGTACGCAGTAGAAAAAGGCAAATGGTATATCAAAGGTGGTGAATAATAAAAAAGTATTAGGTAAGTATAAATCTAGCTTAGAATAAATAACCATTCAAACCGAAATTTTATTTGGGGGAAGGAGGACGGACAGAAAAGACCGTGGTGTTCAAATACGGTCTTTTCTGTCCAAAACAGGATAATCTATTTCAGATGTCTTACTTGATAGCGATATTAGTATATCCTATTTAGAACTTTATATACAAAGGTAAACAGAACATTTATAAAAAAATATAAGGGAGGAGTAAAAATGATAATAAATAAAATGTTTACAGAGGAACAATATCAAACCTATGCAAATTTTTTAAATAAAATGGGGCAGGAGAGTCTCCTAGATTATTCTACATATGATGAATCTGAAAACTGGCTAAAAGAAAGTAATATTACTATTGCTATTCAAAATGCAATGGATGAAAGATTTTCAGTAGAGAATATAGAGCAATAATTCCCTAATATTTGAAAAGAAATGCTAAATTATGTGCCTGAATAAAAAACACATTTTATCGTATAGAAAGGAGTAGATAAAAATTACTTTATTTGACACTTTTTGTTTTTGGTTAATTTTGTCTTCTATATATGGGTTACTACTTGCCGTTGGTATTAAAATGAAAAAGAGAAGTATATGATAAATAATTATAAAGTAATTACCCTATGTGGGAGTACAAAGTTTAAAGATGAATTCCTAAAAGCACAAAAAGAATTAACTCTTCAAGGAAATATTGTTATCTCAGTAGGATTATTTGGTCATGCTGATGGAGATTATAAAACAGTTCTTACAGAAGAAATAAAAGTAATGTTAGATGATATGCACAAAAGAAAAATAGATATGGCAGATGAGATTTATGTAATTAATAAGAATGGATATGTAGGCAGTAATGCAAAAAGTGAAATAGAATATGCAGAACATACAGGTAAAGTGATTAAATACTTGGAGGAGTAAATAAATGATTATTATCAGTGGAACAAAAGAAGAATTATTAAAATTTACAGGTGAATTTATTCCATCTGAATGTCCTAGAGATACAAAAACCATGAGTAAAGAAAAATGTTATATTTATCAAAATTGTGAAGAATGTGCATTAGATAACGAGAAAAGATTCATTTATAAAATTATAGAGTAGGAGGAAATATATTGGATTTATCACAGTGGTTAGTAGTTATTTATTTTGTTCCTTTATTATATCAATAATATATTTTACAATGCTTAAAGTTGAAGATTTGTTTAAAGTTGAGAAATCATACTCCAAAGATAAACATTCATATTTAAAATGTATTGGTCTTTCCTTTATCCCCATCTTAAATATAGCAATCGCTTTGAAACTTAGTTGGAAACAAATTGTAGGTTAAATTTTAAATTGAGGAGATTAAAATATGAAAATTTATATTGATCACAATAAGAAAATTGACCATTCACCCTGCTATGATTGTGAAACGGGAGGAGGTAGCATAAGTAGTGGAAGAGATGAAAAAGGGGAATATACTGAAACAACTACTTGTCATGATGATTGCATAAAACTTAAATCATATTATATGAATATCAAAGAAGATTCAAGTATATATTGTAATACCTTACATATCCCTAAACGATATAAAATTGATTTTGATAAGGTTACTAATTTAGAAGATATCTTACTAATATTAAAATCACTAAATATTACAATATCTGAGGAGTCAATCATAGGAATTGAACACTTAGTTAAAGAAATTACATATTGAAAGGAGTAAAAAATGAGCTGGTTGAAGAAATTATTCTGTCGTCATGATTTTATTTGGGACGGGAAACATGTACATTTTATTCTTGAAGGAACAAAAACATATTACGTATGTACCAAATGTGGAAAAGAAAAGCAAGTTTGGTTAGGTAAAACTGGCAAAAAGTAAATAAAATATTAGGAGGAATACATATGAATATAGAATTTTTAACAGGTAAAATGCTAGGTAAAGAAATTAAGATAGAAACATTTGATAAGGATGGTAATCTTGGCATACTTATTGATAATTTAAAGGTTGATTCTGTAGAAATCATTAAAACAATGTGGGCAGGGTACAATATAAAAGTCAATGAAAATATCAACCTCTATTTTGATTCGTTAGAACCATGTGATTATAATGACTTGGAATATAATAAGCACTGTCTTTGCCTATTTAGGGATGATGTTGAATTAGTAAACGTCTATTTACCAGAAGGAGACAGTTGGAATGAGATGAATCCTACTATTCAAGAGATGGCAGACGAAATTAATACTAAAATAATAGATACTAAAATTAACTTATGCAATTTTTGCATCTTCTGTCCAGCAGAATGTTTAGCAAAAGAAGAAGATGTTAAATATGGTGATGGTTATGGACTAGATAATATTTATAAATGTAAGACGTATGTCGAGGCTTGGTAATAGAAATTAATGAAAATTTATGATTCTACAAGTCGCTGATAGCAAGGGTTTGAGAACTGTATAGGCACATATTCATAGTAAGGTTGAGTTTAAATATGATGAGGGTAGAATTATGTCAGATGATATTTTAAAAGGCTTAGAGCAAGCATTTAGGAGGATAAAATGAATAAAAGACAAAATAAAAAGAAGATTAAATATGTCATAGACAATATCCAAAAAGTTAATCTTGATGAAGGTGAATTCTTGGTTTTTCAATATGATAAGGAAAAATATCGTTTCCAAGACATTGCCGAGATGGCAGAATATATTAAAAAAGGTCTTACTACTAAAGTTATTTTTCTACCAAGTGATTTTAAAATGAAGAAGGTAAAAGATAGGACTGAGGTTGCAGGATTTTTACAGTATTGAGAAAGATAAATCTTGACTTTACAAGTAATAAATAATATAATATATGTATACATATTAATGAATTTGGGAAGGAGGTTGAGTTGTGGGAAAGAGTTTATTGAGTAAAACGAGTAAACCAAAGAAAGTAAATAAATATTCAGAAGTTAGCACAACTAAAAATGAATATAAGTTCAATTTGAAAGATAAGGTTGTTTATTTAGGTTTGGTTGACGAATATAAAGGGTTAGAGTGCATTATCATTAAAAAGAGTAGGAGGAAGATAATAGAGTATTATAAGGTGAAATTTGAGGATGGTGAAGAATTAGGAGATGTTGCAGGTGGCTTCCTAAGAACCAAAGAAGAATATGAGGATTTATTATTAGATCAAGAAAATAATAGCAATGAAGAAGATAGTACAAGTAATATGTCTGATGTAGAACTAAAGATTATTGAGTCTGGTTTAATTGCTATGAAGAACAAAAAATCCTGTATGTGCCAAATTTTATTTTATCAAAGAAGTTGTGAACAATGCCATTATGAAAATGTGTGTATATACTGGAAAAAAGGGATGTATGACAAGGTTAAATTTGACTAGAAGGGAGATATAATATAATTGTCTATTAAACGCCCGTGTAGTGTTGAAAACTGTGTGTTACCTATAAAAGCTATGGGATATTGCGTCAAGCATTACACACAAATGAAAAGGCATGGAAAAATCTTAGAATATACAAGATTTGATAGTAATCAAATAATTATATTGGAAGATTTTATTGAAATAATTATTTTTCACAAAGACAAAAAATATACTGCAATAGTATCAATGGATAAATTAGAATTAATCAAAAACCACAAGTGGAGGGTATATAAAAATTATGTACTAACAACTATTAATAATAAAAATATATATCTACATAGATTGTTGTTGAATATAGTAGACCCAAATGTAAAAGTTGATCACATTAATCATAATGGTTTAGATAATCTCAATGAGAATATAAGAGTATGTACTCAACGTGAAAATTTAATGAACACTTCAAAAAGAAAAGAAAACACATCAACTGTGATTGGGGTTGTATGGGATAAAGAAAGAAACAAGTGGAGGTCGCAAATGAGAATTAATGGTAAGGTAACTAATTTAGGAAGATACGATAAATTTAAAGACGCTGTAAAAATAAGATTAGAAGCAGAAATAAAATATTTTCAGGAATTTGCACCACAAAAAAATTTATTTGAAGAATATGGAGTTGGTAATAAATGATTAAGACTGAAAATATCTCAGTTATGAATTTTGAAAATGCCTTTCGTGGTATGCGCAATCCTCTTGCGAGTTGGGAACAGTCAGATAGTTATTGGGATGATTATGATAGGGAATATATCATAGGAGAAAAAGATTTAGCACTTGCGTTAAAACTCATTAAAGCAGGTTCAGACCACTCAAAATTCATGCGTCAGATATTAATATCTATGGACATTACCGCACCTCTGTATTGGTTTAAAGAGTTTGATACTTATAAGGTGAGTACAGTAGCTAACTCAACAAGTACAATGCACACACTACATAAAACAAAAATTACTCCTGAATTATTTTCCGTAGAAGGATTAGACGAAAGAAATTTTATTCACTTTGATGATTATTGTTATTATTTAGAACTTCTAAGATGCCAATATCTCGAAACAAAAGATAAGGATATATGGATTCAGTTGATTCAAATGTTACCTTCTTCATTCAACCAAACTAGAACAGTAACATTTAATTATGCAGTAGCAAGTAATATTTATCCTTCTAGAGAGTTTCATAAACTTAGTGAGTGGCGTGATTTTTGTAAGGTTATTAATTCATTACCATATAGTAATTTAATTACAGGAAAGGAGTAAATAATGAATAAAGTTAAAATTATAGGATTCTCGGCTAAAGCCCGTCATGGTAAAGACTCAAGTTGCTTAATACTAAAAAGAAAACTAGAAGAACAAGGCAATAAAGTATTAATCCTAGCTAACGCAAATTATGTAAAATATCTTGTTGCTACTTATTTTGGAGGGACATATGAAAGGACTCCAGAGAATCGCACTTTATGGCAAAAGTTTGGGACTGAAAAAGTTAGGACTATACAACCTGATTTTTGGGTAAATACTCTTATTGACTTTGCAAAGGTATTTGGTCAAGACTACGATTATTTTTTATTGAGTGATTGTAGATTTTCTAATGAATTTGAAAAGTGGATGATTAAAGGGTTTGATGTTACTACTGTCAGAGTTGAAAGATTAGGATTTGAAAATGATTTAACTCCTGAACAAAGATCACATATTTCAGAAACAGCATTAGATAATTACAACTTCGATTATTACATAAAAGCAGAAAATGGATTAAATAAGTTAGAGATTGAGATTGATAAATTTATTATCTGGATGAAGGAGAGTGCTGATTATTAAGCCAAAATTGTTTCTTGATTTTGATAATACAATTGTAAACGCTACTCAAAAATTCTGCTCTTGCTACAATGAAATATATAAACATCATCCTGATTTTGTTTATGCAGAATGGAAACTAGTAGACAAATGGAGTTTTTGTGATCAATGCCCCTTAGTAACTAGTGTTGAAGACATATTTAAAATGAGAATGTTCTTTGATGATTTACCTTTTATCAATGAGAATACATATGAAGTCTTAAAAGAAGTTAATGAGAAATATCAAATCATATTAGTTTCAATCGGTAGTCATGGTAATATAGCTTTAAAATCAAATTGGGTTCATGAGTATTTACCATTTATTAAGGAGTGTATATTTCTTGTTAATGATGGTTGCACAATGGATAAAAGTCTAGTAGATATGAGCATAAGAGATAATGAATATCACCCAATATTTATAGATGATGTTGTTTCAAATCTTGATAGTTCTAATGCTAAATATAAGGTGGCGTTTGGAGATATTCATGAATGGAACAGGAATTGGGATGGAGATAGGTGCATGAACTGGACTGAGATTGGTAATTTGCTATTAAAAGATAGGTAAACCAAATATAATAATAATATAATAATAAAGGAGATTAAAATATGACAGTAGTGGATTATAATATTTCTCCATGCAAAAAATGTGAACGATTTGCTTCATCGTGTGATTTCCCTTGTCAACAATATTCTGATGCTGAATTAGAGCAGGATTTAGCAAAAAAGAATAGAGATATTGAATTAAGTTATGAGATAGAGAAAGAGACTGTTAAAGTTAATAACGATACAGATATTGAGAATTTTCTTGATTATTCTGTAGAAGATATAGAATGGTTTCAGATATTAAATGGCAAAAGAACATTTAATGAATTATTTGATAAAAAAGCATTGTTAGAAATGATGTGGAAAAAGCATGAGAAATATTGTGAAGACAATGGTTTATGTCCTGAATGTAGAGGATTTATGGAGAAATATCCCTCTTATGAAGATGTTCGTGGAGCAAAAGGGTTAGTGGAGTATGAATATAAGTGTAGTAAGGGATGTTAGGACAGTAAGTATTTGTAATAGACTTTATGCTCAATATAGAGTGTGAAGTCTATTAAACTATATATAATATTAACTTGACTTTAGTATGGATTAGTAGTATAATATAGGTAGTGGTAAGTATGTTTATTTCGAGGGAGGTTTAGAATTTATGTTGATTACTAAAGAAGTTGAAGTGGGATTAAAATCACAAACCATAAAATGGTATGAAGATAAAGGTTATGAGATACCAAGAAGGATAGATAAGTATGGGAAGAACCGTGTTAAAAAGGGAACAAAAATTAAAGTGAAAGTAGAGGATCTAACTGATAGTTCAGATGTGCCAGTTAATGTTCAATGCGATGGTTGCGGAGAATTATTAGAAGATATAAGATGGCATTCCTATAAAAAATGTGTAAAACAAGATGGTAAATATTATTGCCTTAAATGTGCAATGAGATTATATGGTTCGGTAAATCTAAAGAAAACCTTATTAGAGAAGAGTATATCTTTCTACCAATGGTGTTATACTAATCTTTCTAAAGAATTAGCAGATTATATATTATTGAGATGGGATTATGATTTAAACATTGATGAATATGGTAAAAATATAAGCCCTGAAGATGTTTGTATTTGTTCTTCTCTTTCTAAGGGAAAGGGATATTGGTTTAAATGTTTAGATCATCCTGAACATGATTCTGAACAGAAAAGTATCATAGATTTTACAAGAAGACAAAAAACAAGTCTTAATTGTATTCAATGTAACATGATAGTAGTAACTCACCCTGAATTGGTAAAATATTTAGTAAATAAAGAGGACGCATATAAATACTCCATAGGATCAAATGTCAAAATACCAATGAAATGCCCTAATTGTGGATTTGAAAAAATGATGTCCCTTAATACCTTATTTAGAGGATTTGGCTGTTCGAGGTGCTCTGATGGCGTGAGTTATCCTGAGAAGTTTTTATTTTCAATGTTGGAGCAGTTAGATGTAATTTTCAAGGTTCAGTTAAGTAGTAAAACCTTTGAATGGTGCAAAACTTATAAATATGACAATTATATAGATAATATGAGTTGTATAATAGAAACTCATGGAATCCAACACTATGAAGAAATCAAGGGGAGTTGGAAGATGACTTTAGCTGAAATACAAGAAAATGATAAATCTAAAGAAAAGATCGCTAAAGAAAACGGAATAATGAGTTATATAATTTTGGATTGTAAGCACTCAAATACTAAATGGATTAAGAATAGTATAATAGAAAGTGATTTACCGAGGGTATTAGGGTTTAAAGAAGATGATGTAAATTGGCTTGAATGCCATGAATTAGCTTGCTCAAGTTTAGTTAAAATAGCGTGTGAACTCTGGAATAGTGAAATTAAAAACACAACATATATAGCAGATAAATTAAAAGTAGATAAACATACAATTGTAAAATATTTAAAGCAAGGCGTTGAATTAGGTTGGTGTGATTACGATCCAGATGAAGAAAAAAAGAAAAGAAGTATTTCAATGAAAGAATTAAACTCTAGAAAAATGATTTGTTTAACGACTAAAGAAGTATTTGATTCTCAAACAGAAGCTGAGCAAAAATATTCTATAATAAATATATCTGCATGTTTTGGCAAAGGAAGACAAAAATCAGCAGGAAGACATCCTGAAACGGGTGAGAAATTAGTATGGATGTTCTATGATGAATATTTAGTTAAATCACAAATTATAGGGTGGTGTGAAGAATATATAAACAGTCACAATGGTAAAATAATCTGTCTGACTACAAATGAAATCTTTAATCAGCAATCTGAAGCATGTAATAAATACAACATATCTCCTTCGTGCATATCTATGTGTTGTAGCAATAAATACAAGTCAGCAGGCAAACATCCAGATACAGGAGAATTATTGAAGTGGATGAATTATGGTGAATACATTAAAGCTCAAAAATCAGATTTACCTCCTGTGGATAACTTTCAAAGCACAACCAATAATAATAGTAAGATAAACCATTTTGTATAAGTGTCTTTTGTATGTCTAAATTCTAGACTACCCCTGTCTAAATTCTAGACTAGTCTAAATTATTGACTAGTCTTTTCTGTGGATAAGTAGCACTTACCTAGTCTAGAATTTAGACTACTTGACATTTCAGACTTTCCTCTCTTCCATCATAATTTCAAATAGTTTTTCTCCACTTATAATTCCCTCTTTTACCATCTTTTCAATTTCTTCAGTCTCCTCACTACATAGAAAATAGAGTTTTTTAATCTTACCCAGACTACCTGATTTAGAAGTCCATATATAACCATTGTCATCGAGCCACTTCATACCCGATATGACACTCTGTTTTGATAAGCCTGTACTAGAAATGAGTTGAGAGATGCTTATATAATCTCCAGTCTTCCCCCAGCCCCAAGTTTTTCTGATCATGAGTAAATAACATTTCAATGCTGACAAATTACTTATTCTAGGAATTAACTCATCAAATACAATATTTGGAACTTCCATAAAGTTTTTCTGTGGTCTAGGTAATCTAAACATATTTCTTTCCCTCTTTCTAACATTTTGCTTTTAAAGGCAATAGCAATGCTAGTAGACAAGAAGCTAAATTTCTGATAAAATAACATTATAGAAATTCATCTCGTCTTCTAATGCCATCTGCAAGTGTCAAGTTTTGCCGACACAACGCTTGCAGATGGTTTTTGCATATACTTTATTAAATTTTGGACAAATTAAAAAGTTAGTAGCAAAATGTATTTCTACACGCAACTACTAACTTTGACAAAACTTACTAAATTATTATCTAGATATAGACTTGATTTTATCTCTATATATAGTATAATCATTCTTATAAGAAGTCCAAGCATTTGTTGTTGAAGAACATTTGCTAGATCAAAACCACTAAGTCCTTGCAAGACTAGTGGTTTTACTTATTTTATTGGGTTGATAATATATATTCTACATCTCGACACTATTCTCCTTCAATAGAAGAAATGATTCACTAAATATTAGTATACCTTATTTTCCCCCTTGTGGATAGACTTATATAGAAACTTTATACACAGGCATATTACGAGAAATAAGCCCAGTCGATCATACTATATGTATGCTTTCGACTGGGCCTTTGCATTTTATCACTACTTCCCTGCTTTGTTTTCCTTAAAATCTATATCTTCCATAAAACTATTTAACATAAATCTAACAAATGCACTTTCATTTTCAAATTTCTTACTCATTTCTTGTACAAATGTCTTTTGTTTTTTTGTAACATTTGCAACTAATCTTGACGAAAATTTTTCATTCTTAATCGGTATCTGTACACTATATTTCATAGGTGTTTGAATAGTATTTATTGGGGTTTCTAGTGTAGTAGTTAGTGCACTACTCTGTTCACTTGTTAAGGTATTACTTGGTATACTATCTTTGTCTGTATTAAAGACATTTTCCTTGACGCTACTTTGTTGTGTTACATTTACACTTTCATCCTTACTATCTTGGATAGTCTCACGTACAACATCTTTAATAGTATCTACTTCTGTATCTAATACAATGATCTGTTCAGTATCCTTCTTTTTACCAAATCCTACTCCCTGAACAAGTTTCTTACTCATAATGCTAAAACCTCCTCTGTAAAGCTTATATAGTCCATTACAGCATCATTAGTAGGTGAATATATAATTGGTGGTTGTCCAACATATTGAGCTTCACCTATCCTTACACTTCTTCTGATTGCAGTTTTAAAAACATGAATATTTCTTTGCTCACAAAACTTCTGAATCTCTTGTGAAACATTACTTGATAGATTTGTTCTTGCTTGAAATATTGTCATTAAAACCCCAAGAATATTTACATTAGGATTATAATCATCCTTAACTATTTTCACAGTCTTTAATAAATCATTCAATCCAGATAATGCAAATTGTTCTGGAGGTGTAGGTATTATTATTCCATCAGTAGCCGACAAACAATTAATCGTAAGCCAACCCAACGAAGGAGGACAGTCAATAATTATAAAATCATAATTGTCTTTAATATCAGCAATAGCATTTTTCAACCAATGGGCAGGAGTATACTCTTCCCTATTGTGTTCAACTAACATATCAAAATTAGCTAAAGACAAATTGCTTGGTATTAGATCAACTTGATAATCCGTTTTTATAATTACATCTTTAATAGAATACTTGTCTACAAATACATCATAGATTGTTTTCTCTATGTCTTCAGGCTTGATCCCTATTGAAAGTGAGATATTTCCTTGAGGGTCAAAATCTATGATGAGAACCTTTTTCTTTTTCTTTGCTAAAGCTGTTGCTAGACAAACAACAGTTGTACTTTTACCGACTCCACCTTTCTGTAAACTCACGCATATGGTATTAGTCTTTACATTGCCCATAATAATCTCCTTCATACTATTAAATATAGTGTTAAATGCTTGCCATTAGTTAGTGCACTGTGTAGTGTACTGTTTAAACAATTGCTTATTATGCTGATTATACCATAGAGTAGTCATAAATTAAATACCCTTGCATATATAAGTGTTAAACAAGTGTTAAACAAAACTAGGGAGGGATTATCCATGTTGTTTTTTGATTGCGGTAATTCATACATTAAAGCAAGAAATTCTATAGGGAGGGAATTAATAAATTTATCTGTGGTAGGAAAAATTCAAGACACCTTCACAGAAAAAGAACTATTCCAAATAGACAATAAATACATTGGTGAAGATGCAATTTTGCATGGTTATGCACAAGATTATTCATTAGATGAGATCAAAACAGAACAATCCACATTTAAAACTCTCACAAAATATGCTTTATGCAAGTACAAAGATGAAACTAAAATAGTTTTCTTATTCCCTTTTGAATCATATTTTACAGAAAAGAAGCAAATAATAGAAATGTTCTCACGAAATATGGATATTGAATATAAAATCGGCAATACAACTTATACTCATAGATTTAGACCTACTTTAATCAAAAGTCTCCCTCAAGGGTATTCTGCTGGAATGGATTATTTTCTTGATGACAAAGGCAAAATTAAAGAAGAAATCCCGAATATAACTCTAATAATTGATATAGGAATGGGTACTTGTAATCTGATTTATTTACTCAGGGGAGAAATAGTTAGAGAAATGAGTCATACAACTAAAAATGGAATGCATCAGATTTACAAAAGAGCATTAAATGGTAGAAAGATTTATGAAGTTGACTTGTACAATGGTTATGATTCAGTAGCACCTTTGTATGATGACTTAGCAACATTAATAAAATCGGATATATCAACTTATTATGAAATTAAAAAAATAGATAAAATAGTTGTTGTAGGTGGAGGTGGAACTGCTATTTATAATTTCTTACCTTGGACGAATAAAGTCTCACATAAAGGGCAAATGACAAATATTAGAGGAGCTGAAAAGGTGGTGAAAAATTTATCATGGGGGAATTTAGAGCATTCAGGGATGATAATGTCTTAAAACCTTTATTAGATGCAATTCCTAAGAAAAAAATGAGTAAAGTAATTAGGAGAGCATTATATGATTATTTTTTCAAAGGGAAAGATATAGTTATGGCAGAGGATGAAGATAGTTATATAGAAGAAATTAAACAAGTTGAAATTAAAATAGAACCTGTGAGAGAGATTAAATTTGATATGTTTGAAGATTAGTCCTGATTTCTCAGGGCTTTTTCTTTTACCCTTTTACCAATACCCAAGATTATGTGCCATTGCAATTGCTAAGAAACTATATGAAATTGTGAGTATAGCTATTATTGTGAGATTGTTTTTGGTGTTTGCAGTCATTTGTTTATTCTCCTACTATTTTATTATTGATATTATTATGTCCTTTATTTTTGTATATATTGAGTTATTCTATTGGAATAAATTGGGGTGAATAATACAGGAATATGTACAATCTGCACTCTAATACTATTAACCATAGCCACAAACTAGTAAAGGGGTGAAAACATGATTACCGATAAACTCAACAAATCAGAGATCAAAGTTTTAGAAGTTTTAAAGGAGCATTTTACAGATACCGATTCTGCTACTAAAATTTCAGTCTTAGCTGATATGACAGGATTAAGTTATTATTCCATTCGGAACATAGTGAAATCTCTTTATATCGCTGGTTTATGTTCTAAGGGCAGAAGGGACGGAAATGGTGAAACATATTATTATGTTGATCAGAAATTAGTTTAAGGAGTTGATGTTATGACTGATTTTATCAAGCCAGAATGTAAAATCATATGTAATGAAGGGAAAGATGTCTATTATCTCATTAAAACTGTTGTGAAAAGTTTAAAGGAAGCAGGGTTTAAGGACAGAGCAAAAGATTTTGCAAGTAAAGTGGATAGTATGGAATATGACGATATTTTGAAATTGTGTTTAGAAAATGTTGAGTTTTGTTTTGTATATAGGTAGGGGGATTTGGGATTAAATTTAAGGAGGAATTATTAATGAATTTAACATTTAGAATTATAGATTATGGTTATAAATTTTCATTGCCAAACACTTTTACAATTACTGATAGGGAATATTGGGGTGAGGTATCATTTGATTATGAACCAACAAAAAGAGATGTTATTGAAGCATTAGTAGATAAAGGATTTTTTAAACCAAGAATAAATCAAGACCAAATTGAAGTTATTGATTGCAATGATGGATATGAATTGTTTGATAATCATTTGGATGGATTACCTTATTGCAAATTAGAAATTGTTTAAGGAGGAATTGATAATGGAAGCAGTTTTCACAAGATTTGACAATGAGGACAATTGGGTTCAGGGTGAATGTGGTGGATTTAGTTTTGATGCAAAATTGTACAATAATCCTTCAAGATTTGGTATTGATGGTGGGAGAATCAGTAAGTTATGTATTCAAAATCAGTATGGAATGATGGCTAACTGGGATAGAGGATGGGATATTGAACCGAGTGAGGAGTTTATGGAAGAATATGAAGCTATTGTAGATTTGTTGGAGAATAGTGATGTTAGGGATTTTGGGTAGGATTTGGGTTAGTGGTTGATTATTAAAATTAAGGAGGATGATTGAAATGAGTAAACGTTTTTGGGGATGGTCATTTCTAATAACTTCGAGTTTAGCTGTAGTTTGTGTAGTTATTGAGATCAGTAAATTTTTCTAATTAATGAAGGAGGATGATTTTTATTATGAAGAAAACAATTGTATATTCGCTAGGTGTTATTTCAGTAATCGAATTTGGAAGGTTTTTAATGGTTTCATCTAATGTATGGTTAGGGTGTGTTGGAATTGTTGTTTCACTAACTGGAATAGGGTTGACTGGATTATTCATTTACAAAAGGACACCAATATTGATAAATGAATTTAAAAGACTACAAAAACGGTAAAAGTATAAAAAATACCCCTCATTTGAGGGGGTATCGGGTAAGGGTATACTCTAACCATGTTTCACCTGCATGAAATACTTCATACAAATGAATATGCCCTACTTATTTGTATTATGCCAGGACACTACCTTAAAAGCTGACTGCCAATATTTACTATTTCATAAAGGGAAAATCCTAATCCAGTTACTCCAGTTAAAATCAAGCCAATTCCTAAAAACATATTAATTCCTTCTTTCAATTTTTATTTTATTTCTCTTTAGTGGATTTCAATTTCTTGCTCACGACCATAATTGTAGTATGACCCAATTCAAATATTCTATACACAGGAAAAGAAAAATTAAAGAAGTAAACTCATTAAGAAAATTGGAGGGAATATTTATGATGAAGTTACTAGAGACACTTTTGAATATCGCTTCTTATGGGATTCTAGCAATGATGTGTGTCACAGTCATTAAAATTGGAATAAAGGTTGTAGGTTATAGAAAGAGGAGGTAATCACTATGCTTCTTGACGCTTTTGAAAAAACTATATTCCCTTACTTAGTGCAAATTGGAGGAATTCTCTTTATATATTCAATCATAGCAAGTGGCTACGTAGTAATGCGTAAACATGATATGAGGGAGTTAGTAGAAAAACTTCGTGCTCTTGTTGTTGGCTATACACTAGTAAAAGGCGGTTTTGTGATCTTAGCTTTTATTAATAAATTGATTGAGAATATGAAAGTTTGAGGTGACAGAAATGGCAGGATTTTTTGGAGATATTGTAAACCCATTTATTGCTAATCCATCTTTAAACACACCAGAGCAATCTAACTTTATTGAAAGAGGGATTAGCAATGGAATTGAAAAAGGTTTTGGTGCAGTTGGAGATAAAATTATACATGCAGGACAGCTAAAAGCTCAGAGTTTTGCAGAGAATTTGCCACAATTACTAGGAATGGGATTAATTTGTTTCTATTGTTATGTCGGATATAAGACTATGTTTAGTCCTGCAAAGAATGATTTATCAAAAGTATTCCCAGTTACAATGGTGTATATCATTTTCAGACTTTTCTGGAAAGTAGTATTGCATATATAGGGGGTTTTTAGAATGTTAGAGCAACTTAATTTTAGGGGTAAAGAATTATTTCGCAAAGAAAAAAATCAATATGAAGTATTTGAAATTACCCCATCTAGATATATAGACCCAGCAAAAGCATTAGAGGAAGTATTGAATCAAATGACTGCTTGTTACGAAGGCAATTTGCGATGGAATTATGAAACTAAGTCCTTTGTGTATAGCAATAGTCCAATATATTATGAGATACTTTATTCAGAAGGGAAAATTCATTTTAACTATGTATTGCCACATAAATATTCCAAAATTATTACAAGAAAGATAGATAAGATTTTTAGGGTAGCAGGTATAAACCAAAAAGAAGATTACTTTCCTAAGATGTTCGGAAATACACAATCTTGTTCTTTCCACCAATCTCGCCACTTCATGTTTAGTCTTTCAACTGATATAAAGGAAACTGGACTTCTTGATGGATTAATGTCTATTGTTGATAATTTAGAAAAAACCGATAATGTACTTCTCCAAATAGGAATTGCTCCACAGGAAGATCATTGGAAAGCAGAGTGGCTTAAAGCTAATCAAAGATTTAAGGCTGGAGATGCTTTAAATGTTCAAGGAAGTATACTTCTTGATGCTGTAGATAAGACATTTAAAATAGGTGATAGTTTCTTTAATCTAGTGGATAGTTTGCTAGGAGTGGATACAAAGAAAAAAGAAACATCTAGAATGGATATGCAATCAAGAAGATTTGAAATGATGGGGAATACAAATTATAGACACGCACATATGACTACAGCAAAAGTTAATTGGAATGGTTATCTAGTAAGCATAAAAGTATTCTGTGATAATTCTAGTCGAACTAAATATTACTCAAGACTATTCAACGCTGCATTCAGAATTTTAGATGCTGATCAAGAGCTTAGGATTGGAGATATAAAAGGATTTAAAAGTAAGGAAAGAGTTTTTGATTCACAGATATTTGATAGAAATATATGGAGTTGTAAGGAACTCAGTCAGTTTCTAAGACTACCAGACCGAAGGATGCAATTAGACTATAAATCAAGTATGAAGAGTATTGAAGTGACAGAGAATCCAATTCCCGAAGAATTACTTAGTGGTAAAATTAAGATTGGTGATGCTAGTTACAAGGGTGTAAAAATTCCTGTATATTATCCTGAAGAATATGCCATGAAAGCAATGCCCAAAGTCCTTGTAGGCCCGATGAGAGCAGGTAAGACAGAGAAATTAAAACATTTCATAATTGAAGCTATAAAATCAGGGAACAGTGTAATTTGTATTGACACAATCAAATCCTGTGAAGTAGTTGAGGATGTTCGGGATTATATGCCTGAAGAGTTTAAGGATAAGTTGGTAATATTAGATTATAGTAATATTAGACTTAGACTACCTTTAGCATTTAATGAACTAGTTGATGTTAAATTTGTAGACCATATTGACGAAATGATGGCTGCTTCCCATCTCACAGGAAGTTTAATAGGATTTGTAAATGCTGTATCTGGATTTGATGATGAATTAACCCCTAAAATGAAGAGAAATCTTAGTGTTGCAGGTAAGGTAGTTTTATCTCAAAAAAATTCAACAATCAAGAATGTTTTCGATGTACTAGAAGAATGTGATATTAGAGAACAATTTATTCAATCTTCTGGACTCCCAGAAAGCAATAGCATGATACAACAATTAAGATTATTAGATGATGGAAAGGGTGGAACAAATTATTCAATGGTATCTGGAATCCTTGACAGGGCAAGTGCAATTATGAATGATTATTGTTCAGAAATTCTTTTATCTACCCCTAGTAATCCAGAGATAAACTTTACTAAATTTGCTAATGAGGGGAAATGCGTTCTTATAAAAATGAGCGAAAATGTATTTGACAGAGAAGCATTAAGACCACTTGTTACATTCCTATATTTTAAAATTTGGTTAGCTGTTGCAACTGCTAGAGCAAATATAGATAAACCAAAAATGTGCTTTTTAGTATTAGACGAAATACATCAATATCCAGAGATAGCGACATTCTTATCTTCTAAGGCTAAGGAAAGTGCAAAATTTGGACTATCTTATATGCTTACTTCCCATTATTTACCAGATATGAAACGTCTTTTACCAAATTTAAAATCAGCAGGAACAAATTTTATTTTACTAGGTGGAACATCCAAAGAAAATTATAAACTGCTAGAAACTGAATTAATGCAAGGGGATGTAAATCTTGAGGAAGCAATGCAAACTAAACCTTTTTATTCTCTAAACATCATAAATTATAATAGAAAATATGCTATTTTTACAACAAAATCATACCCTGAGTGGAAGAAATGTGGTTGGCTTAAAAAAGTAGATAGAAGTAGACTAGATTTAGAACATTCAAAGAAATATGGAGTTCCATTTGAAGGATAGGAGGGGATAGATATGTCTGAGTTAACTGATAATACTCGAATAACCACTAATTGGAATGAAGTAGATAGCTTTCACAAAACTCCCCATAAAGGTGTGGATTTGAGTACGAAAACTGGAACAAAAATTATTGCACAAGACCCAGGACAAGTCCAAATAACAACTGACCAATGGATAGGAGTGGGAATTAGACTTAAAATGGCAAATGGAGATATTGTAGTTTATGGTCATACTTCAGAACAGGATGTTGCTAATGGACAAATGGTTAATGCAGGTGACTTGTTAGGGCTTACAGGGGGTGCTGTGGGTAGTAAAAATAGCGGTTTGACCACAGGTGAACACGTTCATGTAGCCCTCATACACGAAGGGGTTTTATCAGATCCGACAAACTATCTATTTCATCATGGACAAGTACAAACTAATTCAAGTCCTAGTAGTCCATTTCTGTTTCCAGTAATACTTATATTATTAGCAATAATCTTTTATAAATTTCGTAAATTCTTCATCTATGGAGCATTAGCAACATTGGTTTTGGGTATTATATTTATAGTATCCTAAATGAAAATGAAATAAGGACATATTATTTATATTCTTATTTCATTTTAAAACTTAATATAAAGAGGTGTAATATAATATGGGTTATATAAGAAATATATTTAATGGGATTAATAGACTAACTATTAGTAAAAGTCAGATGATTGATTATATAGGTGAAAGGGTAAATATTGATGAAGAAATTATAGATCAGATTCTAAATGAAGAGAAGAATTTTCTGAAAGAGAAAAACATTATGTATTAAAATTAACGTTTTTGGTCTATTTAAGTTGATTTATGGATACTCTTAATATATACTCAAAAGAAGGGAATTGATTTATATGGAATTAGTGCCAAAAATATAATTTTTAATGGAGGGTGAATACGAAATGAGTAGAAAAAATAAATCACAAGAAGAAACATCTGCAACGTCAGAAATTGAGAATGATGCTATATGGGATAAGGGTACAAGAGATGGAGATAGTACAGAGGAAGAGGAGGGGAAGGAAATGCCCCCATTATTATCCCTAAGTGAAAAACTGAGAATAGAAGAAGACAATAGTAAATCAGACAACGGCTTAGTTGAATGGGAATTAGAGAATTGCCAACCTGTAATAATTAATAAAATAGTAGGTAAATATTCAGTCCCAATATCTGGGGGATTATTAGCTACTATGGCAAATGATCTTTTGCTTCATTATAATGAGAAAACACAAAGGGGCAAAAAGCTACGAGCTAAGGGTGAAGTTCCTTACCTTATGGTTTCAAAAGTTAAAAAGATTTATGAAAAACTTATTTCTGGAGAGCTAAATGGAATGCTCATCAGTTTGAATTCCAGAATAATAAAAAACGAGAATGGGGAAATATTAAATCCCCTAAATTATGATTCAGATTCACAAACTCTTAATGGCTCAGGGGAATTAGATGTGGTAGATGGGTGGCACAGAATTTCCGCATGTCAATACTGGCTTAAAAAATGGAAAATTAAAAAGAACAGAAAAATCATCCCTAGTCCTTGGGATTACGAGTTTATCACAGCAATTGAACATAAAGAAGAAGAAAATGCAGGTCTATTATTTGTTGAGTATGGTTCTACTCAATTAAAAATTCAAACATCTAAAATTAAGTTTCTTGATGTTTTTGATTATGCAAATATGATCACTAGAAACCTGATGAAGGGGTCATTAAGAGACAAGATAGAAATAGATAAAAATAGAACAAAGGGTACGAATAATATTGTCACATTTGCTACATTAAATGATGCAATAAATGATAACTTTAAAATTCCAGTAGAGGAAGATGTTGAAAAAATAAGTACCTATTTGAACTTATTTTTCACTAAATTAATTAATATTTTCCCTGAGTATTTTGGTAATATGTCAAAAGAGGACAGATCAATAATGAGGACTAAGGATTTGAATCTTGAATTATTGATGTTTAGAGGTTATGTTGCTATTAGTTCTAGATTGTATGGAAAAGAAAATTGGGAAGATAGTTTGTCAAAACTTAGAAGTGTAATTCAAATCGGTTCATGGCGTGGTACTATACTGCAATCCGATTGTCCTATATGGGATAGAATTTTCAGAGGGGGAGATGAGCGTAAGATAGTTAGTGGAAGTACAACCGTTAAATATTGCAGTAATGTATTAGGCGATTATATTGAATTTGGCATTGATGAAACACTTAGGAAAATTAAAGAAGCTGATGAAGAGAAGTTTAGAAAATTGAACAAGTAAAAGGGATAAAAAAGAGACTAATACTATAAAAAGTATTAGTCTCTTTCAAATTTATCATTATTTTATTTTTAATTTGTTTATGTATTCATCTAAGATAGTTTCCACGTTATCTATATCATAGTACCAAATTTCCAGAAAATTATATCTATTTTTAAGAGCGTATTCTTTCTTACGTATGTCGTGTTCTTTTTGCTTTTCTAGATTTTGTTTCATAAAATAGTTCCCTTTTCCATCGTTACCATCATGGAATTCCCCTTGGTATTCTATAAGTAGTTTATATTGAGGCAAGTAAAAGTCATAAGATAATAATCCATTACCTAAACCAACAAGACCATCAAATTTTTTCTGAGGTATGTAATATTCTTTTCTTAAATCAAAAACCCTCTTGCATTCTCTTTCACCTTTTGATGTACTACATTCTGGACAACCACTATTAAATCCTCCATTTCTACTCCCAATACTAGCTTCCCACTCATGTCTACACTCTTTACATTTCCACCAAACATATTTCTTACTTCTTCGTGTATATTCTTTAGGTGATTTGTCATTTTTATTGTAATCCCATTCTTTACAAAGTTCAGGATTATCTAATAATAAATTGTAATCATCACTTGGTAATATATGATTACAATATGGGCACCCACTATTTTGACTTGTTCTATTATTTAAGCTAACTTTCCATTCATGCTTTGAGTTATTTTTACATTGCCACCATATATCTCTCGGTAATCCGCAAGTTACATCAAAAGGAGTCAAATCTCCATTTAATGTTGGATGCCATTCGGATGCTAATTCAGGATTAAGTGTTGCTAAACAGTTTGATAAACCAACTAATTTCCCAGCACAATATGGGCAACCTTTATTAAAATGTATTTTTGCCCACGTAGAATTGAATATCTCACAACATTTTATATTTAAACATTGCCATTTCATATCTATATCGTTTGCATTATATATTTGATTCTCAATTAATTTAAATGGTTTATTATTATTTTTAACCCACAAGTTGATATTTTGAATTGTATAAGGATTTGTTTTTTGAAATTTTTCAGGGAGTGATTTTAAATTATTTAACTTTGTAAAGTAAAAATAACCTTCTATATCTTTAAATACTAATTTTTGTTTATTATTTATATATTCTTTGCTAACTAATTCAATTCCTAACTCTAAATTCGAAACAATTTCCCTAACCTCTTCAATTGTTTTCTTTCTTGACATAATCTTTTATCAATCCTTCCTTAATAGGTCTATAATTTGGAATAAGACACTCAAACTCTAAGGAAAGTTCAAGCATCTCGTTTTAAAAGTTACAGACTTCGAACCCTGCAACTCAACCAAAAATTAATTTCAAATTTTTAAATCTACATAAAATAGAGACTTCTTTAAAAGCTCAAAACTTACCTCACTCATGCTCTCATATGCTTCCATTTACTCCAATTCCCTAGCATACAAATAAGTTAAAATCTCCCTTTTATTTGAAGGTAACAAAACTTTTTAAGCAAAATATAGTTTTGCTAATACAATTTTTTGTTCTTAAATCCGCACAACAAAAAGGAGAGTTATATTTCAACTCTCCTTAAAACATAATTAACTTATTTTTACAATATCAATCAATCCCATTTCACAAAACTCAAATTTAGCGTATAATAAACATAATAGTTAAGTAATATATTGAAAATCAAGAAAAATAACATTTGTATATATTATTTATTAGTAGTATAATAATTAATAAGGAGGTGAGGACTGTTAGGGATATCTTTTAGAAATATCTTTGGTAAGAAACAGGACCATCCATTCGCTAAAAAAATATCCAAAAGAAGAGAGGGGAAAACACTACATGAAAAAAACTAAAAAGTTCTTAGCTAGTTTGGTAATTATGGGTATGGTTGCTACCATGGTCCCACTAAATGTTTTGGCAGCAACAGGGGTAACAACGGATCGAATTGGTGGTGCAGACAGATATCAAACTGCTAATGCCGTAGCAGATAAGATTGTATCTCCGACTACTGCAATCCTTGCCCCAGCTGAAAATGATAACTTGGTAGATGCCTTAGCGGCAGCACCATTAGCTGGAACCAAATCTCCTATTTTACTGACGCAAAGCAACACCCTGACTGCTGCTACAAAAACTGAACTGGCTAAACTAGGCGTTACAAAGGTCTATGTAGTTGGAGCAATCAGCAAAACAGTCGTCGACCAAGTAAGTGCAATGGGTATTACAGTTACCACTCTCCAAGGCGCTGATCGTATTGCAACTGCGGCTATGATTTCTTCTAAACTCACCACCGCACCAGCAGGTTCATTCGTAGTTGGCTATAATGCTTTGGCAGATGCATTGTCGGTAGCTTCTTATGCAGCAGCTAATAACTATTCTATCTTAGTAGCAAATCCTGATGGAAGCCTTCCGGTATCCGAGGCCACTTATAAAGGTGCTAAAGTTTACACCGTCGGTGGACCTAAACTCGTAGCAGACATCGCTGGTGCTACTCGTCTCGCGGATACAGATCGATTCGCTACGAATAAAGTCGTGCTCGAAACTCTTGGTTACACCTATAACAAAGTCTATGTTGCTAACGGAACACAGGCACACTTAGTTGACTCACTCGTTGCTTCATCCTTAGCTGCCTTAGATGGCGCTCCAATCGTTCTGACAGACACATTTACTGGCGGGGATGCTACTGCAGCTGCCATCGGTACTAAACTTGCTGACAATGCGGTAGTGGTTGCACTTGGTGGAGATCAGGTTGTTACGAATGAAACTTTGGCGAAGGTTACCAAAATAGATTATACTTACACTGTAACAGACGGTAAAGCCCAAATTACGAGGTACACAGGGGATGGTGGAGCTATTGCAATACCAAGTACATTAGGTGGAGTTCCTGTCATAAGCATCGGCTACGACGCTTTTTTCTATTGCACAGGCTTAACTAGTATTAGTATTCCGCAAGGAGTCACAAGTATCGGTGACGGGGCTTTTGCCTTTTGCACAGGCTTAATTAGCATTACCATTCCTAAAGGAGTCACAAATGTATCCAGCTATGTCTTTTACTATTGTCCAAACTTAACTACTATTAACTTTAACTCGGCAACAACAACTATATATGATGATTCATACACAATTCCAGACACAACAAAGATTATAGGATATGCCTCATCTACCGCAAAAGATTACGCTACAAAATATGGAAACACGTTCGAAGTTATACCAGAAACGTTAGCTGCTTTAATGGACAGGATTCATACTTAAATATACACAACAAAAAAGAAGAGTAAAACTCTCCTTTAAGCTAAACTATAATTTCCACATATTCCCTATTGTAAATAAACCATAACCATGTTACATTTACCTTGCTTGATACCAAAGCAACCAAGTGTAGAATATTGTTCTACATTCTTCAAAGGAGATTATGCCTTCTTTGAAGAGGGAAGAAGATCATATTAATTTATGGTCTTCTTTTTAATTATCTATTTTGAATCTAGGTTTTGATACGTTGGTTCATTTTCGATCCTAAATACTTTTAATATACCTTAACCCATTAGTAGAACTACCAGTATATAGGACTTCACAATCAACAATTTTATTTATGCGTTGAGTTGCTAAATTTACTTCCTTTGCATCAATTTGTATAAGTGTAATATCATTCTCTATACAAAATGCAAGTTTATTCTTTTTAACTGGAGATGTATTATTTACTTCCACAGCAATTTCTATTTTACCTTTGTGAGAAAATGCAATATCAAATATAAAGATACAATCAGCTACTCCTTTATATTTGCAAAAATTACATGGATGAGACTTAAAATATGTATAGTCTTCATCCATAATTAAAATATTTTGATTCCACTTGCCACGTTCACTATCTGAAAATCTTGTATCAAATAATTCACAATCTTCTTCATAGGTATATGCTTTAATACATTGACAACACTGACCACTATGATAAGGTTCCATTACACCTGATTCTTTATAGACATAGGATTCCATTGACCCAAATCCCATTCTGTCTATATCTATATGAAATCTGTATCCTTCTTGGTCTTGAAAAATAACATCTTTATTGACAATCCAGTCCATTAGATACCCTTTGTTGTAATAATGTAATCCACCTTCATTTGACTTTAGTTCTGTAATCTTCAAAATTTAAACATCTCCTTCAAAATTGATATAAAAATAAGAGAGTATTATAACTCTCAAAATATAAATTCAAATTCTGGACATAAATATTGAGCTTGTCTCAATATTTTGGACAGAGATTATGACGCTTCATAATCTAACCTGCTTCGTCGTCCCTATATCCCTAATTCATACACTTATCTATAAGCAAAAGGGGATTCTCTGTATTAAAGTATAGAGAAGTCCCCTTAACAATATATATTAGAAATTTATGTATCTTCTATTAGATTCTATATCCATATTATTATCTTTTAAATATTGCAACATAATTGGTTTAATCATTGACTTCTTAAATGTATCAGATTTAATATCCAATAATTCTTTTACTTTTGCTTTACTTAATCCTTGTTCAAGTAGTGTTTCATTCAAAATCAATCCATCTCTATAATCTTCATCTGCTAAAACTTTATCAAAGAACTCAATCAAAGTTTCAACTACATCTTTTTTATTCTCTACAACCTTACCACTTTTCTTTGATTGATATTTTAATCCCCAATTATATGTAATTTGGATATCAGGCATAGCTTTTTCAATAAGAGCATCAACTTCTTTATCTCTGTTTATCAAATAAGCATAAGTTTCAGGACAACCACCATCTACATATCCACGAGATTTAACTCTATTTAATGTTTGTACTATTAATGAACTAATCACAGATACTTTAACTTTCTCAAATTCCTCTTGTTTGTATTTTCTATTGCCTTTGATTGGAATAAGAGTAGTATCTAAAGAATTAAATTTATCTGCTGATAGTTCATTCTCACTTACTGAACTTGTAAAATACATTAATGGATATATTGCATCTGGTAAAAGTTGAATCCCTAATACAAATATTAAATCAAACTCACTCCATTTATTACTTCCTATTGTCCTTCCATAATGAGTAATATCAATTTGATCTATTTTCTCATATCCTTTAAATGCTTCTCTAATAATCTTATCTCTTTCTTCACCATTAGTAACTATCAATACTTTTTCAGCATCAGTTATTTTGCTTTTAATATCTTCAATAATTGTATCTAATAACCCATCCTCTAATCCTTTTCTCATTGATGCAGAAGAACCAGTTACTCCATTAAAAATGTTTAAGTGCATATTCTTATATGATTTAATTTGTGGTAAATCTCTTACATCTGACTTGTTGTTAATCTCATATAAATAGTTAATACCTGATGTAGCGTCTAATGTTACTTTGTAGAAATAAGGATTATCCATATCAATGTACTTATATGTAATTATGGATTTATATTTTATATCGTCACTAATATTTACATACCCACCAGTAGCTAACATTGTTCTAATTGCCAGATATGATTCTTTTGCTTGTTTATCTTTGCAAGTGAAGAATAATTCATCTAGTCCTTCAGGCACTTCAATATTTTCAAAGGTAGAAAAGAATACGCTATTTTTCTTTATGTCATATGGCTTTAAAAATTCCTTCTTAATCTTAGTTACAAAACCATTAAATCTATCATAAATATCTTCATTACCCATATTCATAATTGCATTTTCCATTGCACAGATTGAGTTCATGCTGACTGTCATAAATTGAACATTGTTTATGGCTTCATCCACAATCAATCTCTCCCTATAAAAAGTATTATATTTACCATGTTTAGTGTTAATTCTTTTATCAGACCACTCACATAATTTATTTACTTCATCTTTGTCAATCAATTGTAGAAATCCATTATGAGTTAATACAATCACTGGATATTCTTTTAATTCTTCATTATCAATGGAGTTTCTTTTTCTATCATTAAGTTTATCAAATCCACTGTGATAAGCATAAGCTAATTCTATTCCTGCTTTTCTATTAATTGATCTCACAGTTTCATCGCAATCTTCTTTTGTAAGTTTTAATATAATTGTCCCAGAATATGGTTGTAATAATTTGTTGTTTAACATGTAGGAAATACCATTATTCATTGCTGTAGATTTTCCACAACCAGTAGGAAAGTTGACTATTGCTTTCTTATCTCTGATAGGGTAAAACATAATGTAATAAAGTAATTGTTTAAGTCCTTTGTAGTATTCTCCACCACTAGGAATAATGACGTTGTAAGTTGCTAATTCTTTGATTGTTAATTCTGTTGCTTCTGCTACATGTTTCTTTTTTGTTTCAAGTTCCATCTTTTCTAGAAATTCTTTGTAATTCATCATTGTTAACATCTCCTTCAATATTGTCCTTAAAAATATAATAAACAGACAGGCACTAAGGATTGTGCTTTTCGGATGGCCTACCCTAGTCTGTTTATTTGTGCCAAATTAAGACACACAAAAAGCACCTCAATAAGAAGTGTTTTTAATCTGCCATAATTTTTTAATAAAAGGAGAGCTATTTTAACAATAACTCCCCTAAACCCTATAAAATCATTTTACACTTTTAGAATACCATTATTTACGTCACTCATGCTCCTATTTACTCCATAATGCTTCCATATACTACCCAATCTGTTTTGAAAATCACGATCAATTAAAATTCCAATTTTAATCTGTTAGAGATTATGTAAGTCAATTACACTAATATGAGCCATATTTAAGAGTTTGAAGTATAATGTGATACATAAATTGGTATAAGATGTAGAAATTTTACTTAGAATATTTGACATAATTATTTCTCCTTTTATAATTATTATTGATTTGAATTATACTGTTGGAGTAATGCTTTTTTGTACATTTTCAATAACATGTTTAATTGCTACTTCTGCATCTGCCGTAGCCTTAGCTAAAACTTGATTATAAATTTCCTTCATCATATCTTCTGATACAACAATAGGAGATACACTAACAGGCGTAGGAATAACTTCTACTGGAGTCTGAATTTCTGGTGTAATTGGAGTTTCTGGAACTATTTCAGGAATGTCTTCAATCACAGGAATAGCAGGTGCTTCAGAGGTTTGGATATCTTCAGGAATACTTGGAACTTCGTCTAAAATAGGCTGTATTGAGTTGAATTGTTCAGTTTGGATGATTGGTTGGGTATCAATATTTGGAACGCTTAGAACATCATTTAAACCTTGTTTTAGTTGATTAACGCAAGGCTCAATTAATGATTTCCATTGATCTGATGTCAACTTAATACCATACTTCTCAGCAATTATTTGGGCTGATGCTAATGCAGAATTTAGTTTCTGTTCATTATTAAGTCCCAACTCTTTTGAAATTTGATTTGAGTATGCAACCGCATTTAGCGATATGACCTTTGCTGTTTCAAGTTGCTTTGTTGATAGATGTTGACGAATAAAAATAACCAAATAACCCACAAGAATAGGTGTAGCCGTAGTAACGATAGTGAGAATCAAATTGTACAAAATTGTAGTAAAATCCATGTTCTTACATCTCCTAATTATTTATTTGTTTATATTAAAAAAGAATTACCTTTGTTAGATAATTCTTTAAGATAGTTGTCCAATATTGTTTCAATATTATCAAAATCCCAATACCAAATCTCTAAAAAATTATATCCATTAGATAATGCATATTCTTTCTTACGCTTATCATGTTCTTGTTGTCTTGCGAATTGTTTTTCTGCAAATTCTAGTCCTTTGCCTTTAAAATCTATTGGCTTCTCATGTTGTTCTCCTTGAAATTCTATCAAAAGATTATATTTTGGGACATAAAAATCGTATGATAATAAACCACCACCTAAACCAATAAGCCCTTTAAATTCTTTTTGAGGTATGAAATAAATATTATTTTTATTATTGAATAATTTAATTGCTTTTTCTCCTACTGATTTGTTACATTCTGGGCAACCGTTATTATTTCTTTTACATATGGGCGTTTCCCATTCATGTCCACATTCTTTACATAACCACCATGCGTATTTGCCACTTCCACATGTTACATCATAAGGAGTCAAATCTCCATTCTTAGTAGGATGCCATTCTTTAGCTAGTTCAGGATTAAGTGTTGCTAAACAATTCGATAACCCTACTTGTCTTCCAGCACAAAATGGGCAACCTGCACCAATACTAATATGCCCCCAATCACATTTAAATTTTTCCCCACATTTTAGACACTGCCATTCTAATTTTTTATCAGACCCATTATATTCTTTGCTAACAAGTATAAATGGTTTATTATTAAACGTACACCATAATTCTATGTTTTGAAGTGTATATGGGTTTGTTTTACCAAATATTTCAGGCACTCCTTGTTGTTGTAAGGTTACTAAGGATAAGGCATAGAAATACCCTTCACTATCTTTAAATATCAATTTATTATAAGCTCTTATATATATATCACTTATTAACTCTAATGGTATATTATTTAATTCTATTAAGAGTTTAATATTTTGTATTGTATATGAGTTAGATTTATGAAATTTTCTCGCTTTTTTATTAGTAATAAGATTATTCAATTCAACCTCATAATAGTAACCATCTTTATCTTTTATTAATAATTTTTGGTAATTATTTATGTAATATTTAGTTAGCAATTCATATCCCAAACTATTAATAATTTCTTCAACCTCTTGGATAGTATGTTTCTGTGAGTTTTTACGTCCTCTATCTGACATTATTTAATTTCCCCTTCCGTCATAGAAAAGCACAAATGGAAGAAGAGACCCATGTAACGGCATAAGTCTCTAGTTTTACACTTATTAGACTTCGAACCCTAATAAGAAACCATATATTTATTATTTATTTAACATTGAAATTATGGAATCTAATTTATCTTTATTTTCAAGTCTAGTTTCCATAGCAAACGCTTGTTCATCCTGAATGAGAGAAATTAATTCTTTGATTCTATCAAATTCATCATTCTGTTTTGAAAGTTCTTGCATCGTATTATCATCAATTCGCTGTATTAGTTTTTGTGTAGCTCTAGATTGGACATCTCCTCCTACCATGATGATAGGTAAAAATACCAATTGGAGAAATGCACTAGAAATGAAGAAAATTATGGTTTGAGCAGGAGGGTAAATGATTGCAAATAAAATCATTACTGTGAATAAATACGCACTCCACATTGTGCCAACTTTTAATGTGATTTGAGTAGCTATATATTCATTAAAACTATTTATTTTATTTTTCATTACTTAACTCCTTAAATTCCTCCAACACCTTATCTGGATTTTCACCATCTTGTGGAACAACATTTTCTTTGTCTAAGCAGAGTTTCTGCATAATAAACGTTGGGAATGTGACATTATGAATTCCATTTGCAGCACCGTCTTTGTCTCCAGAAACATGATGCTGAAAACAGAGGGCTAACATGTTCCTCACGTCATCCGCATTTTTTATATCCGTATTTTTAAGAAGTCTGGAATAACCATATACATCAAATTCCAAGAGAAATTGCTTCAGTTTTGTAAAGTCGCAAACATTTTGGAGACTCCATTCGCAACCCAGATGGTGGATTTGGATATTTTCTTCAGTCCCACAAATATAGCATCTGTAGTGTCCGTCTGCTTTAAGTCTCTCTTTACTATGTCTAAAGTCAGGAGATTCTACACGGTCAATATGCTCTGGTATAATTACTGTTTCTGTGAAATGCTTAGTCATTTCATGTGCTTCAACTGTCATTTAATTCTCCTTCTATCTTATTTTCTTGTCAAAAGATAAACTATTGTTGAAATCAAGCCAGAAATTAAAGCTGTTAACCACCAAGGTGGCTTAGACATCCAGTTATTTTTTTGGGTATTTAATTGCTCTGCTAAAGTGGTAAATTGAAAAGCAAATTGATTCATTAATTCTTTAGTTTTTTCATCTGATTTTGCTATAAAATTATTAATAGTTTCCTCAATACGAGTAATTCTTTTATCTGTTTCACTTTGGGCTTTTTCGAATTGTGTCGTTTGAGCATCTTCATGGTCTTTTTTCCATATTTTTAAATTGTCAACTTCTTGCTTTAACAGTGCAAATTTTATAGCTTGATCTTGTTTATCTTCTGATTCACCCATGCTTAAAATCAACTCTCTTTCTTTACTTTTGTCCCTCCTTCATATATAATGTATGTAGCCAATCATTTGTAACGAAGGATTGGTTAAGATAGATAGCAGGAAGGACAAATTTCTGCTATCTATTGTTTTATTTCGTAGAGAGATGTTGATTATATTAAAATTACTTTCCTTGTAAATAATTACTTACTGCGATAAGAGTCTTAGCTGAATCAGCACCTGATAAATAAACTTCTCCTGCTACTCCTAATTTTGGCCCACCTACAGTAATAATTTTTAAAGACTTCATAGCGTCAGCATGAACAGCAGGTAAAGAATTTCTACAAAACATAGCACAGTTTCCGTTTAATCTACTTAAAATAAGAGCACTTGAAAAGTCAGAGGGAGAAAAATATACAATACAAACATCCATTTTAAAATCGACTCCTTTATTATTATTTATTATTGGTTTGATGATTGGTTTAACTGGGGTAGGTACTGGCGTTGGTTTAGGAACAACTGGACTACTCTTCACAGCAGTTTCAAATGCGTCATAATTCCATCCACCCTTTAATGCAGGAACTTTACTATAAGTACATCCTGGGCATTGGGTTAGTGTAACTTGCCCATGAGGATAACAATTATCAAGTGTCAAATTATATTGACTCATTAATTTCTTGACTAATTCAACTAAACCATTAAATTGTGCTATTGGCATAGGAAATTTAGTAAAGTCTCCTGCAATGCCTATTCCAATAGAATTTTGATTCCACCACTGATCTCCTTTTTGAGAATATGGCGGTTTATCACTTAAACAATGAGAACCTTGATAATTTAATGGTCTTCCTTGTCTAATTGTTCCATCTGCTTCAACACCAAAATCATATTCTGGAAATTGATATGCGTGAGGATTCCATCGTTTAAGAATAGAAACACTTGGAGATTGACCATCACCCATGTGGTGTAGAACGATTGCTTGAATTTTACGGTTATATAATGTTGACATTATTTCACCTTTCATCTCCTATAAATTTTAAAGAACTTTTATTTTTAATAATACAAAATAACATTTGCTATTCCCTTAGCAGTTAATTTATCAGAATTTACTTTTGCTGATGCTTCTGTTGAACTAGCTACTATTTGACTTGAAATAGTTGAGTAAACATTATATCCTAGTGCCTTTAACTCTTCCTGTTGTTTTTGAATTTCTGCTGTCTTAGTAGAATTTATTGGAATCGTTTGCACATGATATAATTTATTATTATCAGGTATTGGTTTTGGAGCATCCACAACAACCACATTCAATACAGTATTCATCCCTTTATAACTTATAGTAACTAAACAATTTCCAGCTACTAATCCATTTATATTCCCATTATTAAAACTAACATTAGCATTCGAAAATACAAAAGTTGATAATCCTGTAATAACTGATGCAGTATTATCTGAGTATTTAGCTATAATTGAAATCGGGGAAAAAGTTCCTACTGTCAAAGTTAATGTCAAAGGATCAACATTAATTGATACTAAACTTGGAGTGGGAATAGGTTGAGGATTTGGATTTTTCCATGTAGCAGTAGCACTTGCTGTGTGAGAAATATTATCAGGAGAAACCCATGTTGTATTAACTTCAATTTCTTCTTCTGTGCTAGATTGAAATGCAATTATTATTACTCCATTATTATCAGCAATATTAGGAGTATATATTTGACCACTACGCTTGACTTGAATACTCACATTTTGGTTAATAACTGGAGTTAAACCATCCATTGTAGATATTGTAACATTGTTATTTGCTCCATCATTAACCATAGATGATTGAAATGTAGTTGTAAGTTTATAATCATGAGTGATAGGAGTAGGATTTGGCTGAGGCTCTGGTTGAATATCTCCATCAGTCATAGAATACATTACAACTACAAGAGGGAGGAAATCTGCTCCCATCCAAAAATAGCCATTATCTCCCCATGAATTTCCCCATGAATTTAAAATTTTAAATAGCCCTTGTTTATATCCTGTGATCGTGGTCTCATGATATCCTGCAAGTGTTTCTTTAGTTGTATCTGGAATAGGGATAGTAGAATTTTGGGAATTTATGGAATAAAATGAACTCCATACAGGAATTTCTATAGTGACTGGATTTTTTAAAGTAATTAATGCGTTTTTAATATCATCACTTGTTTTTACTGCTGCATAACCAGTAATTTTATGAGGGGTAGCATTAAGAATTAGCGAGTCTTTAATAGGATTAAAATCATTTAAGATTGCTGGATATTCTTCATTAACTGGAAAACTAGTATAGTCACAGATACCAAAATCCACTAATTCTTGTAGTGCATCTTGAGGCATCATTCCAACGCCTTGATAAGAACCAATCTTTCGGCAGGCGTATACAAATCCAACAGATAATTGCGTATATTTACCTAGTTGCTGTTCTTCACCTATTTCTCTACAATAAGCTAGACTATGTGCAACACAACTGCTTACTGCTCCTTGGTTCTTGATAGGATAATTATATGGTAATTCAAATTCATCTGGGAAAACTACTGTTGTTTGTGATGGTGGTATTAGTCTAGATATGTGCCAATCTCTTGGATCTGGAATTGATTTTTCTTGACGTAAAGGAATAGATTTGTAATCAAATTCTAACATATTTTCATCTCCTAAGTTTTAAAATATAATAAATTATAGTAAAAAGAAGATAGCACTAAACTATCTCCTAATCACTAAAACATGAAATTATCCATTTCTGAAACGTAGGTTACAAGCCACTTACAGAGGTTGAAAAATCGTACCAAATAAAAGAACGATTTGAAAGGGTTAAACTATATAATATTATTTATTAGTTATATAAATCACCATATTATTTATCTATGTTATCTATTTTTTAATATGATAAAATATTATTTTGCGTTTTTATTTCTTATAAAAATAGACTAAAATAAAAAACAAGCATTAAAGTTTTTAAAATAATATAGCAGATTCTAATTGAGAATGAGAGTATATTTCATACTCCATTCTCATATTTAATAATACTTTGTGAATAATAAATTTCCGTCGGATAATACATCGAATACGTCATACTTCTAATCTTAACATCTTCTTTATAACTTTTTTAATAGTCCTTTTTAAAATACTTTTATTCATGGGTTTCAAATATTTTCTGATAATAAACTCATAGTCCTTTTTATGAAAATCTTCATAAAAGTTCTTATAACATTTATCCTTTTTAATAACTCCATAAACTAATCTTCTGTTGATTCTTGATGCGTCTTCAAATTTCCCAGGCTTAACAGTTATATTCTTAATAGACTTTAGTACATCATCCCCTTTTTGCGAATTACATAATACTACAGATGTCCCTTCACTATTTTTTAATGCCTCTGGAACTCCCCAGAAGTCTCCGATTGTAATATCTGCATTTCTAGGCATCTTAGCAAATTGGCAATCATGACAAGATTCTCTGCTATAAACTGAACGTAAAAATCCAACAGTAAAGGGATCATCGTTTACAAGACTAAAATACTCCTTATTGTTTTCAAAGATAACTTTCATTCCGGAATTTTCCCATCCTACTTTCTTATCCCTGAAACTAACTTTGGAAATTTTAGAATCATATTTTCGTTCTAGATATTCTAGGTATGCGGTATATGCTATCTCTGATGGTACGCTATGGCATATGATTTCGCAGGTGATAATGTTATCTGCGATATCATCCGTTACAAAAGTATTTAACGCAGCTATTTGACATGGGGTACCCGAAAACAAAACTATGTTTTTTTTCGCAATTTTAGTAGCTTCTTTATAACTATCATTCACATGACTTTGAATGTACTTTGCTCCCCTGAGCCTATGCAAGTCATTTTCATTATTTATGCATATATGCTTTGCTAGAAAACTTTCATCAAGAGCAACTCCATAAACATAACCATTACGGGAAACAATCTGCTTTGCTAATTCTGTGAAAACTCCGCCAGATGTACTAGCTTTAATAGTTTCAATATCCTTACTATAAACTGCATAAACGTAAGGGTTCTCATTTTGGATTAACTGTTTTTTATTAAGTAGGGGACAGTGTTTAGCACAGTTTCCACATCTACTACAATTCTCATTTACAATAGGGTGTATAAAACCTTTCTCGTTTAATTCCATGGAAATTGCATTTTTGGGGCAAGCATTATAGCATCCAGAACACCCTGTGCACGTTCCAGAATTAACAACTTCAACGATTTGCAAATTTCCCTTTTTCATCGAACATGACCTCCTAAATATTTCTATATTATGTTATGTTCGACACGGAATGACCAAAACCTTTTGATTGAAAAGATACATTAACTCTTCGTTCAACTACGTCATAAAATTTATTCTATTTCTTTTGTCATTATTCTCATTCTTTTTTCCAATTAGTTTAGGGAACCATTTATTTATTACATACACAAAAGGAACGCATATTAAAAGTTCAACAAGTATTACTCCTAAATATATTAAAAAAGAAAGTGTACCAAATTTACTAAAATATAAAATTACTAAATGCGCTATCCTAGAATTAAAATTGTAAATTAATCCATTACAACCTAGGAATATAATACTATTTTTAGATATATATGATAATGATTTTGTAGGCAACGACAGTTTAGACAACATAACGATAAATATTACTCCCGAAATAGAGGTAAGTAAAAATAAAATTGGATTACCATGGCTAGATGATGCCATCACTACCACCGGGTCATGAAATGTAAAAAAATCATTATTTAGTTGAAATGTGAAGCTAACAACAACCAGTGATGTTACCATTGCTATTAATCGTTTAGATAAGGAAATTTTTTGACTAAATAAGTTGAATTTGCTAAAAATGATACCCAATAGATATAATGAATAAGCAAATATAGACTCTTTAACATACCAAAAGTTTCTCGCTGGAATACCCTTCAATTCTAAAAAATAATTAATTGTCCAACCCGTTGCGAAAAAGCAACTTGCAATAATTACGATTTTTTGAATAGTTGTAGCATACTTACCAACAAAATAATGTATAACCTCTACGCTAAACAAGCATACAAGAAACCAAGTAACTGCATTAAAGAATGGTGTCCCTGATATGATCATTTTCGCAAACCCTTTAGCATAGAAAACTATATCTACAGAACTATGTTTCCAAATTAACAAAAATATAGCATTAATTATATTAAAGAAAAACATTGGAATTATTCTAGTCATGAATTTTAATTTAAAATATCTCTTAAATGATATATCTGTATTTGTTTTAGATACATATCCAGCCAGTACAAAAAACAATGGCATATGGAATGAATATATGAACTTAAATTGCATAAATTCTTCCGAAATATTACCTTTAATAGTTGCCACTTGTTCGATAAAATGACCATAGAATACAAGTATCATTCCATATGCTTTAGCAATATCAAGCCAAACTATACGTTTTTTGTCATTTATCATAAAAACCCCCTGACTATGAATTATATTATACACTTTTTTAGCCAGGGAGTCTATGCTAAATATTCTTCGGTTAATGCGTCAACTGTAAAATTACTTAATAACCGTGCCTGTTCCCCTGTCAATAACTTGCGAAACATCATACCCTTGAAGTATCGTACCCGTTGCACCTGTTTCAACAATAATCAAGTTCGATAAAGTTGCTGTGGAATAGCAATTTATAACTCTGTTATTATTCCCTGTGATATAAATAGGTTTGTTAATTGTGCAATCTCGTAGAATATTATTGTTTCCGTCAACTTCTACACTATTACTATTAACCGCTGTGACAACATCATTGTTAGAGAACTTCATGCTATTTCCACTAATTAGCACGCAATCATCAGCACCAAAATAGTTATTTATAATTTGGTTTGCACTACCTCGAAATATAGCAGAGTGACCTGTTGCCTTATCGATTATATTGTCAACTACCATACATGTTGTCCCATCTAAGATAAGCCCTGTAGCAATCACTGTGTGCTTTGTCGGTGTCACTCCGTCACCGACAGTAAAGTATTCAGACCAATTACCAGTATCGACAATTTGGCAATTACTGATTCTAGATTTATCGACCCCTGTTATCAGCGCACTCGCCGCTTCACTTTCTAGTAATTGTGTTGATGTAATCCCTCCACAATTCCTAACAAGCACAAGTCCGTCGAGTATAAGCGTCGATATTGGATCAGTTACTTTCCCTACCCAAATACCCTGTGATGGGCAATCGGCAATAATGCTGTCTTTTATCTTCGTGTAATAGCTACCACGTGGATGAAAATAGATACCCACATTACAACCGTCTGTGTTCACTCTATCAATCAAACACGCATCGATGTAACCATAAGCCGAAATACCCACCGCTAAGCCTGTGCAGGTAATACGATATAATTCGCATTGATCTGCGCCAGTTAATAAACTTATGCCACAGTGTTTGCCATTATTTGCTACACTAAACAACCCTTGGGTATTGGAATTTAAGACCATGCCTTGTATCCCAATCTGAGCAATCCTTACGCCATATGCACCAATTGTTGATAACTCAATGGCTGCTATATTTGCGTTAAGTAGTGCTAGTTTAGACCCCATTTCCGAGGGATAAACTCCGTTTGGATAACCACTATAGTTCCAAATGTCGCCTTCAATATGAACATTCGTGGTAACTCTTACGGCGGTACTCACGGAGAAGGTTTTAGCTGGGACTCTTACTTTCCCACCTCTAGTCCCGAATGATGCTATAGTCTGAGGAAAACCCGCAAATCCGTCACTTGCAACATAGGGGTCTGTGGCACTCCCCGATCCAGTACAGTAGACGGAAGGGTCTCCATCTGCTTTAAATGGCACACCATTGATATTGGTCACTTTTCCACCTGTTGTGGAATCTGATATTCCTAGTATGACTGCTAAGCCTGATGTCGTTCCATAGCTTAATGCAAAAGTAACTGCCCCTGTCGGTATTGCAAAGGTTCCATTGGGAGTTGCAGTGGAATAATTGGCAGATCCTGTTGGCTTTATTTTTGTGCTTGAAATATCGTAAAAAATTAAGGCACTTGACCATGTTGAGCGACCAACGATAGTTAAGTACTTAGATAAGCCACAAGCTAATTTGTTCGTCGTTACTCCACCTGGGGATGACACGTTATTACCTGTACTATAATCAATGCCTGTTTCTGAAATAGTAGCTCCAACTATTACACTGGTTGAAATGGTTGGCATATTTGTTTCATTGGCAGAGATCCGAGCCGTATTACTATCAATGAGATCGCTTGTATTTGATAAGACGAAACAATCTAACACTTTGATTGTTGTAATTTTTGTTGCTGACGAAACATGTCCCACCGTCAATTTCGCGTATAAAAACGAATCCCCTACTTGTAGAGTGAAATTTGCACCAAAGAGCCAATCGGTATCATTAAGTTGTATCGTTGGTGCGGAAGAATCAATACTTAATGCAGTAACAACACCGTTGCGCTTAATACTCAGGATTCGAGGTAATGGCGATAAACTTGCAATATCGTTCGTGCTAATTTTAAAATACAAAGTCACGGACATATTTTTAGCAACAAGTCCTACAACTTCATTCTTGAATTTAAAGTAACTTCCATCACCTGTCGATCCTATAGGGATTGAAAAAGTTTTTGATGGCGTGTCGTAAGTTGCACCATTAAGGGGCGCGGTTCCATCATCAGTAAGAACGACTGTTTTATATTTTCCACTGGTGATTAATGGGTCTTGCATAGCTGAGGCAATATTATAGTAATTTGTACCATTAACGGCAAGGGCTGTGCTTTGATACACTCCCCCTGCTGTCCATGCTGAACCGTTCCAGTAGTACCATTTACCGTCTGCTGTTACTATATAAATCCCTGTTGTTCCTGTTGGGAAAGCTGTTTGTAGTAATGCTAATGTAGCATAGGTCGCTTTAGGTGATCCACTTGCAATACTTGCAATTTGTGCATTAATATCTACTTGATTAGCCTTTAAATTAAGTTGTGTCAGATTATCCGCCTGTAGTTGATTAGTTTGGGCTATCTGTGTCGTATGGGTATTAACTAAATCTTGTATATTTCTAATTACTGGTTTAGACATTTATTTAGCCTCCTTAATTAATTTCCCGATATTGTCAGGAATATCTTCAATATAATAGATCTTAAATTTACGACAATTATCTCTATACGATCGCCAATTCTTTAAAATTAGGCACAAAAATAGACAGATAATTAATCTGCCTAAATCTACATATAACCTCCAATTTAATTAAATTTATTTAACATTCTTTGTGAGGCGAAAATTAATTTTGTCGCCAATATTTAAAGACCACCCAATTAAATCAATGGAAATTAAATTAGCATTTTCTGAATAACTATCTCCTACGGACAATTGTTGACCAAAAGTTAAATCCGTCACATTTAAATCGTCTGTAATAGGGTTGTAACTTAGGCTATGCACCACATTTGATATCCCACTTGAAACTGCGGTATATGTCATTATCTTTATTTTAGTAGCCATCAAAGCATTTGTAGTAGAAACATCTACACTATTATGAAAAAATCCCACTGTTCATCTCCCCTTTTTGTAATTTCTAATATTGTATTAAGATAACTCCCCTAAAAAATTAAACGTAATACCACCCTCTACGATTACAAAACTACTTATAAGATAATCTTTCGTAGTAGCATCAAATCCTTGACTTGCTCTAAAAAATATTGGATCACTATTATTGATTTTTACATGACAACTTTGATCATTTAAAAAACTAAATTTACGAAATGATTCATAAGAAACCGATAATATTATAAGTTCTTGATTGGGTGTGGAAGTTTGAAGATCACTAGACCCCATAAATTGACTCATATTTTGACTCATAAAAATTCCTCCTTTTTACAATGTATAATAATCGCGATTACAAAGAGAGATAGCTTAAAACTGTCTCCAAATCACTAAAATATGAAATTAACCGTTTTTGAAACATAGGCTACAAGCCACTTTGCGAGGTTGAAATTACATTAAAAGATGCCTTTTATTTGTTTATTTTACTTCATCTTTTTTCGCACTTAATTCTGCTATTTGTTTTTGTAATATTTCTATTTGTGTGTCCTTCATAGCTATATTTAGAGATAACTTTCCAATTTGATCAGATAATTTTTCTATTACCAAATTTGCGTCTACATTCATTTTTATACCCATCCTTTATCTTGAATTCTTGAATTACACAACAGTCATTTGCGGAGTTGCTAAGATTGCATCACATTCTGTCTGAGTTATACGAGTGGGAATTTTTTCTTGAACATATGCTCCATCAATCGTTCTCATAACCCACATATTAAGAATTAGTCTATATGCTGGACTATTCATAAGTTTTCATCTCATCTTTCATTATTATAGTAATGAAGTTATAAATTCTTCTATAGCTGAAAGTCTGTCTGAATCACTTGGAGGGGGTACTATAACGACAGGAGTAATTTCAACAAATGCTGAAGTTGTATAATCATACATATGGGTATCATACTGAACAGTGCTATTTTCACTATTCAGTATGGGTATAATTTCTGTACCATCAGGTAATATGATATTTGAGGGATAGGGTTCGTCGTTACCCCATCCCTGAATTGATAATATTTTTCCTGTAGCTTCAACAACAGACGCGAACTCTCTCACAAATTTAATCTCCTCTCTTCTTAATACAGGTAAACTGTTCCTGCGAACCCAGATGCTCCTCCAAATATAGTAATCGTGTTAACATCCACATTGTAATAACCAGGAGTATAACCTCCAGCATCTTGAGCAAACATTACTATTGGTCTGTAACCTAAATTGTGCGTAAAGTTTATAGATGAGCTTGATGTGACAGTTCCCGCCCAGTATGTCATGTAATTTCTACCTGTTTTATTATAACCTAATGCAGAGGTCATAATACCAGAACAAGTAATATTGCCAGTTGCTGTTAGTGTACCCCCTACAGAAACAGTGGCTCCATAGAAATAGCAACTATTGTCGAAAGAAGATATATCTGTATGTATTACTCCACCTGCATCCATACTCGCGACATTAAGACTATCCCCACCCTGTGCTACCGAATGTATCATAGTTAGGTATGGAAGATTGTATGAACCGCTAGCTCCGATACCCATTTCGAAACATTGTGTTGTTCCGTTGAACCCTTGTATTGTAGACTGCTGTATTGATACATAATTTGAATCCGCAGTCTGTAGGGTTGACCCTGTAATAGTTACCCCTGAAATAGTCCCAGCTATCAAATTTCCAGGAATTGAAACATTTCCATCTGCACTAATGGTAACAGGATTCTTACCTGTCATACCAAACTGAGCAGAGCCATCTACATTAAGCATAAATGTTGGTTGATTAGCATTATATGTAACTATACCGATTGTGGAATTTGTTCCACCTAAGACATCCCTTCCCATTGCAACACCTGTTAATATTGGTGATGATGCCGTTCCAGCGTTACCGTTAACATAGGTGCGACCCTCAAATGATCCGTTTATACCAGCAAATATCTTAGGTGTTATGATTGAATCACCTGAGATCGTTACCTTTAATCCATTCCATTCTGATACCCAATCTAATAGGTTAGCATCTACTCCGTTTGTCCCATTCATTCCATTTGTACCGTCAGTGCCTTTGATTAACGCCCATATATACATACTGACTGATAAGGAATCCGCTAACGTAAAGTCTGTATATTGACCTAAATAAGTACCCACAGTTTCGCCAGAATTTGCAGTAAATGTAGCTCCCCCATCATTAGAATATTTTATATGGAGATAAGATGTTTGACCATTTGTTCCATTTACCCCAGGAGTTCCGTTTGTCCCATTATTCCCGTTTAATCCATCAATTCCTTTAATTAAGTTCCAGTTATATGCAGATGGTGAACCAGAACTACTAGAGGTATAATCAACATATGTCCCTATATAAGTTCCACTTGTATAATTAAATCCAGATGAACCATCTGAACTATTCGCATATGCTACATGAAAATAAGTCGTTTGACCAGTTGCGCCCGTATTACCTTGGACTCCTTGAGCCCCTGTGTTACCAGTATCCCCTTTTGCTACTATACATATCCAGTAAGATGGATTACCAACTGGTATTACTCCATAGCTAGTAGCTGACACACAAGCATATAAACTTCCTAAATAATTTACTGTGTCAATATATGACGTGTTATTTACATAGGTTGTACCAGACATCCATGCTCCCATATTACGATAACTTACACCTGTTGCACCAGTTGCTCCACCAGAAGGTCCTATTGGTCCTATTGGTCCTTGTGCGCCTTGGATAGCCAATGTTCCCCAATAGGTAGTATCTGATACTGGGTGATTTAAGTTATTGTCCACTTCGCAATAATATGAACTAGCTCCATCTGTTACAATGTCTGTATAGAGTAAATTGTTGGCATAAGTTGTTGAAGCATTCCATATACCCATTGCTCGAAAACTCTTCCCTGTTGCTCCTGTTGCTCCTAACGTCCCATTTATACCATTCGCTCCAGGTGTTCCTGTAGAACCTTGTTTAGCTTTACTATAAGTAAACCGTTTTGTACCAATTAATGTTCCAACACCAGCAGATTTAATATCTAAGTCAATATAACCAGAATCGACAGTAGAGGGAACATAAGTTATAGTAACTGATCCACTTGTTCCATCAGATGAAGTAATAGCAGGACTTAATATTATTCCTGAGTCTGATTTTGTGTTAAGATAAGCTACATAATTTGTACTAACATCTGTTGAACCCTGATAGACCTTAAATCCCGTACTCGCTCCTGTATAAGATGTTACATTCCCACTATTGTCTGCAACTAATGTAACATCTTCATTGGTTAGGAAAATACTGAAACTATCAGAACCATCTTGAACTTGCACTAATGTTACTGTATCAGTTAATGTATCACATACAACACTATTACTATTCGCCCCCGATACAACACATTTATAAGCATGTTGTTTGTCAGTAATAGCGAAATCAGATGAATTTGAAACAGTATAACTACTAGAAACAGCATTAGATATTAATACACCATCTTTATACCAAGTATAAATTGGAATTGGAGTAGCATCAATATTTTGTAAATTTGCTGTTAAAGTAATTGCAGAGGGAGTTACTATTCCTGCTTTATTCATACTAAAAACTTGTCCAGAAAAACCTAATGCCATGTCATAAGCTAAACCATCTTTACCATTATATACATCATTGATTGTGATTTGACCTCTTGCTATATTAATTGGCGTAGTCAATGTTTGAATATCACACACAAATGTTGCTTTTCCATCTACATCAAGATCAGTAATAGTTATTGATTTATATGTCGCACCAGTACCTTCCCAGCTACCTGTGCCTTTCCATACATGGTCAAGTGTTCCATCCTTATCATAACGAGTCCAAATGTATGTATATTCAACACCTGTAAGATCAACCTCAACTCCTGATTTCCATATGTTTGTAGTTAAATTTGTTGACCCCACACCTTGAAGGAAAACTATACCATTACTTGCTGAAATATCAATTTGAAGTGGGTCAGTTTTATCAATAAAACTAATAATATCAAAACATGATTGTCCAATAGTTGAACTACCAGCCATATTATCTGTGATAATGCATTTAAATGATTCATAATTTAGTACAGTTGTATCCATAATTGTTAATTCATTCGTATTATATCCAGAACATCCAGAGAATGTTGCATCTGCATTAATAGGAGTCCATACTCCTTCAACTATAATATACCATTGATAAGATACACCAGAAGTCTCTATTACTGATCCTCTCCACATATCACAATGAGCTTGTAAAGAAGGTGAAGCACCATTATTGAAAATCGCTCCATTAGGGGCATAGGCTACAGCCATAATTGTTGTTCCTTCATTTATAGAACCCCCAGTGATAGGTGAACTATTACTAGAATTTTTATCTATATAAATATCAGAAATATCTCCAAATGGGGAAGTTAATAATACTACATCATTAATCTGAAGAACTACTCCTGATTTATTTGATAAATGTGCTAATAATGAGGAAGTAGTACCATGATTTACTGATATATCAGCGTAAGTATCATTATCATAAGTTTGTACAATAGTACCATAATAATGTTTTGCTATTGGTTGACTATCAATTCCCTGTTTAACCCATTTTTTAACTTCTTTCATAAATTGATTCTGTTGTTTGAAATTTAATACCTGTTTTGATGGTGCTGTCGTTATTTTTGTTGTCACTTATATTTCACCCCATTGGAATAATTATTTATTACTTATATGGTGGTCATAGTTAATCTGTCTTCAAAATCAGATGAATCGGAAAATAAGAATCCAGTTATTGTCATTGGTGATTTAGCCGTTAAACCTAGTTGAAACTGCTGGATTATATATTTCTTTGCGTAACATCCAATAGAGTCATCTGATATAATAATTGCCTTATTAACATCTAGATGAAGTAAATTTATACTACTTATTGATATATTTTCTTGTACTCGTTTTGCTTTAATACCTTCCATTTTTGCTCTTTGATTACATAATTCATTAGAACTTATTTTTGAATCTGTAATTACTGGCATAGGTTTATCGCCTATTAATTGAACTCTAGTATTTGATGTTAAATCATCATTAATATATTCACCTGTATATGTAATTCCACTTGATGACGAATTTCCAACAACATAAACGTGATTGAAGGTTTGTGAGTATTTCAAAATTCTGCTTGAACCCATATAAGCTACTTGATCTGTAGAAAAGGTATATATCGTTTCAACTACACTGGCATCGCTAAATTCTTTAAATACAAAATGTCCTGTTGTGTCATAATATACTTCTCTGCTATAAAGATTAGCTAGACTTTTTAATACATCTCCATAAGTAGAACTTTCTGCCCAACGAAGGTCAAAGGGAGGGGCATCAGGTAAATCTTGTAATATGGGAGCTTTCTTATCTCCAACTAATTCTAATATGCTTCTTATAGCATTAACAACGGAAGAGCCAGAGGGGATAATATATATATGTCCTATTGGAATATCAAGTAGACTCCACTTATCTTGACAGTTTAAAGTAACCTTTTTCTCACTAAAATTACTAGTAATAGAAGGATCTGAATTAAAAACACAGAAGATACCTTGTGGAAACCAAACTTCATTATCTTGACCGTCTTTATATCCTAAATATAATTGGAATTTAAATCCTATCCATAGCGAATCTATCGAGGGCAAAAAATCTTTATTACTATTATCTAATATTAAAGATAAACTTCTTCTAACCCCATTTGTAATATCACAAGTTAGAGAAGATGAATCTAGGGGAAGTTTAATTATTGATGATTGAGCAGATTCGTCATTTCTCAGAAACTCTAAACGACATAATGGGAAAAGTATTCTTGAGTTTAAGCACTGAATATATTGCTCAAATGACATTTGATTTGCCAAATTATATCACCTTCTTGCTATCATATCTTTTATTATACGTCTCCTACTTCATTCCAAGGTATTGTTACATCTACAAGAGATTGTGCATTATCGCCTACCGCAATTACATCATTTAATTTATAATCAAATGTATTTGCAGTAGATTCAGTAATCACCTTAATCAATTGCCCTGTTTTGCTCTTTAGGTACTTATATTTTTTATCATGCAAAAATGTACCTAAACTTTCTAAGTAATCGCTCCACCGAATTTTTGCATCAAAATCCAACAAACCATTAGAATCGAAGGGAATTAACTTTGAAGTTATCGCACCAGACCTAAAATTTCTATTACTTACAACGAATGTATCAAATTTTGTATAATTCTGAAGCATTGTAGTATTTGAGTTAATCGTTACTTTATCGCTCGTTGTATCAATATCAAATTTATACACCTCAACATTAGAATTAATATCAACATCCATACTATCTGCGTCCTGAGAAATTATAAAATATCCATAGAATGATGTCTTCTGAATGTCCGTAATTATGGGTTCACTTATCTGAGTAGCAGAATTAGCAAATAATAAATATTCATAGGATTGATTCCCTTCACATTTATAATCAATCCAACTCGTTATATCAGGATTTACTGTCGTAACTAAAGTTAATATATCACCCTCATATATTCTTCTATATAGTGACCAACTTACAGGGCTATCTACCAGTCCGAATATATTACTTCCATCTAAAGTATTATTAAAACTTGCTAGAAATTTTACATCAGGAGTCCATGATGGTAATGTACTTATGCTTGTAGTTAAAACTTGTGAATCTGTTTTTACATAGTTTTGTATTGCTATTGAATCTAATGTACAGTTACCATTAAAGGTAAAACCAGTATGTACTTCATTATGCAAAGACACATCAGTTATAATTGTCTGGATTCCCGAAGAATCCATTAAAAATCCATTATTAGTTGACATAATTTATCACCATCCAAAAGCTACATATTGGTATTCTAACCATAGTAACTTATTCCAACTTGCAAGATTGTTGCTGTTACTGTAATTCCGAAAGTATTCTCATTAGTGTTTTGCACTACAGTCCTAACAGTCGTTGAGTTAAGTCTAGAATAACTTAGTAGCCGTACTGATTGAACGTAGTTAGGTGTCTTCAATCTAACACAAATATGATCATCATCATACACCTTAAAAGGAGATGGCATAGTAATATCAATGGTACGAGTCTCAAAGGGATTTAACGTTGGTGTAACATGACTTTCTACAAGAGTGTTATACCCATATTTCTTAGTTACGCTTTGTGCGTCATGGACTATGGAACTTTCATTAAGTTTTGTCGTTGTTGTGAGCATAGAATTGGAAGCACTTGCAATAGCATCAGAAGCATTTGCATTAGCTATTACTGCTCCTACTATATCTCCAAAGCTATCTGTGCTTGCAGAACTACCTGTATCTGGTATCTGTATTCCATTTGCCGTAGTTTTCATAAATGATACCCCTCCTTTATTAATATGTTATCTAATTATTTGTTTGTACCATAAAAGCAACAGGATAAGTAAACATGTCAGAGACTTTTAAATCAACTATATTTTTAACTTTATTGTATACGTTATATTGTCTAATTATTGCTCGATCAGGAAGACAAATTATATAGAATGGATTTTCTGTAATTTTAATCAATTCGCTGTAATTTGTTATCCCATTTATTATTGTGTAGAATTTTTGTTGACTAAGATTATATCCAATCTGATATTTGCTATCATTAGTTGTCCATATAATTCCATCAAATGTTTTAGGTATTTTAATCATAAATGAAAATGTAGAATTTGAAGGAATAATTGATGTAGAATAATTTAAAGTTGTACCTACATTTAATGATAATGCAGTATTACCATAATTAATAAAATTATCAACATAATTAAATCCACCAGATATAACTCCTGGATTTGTACATATATTTGCCCAATCTATTTGAACTGCCGACTTATCTAATATTTCAGTAAGAATAGGTTTATTTAAAACTTTTAAAGTTGGATATGATACATTGAATGTTTTTTGTTGAGATAAAATTAATCCTAATCCACCATTAGGATTTTGACTTTCTATTTCTAAATCAATCATATAAGTATTTGTATTATTGAATCCGTCCATAAAGTAGGTTAAGTAGGAAGAATAGACATCTCCAGAACTGGAAATCAATGTTTGAGTTGTTTGCATTTTATATTTCCCCCTACTTATAAACTCTATATTCTATAGTTTCTCCAGTTGCTAAAGACCAACCGTTCAATACAATTGTATTTGCATCAGCATCAATGGTATAATTATCACCTAATTTTATTAGACTTCCAAGATCATAAACGTCTATAGCAATTTTTGTAATATCTATTTGACTAAGTATTGATGAGGCAATTGGAATTACAGATGTATTATCTACTGTTGCGGTAAAAATTTGAATAGCTTTTAAAATGCTATTAGTTCTATCTAAATTTCTTACATGTTCTCCCACACTAACCCATACAAAACCAGATGAGTCTGTTCTGGTGTCAACAAGTTCAGAGTCTTTACCAGTTCCATTACTTGTTACAATATTCGCTACTTGTGACTGAGCATTAGTAGCAGTGGTTAAAGCATTATCCGCTACGACTACTGCATTATCTGCTGTAGTCATAGCTAAATTAGCAGTGGTAACAGCACTGTCTGCTGTAGTCATAGTCCCATCTGCTGTATCTTTCGCTAAATTAGCAGTGGTTAGAGCTTGCGCAATATTACTAATTGCTGTATTTGCAGTATCTATTGCTCCATTCACTGATGTAGTTATTGCTAGTAAGTCACTTTGGTTAGGTACGTCGATATTTGAATTTACTGTGCCAATGACGATCCTGCCTTCGTCTTCTACGATTGCTATCTGCCCATCTGATAAAATGGGTAAATTTGCACGCAAACCCCTACTATGTTTCATCATATCTACTTGGGTAGCCATCTATATAACCTCCTTTATAATTAAAATGTTCCTTCATCTACACTTATCCCACTGAATACTGAACCAAATGTACCTTCATCAATAACAGAACCATTAACAGATTGACCAAAATACCCCTCGGTTATCTGGTAATTTATAGCATATAAACTATAATTATATTTCTTTATTGGTATATTTTCTGCTTGACTATAAGTAGAAGTAAATGTGAACGATTTGTTTGTAATTGTAGTTGGTGCATTTAATACTGAAGTAGGAGTTGACATCGAAGTGAAGATCATTTCGCCTGAAGAAACGTTTTCGCCATTATTATTATTGTTCCAAAGAGTAAGTTGCCATTTAATTGCTCCTTTTTGTGTAATAGTATTTGCAGGGAGTGTAAAACTAAATAATTGTTTGTCATAAAGCATTGTTGGTAATGCAGTTTTATTTGATGTTTTTAAACTATCAAAATAACAAAAAGAATTACTAGATTGAGAACTTTTGCTTCCAGTTAAAGTAATTTTAATTGTATGATTTGAAAGTGCTAGATTTGTATTTGTAAATGCTAACACATTCAAGTCATAAGTTGGGGAATACAAATCAATTATTCCTTGGTCTATACCATCAATAGAAATTTGAATTGTTCCACTATCAGGTGTTTTATCCATATAAATATCTATTCCATTAGCTAAGAATGTATATTGTAAATAAGAACCCCCATTGCTACAATTCTTTGAACCATTTGTATTCAAAACTTGAAGATAATCGAGGTCAATTCTAGAATCAGCAGAAGAACTATTTTTAGTACCTAATACTAGAAATTTTATAGTATGACTTCCATATGCTAAATTTGTAATAGAATAGGCTAAAGTTCTAAAATTATTGCCATTTATTGATGTTCCAGCGATATAAGTATCTATTGTGCCTTCACTTAATCCATCTATAAATACCTCAAAGATTCCTTTATCTATGCCAAATGTAAAATATGTATTTATACCAGTTCCTAAAAATGTGTATTGAGCATAATCATTTGCTAAATTAGAATGGTGATCCGTACCGTTGTAGTAATGAGGATCACTATTCTGAAGCCATCCATTACCATAGTATTGAATTAATGGATTTGTATCATCTATAGTTTGATTTGTTGCTGTTGTCCATGTTCCAGAATATGTAATACCAGAGTTTGAATTGGGAATAGTTACAGAGGAACCTGAGTCATAAAGAATTTGGTTGTCAAGAGATTTTACAGTTACCTGAAAACTGTCAATTTGCAAGCCGTTCACGATTGCTGACATTACTAAATCATTTTTTAAATCACAACAGACGTTGTAGGGACTCATTCCACTTGGCTGATATATGGTTTGCAATTTTAATTCACCACCTTAAAATAGAGATGGGTAATACTATCATAAAGATAAATCACCCATCTATTACTTATATTTCTATGCTGTTGTATCTGACAACTGTATAAGGGAATTAATAAATCCTTCTGAATCAGATACATTCGGTAATTCAACGTGTTCTACAATTATATTTGTAATTGGGGCTTGACTTCCTTGATTTTGAACATTGATTTTAAAATCAGGTAAATTAAGTTTAGGTAAAATATTCTTTAAAAAATTATTTGGATTAAACTTACCCCAATCCATAAGATTTTTAGTAAGACTATTTTTAATTACCCCTGCTCCTTGAGGAAGTGTTACAATTTCTCCACCATTTTCATTAATTTTGTAATCACCAGTTTTAGGTACAAAGTCTGTTCCGTCTTGATAACCTACATAATTACCATCATATAATCCAGGTATGTTGCTTAAACTCCCATATCTGGCTTTTATATATTGTATTGCACTACTTGCATTATCAATAGGATTAAGAATATCACCTAAATTACTCATCTTATATTGATCAAAAGTGGAAGGTAACATTTGCATCAATCCAGTTGCATGTTGTCCCATAACTGATGTAGGATTTTGAATAGTTGGATTACCGCCACTTTCTCTACTTACTAATTGTGTAAGTCCAGACAACCAATCAGTTCCAACACCCGCATTAGCCATTGCTTTTTTAAGCCAATCAGTTACATTCCCACCCATAGCATCTCCTGCTGAACCAAAAGCACCAGCCCCAGAAGCAGCCATATCTGTAAATTGACTCTGAATAAATGAATTGATATCCTGACTAGATATGCCATTTGATAATCCTTGCATTAAGAATTCACCTATTTTATGCATTACAGTTGAAGGCGAATGAATGCCAAAGGATGTATGGAATTGTGCAACAACTTTGTCAGTAAGAGTTTTTACAATGTCTGTAATGTTTTTAGTAGAATCAGTGACACCTTTTCCTAATTCATCAATCATTCCAGTACCAGAATTATAAGAATCCATTACAAATGCATTAATACCTGTTTTTACTTTATCAATCAAGACAGTTACAGGAGTAATTAATAAAGCATTATTTGCAATGACAGAATCACCCATATTTTTATCCATACCTTTTCCATATTGAGGTGACATATCTACAAAATGTTGTAAAGAATTTGATATATCTTGTACTAATGTATTGAGTGGTTTTTGAACTAATATATCATTATTAGTGATTGATTTACCTATATTATTGTTGAGATCATGGGCATATTTAGGAGAAGAATCAATGAATTTTTGGATATTATCATTAATATCAGACAATAAAACATCTAATGGCCTTTTCACTAAATCATCATTTGCTGTAACTGATTGACCTACAGTATTTAATGAAGCTTTTGTATCACCATTTAATATTCTACTGGTGTCATTGGCATTTATGACTTGTTCTCCACCTTGGAAATTAGCTTTATTACCAGCAATTATTTCTATGCCATTTTCATTGATGTTTTTGACTCCTGCTTCTGCATTATCTGTTCCAGTTGCATAACCTTTTACAGAAGCACTTGCTGCCTTTTCCCTTGCTGCTTGTTTATCTTGTTCGGTTTTTATAGAAGCATTGAGAGAGGCAATTTTATCAGTATTTGCATTATCAGATTTGAATTTAGCAGATGCAGTTTGAGTTGTACTTACAGCATCTCTTGCAGTTTGTACTGCTGTTTGATCTGCTTCCCATTGCCATTTTCCATCCTGATAAACACGGACATTTTTCTCATTCTGAGCATTTGTCAAGTCATTTTGTTGTTTAATTAAATCATTTTGATATTGTAATTGTTGAGTTGTTCTAGTTTCAGTTTCAGTTTTTTTATTGATTGCATCAATTTGTGCTTGATATCCTGCTATAATTAAATCAGAAGCATTTTTTTGAGTTTGTGCTATTAATGCTATAGCATCTGTGGAAGCTTTTGAAGCATCTGCTGTTATTGCTGATGTTCTAGCTTGTGCAATTGATTCTGCTGTTGCTCCTGCTTTATTTACTGCATCAAGATTAGCATTAGCAACACTTAAAGCATCAAGAGCAGATTCTTTTTGTACTACAGTTTTAGCATCATTAACTCTTTTTGTTGCTACTGCTACTTTTTCTTCTGCTCTTGCTACTGCATCAGCTTGTTTTTGTGCGTCAGATGCTGCTTTTTTATCGGCTGCTGCTTTTGCTTTGTCTGCCTTAGCTTGAGCTGCTGATGCTGCCTTTGCTGCCTTTGTATCTGCTGCGCTTGGAGGTTCAAAACTTCCACCAGCAGGAGCACCCTTTTCCATATCTGCAACACTCATATTAGCAATTGTTTTATACGCTTCATTTGTTAGAGTTACTGTATCTAGTTGCTTACTCGCAAGAGCTAATTGAGTTGTTGCGTCAGATATTGTGCCAGAATTACGCAGATAATTGTGTTCAGCTTGAGCTTGTTGGGCATCTGTCAAATTGCCAGAATCAATTGACGCAGCATAAGCTGAATTTTTAGCCTCAAGTGCTTTTATTTCTGCTCCAATTGCCTTAATTCTTTCTGTTGTTTGATCTACTACGTTTTGAGTTTCTATTTGCTGTGCCTTAGCAGTTGCTTTCAAAGAATTAAGTTCTACAACTGCAAGTGCTTCTTGCGCAGTAAGATTTGCACCCAGAGCTTTAATATTTATACCAACTGCACCAGTCTTTTGATTTAAAACTTGAATGTATTGAGGATATTTGTCAATCATATTCTGATTGACTGTCTTTTCATTCTCAGTTAGTGCAATACCTTGTGTTAATTTATCATGGACAGATTGATAACTCTTTACTAATTGTTGTTGGGAACCAATTTCTTGGACTGTTGTTGCTGTTTTTGTAATAGTTGCTTGGACTGAAGCGTAATCAAGTGTTGTTGCTAATTTGGTCTCTGCATCTGCTTGCTTTTGAGCATCGGCTACTCCTGCAATTTGATTTTTTAATTTATCTAATGCTTCTGTTTTAGAATTCAAATTAAATTGTTCCATAGGTAGAAGTGACCTTTTAGCGGAAGTATCTTGTATACTTTTAATGTCTGTTTCTAGTTGTTTGATTTGCTTTTGGGCTTCAGTATAATTAACAGCATCTTTCATTTTTTGTAATGCTGTAGTCACATCATCTATTTTTTTAGGATCTAATGTATCTTCAAAAGTTTTAACAGCAGTAGTAAAGTCTACTTGAGATTTCTTTGTGGCATCTAATTGTTCTTGAACCTTTGCTTGCTGATTAGCATAACCAACAAGTCCTGCGGTTATTGCTACAACTGCTGAAAGGGCTAAAATAATTGGGTTAGCCATTAAAAAATCTAATGCTACAGAAAGTGCTTCTGTAGCAGTTGCCGCAATTCCTTCCGCTAGGATAAATTCACCTAAAGACGTAATAGCTCCTGCAATCGCTTGCCCTTTAAATATTGTTAATGCAGCAACTACTAAATATATTGCAGTACCCATTCCCCCAAAAGTTGAGGTTACATGTCCGATTGTGCTTACTAAATTGGTAAGTTGGGTTACAGCCCCATTGACAGTATCAGAGGATATAAGAGACAACCAAAGCTGTTGCATTGTATTGGTTAAATCTGCCAATTTTGCTTGGGTCGATTTACCATACTCACCAAAACGTGCCATTGCATTACCCGCACTGGATGCCTCGGTTGTTTGTTGTTGTAAAGCCATATCCATATTTTGCATGAGAGCGAGGAATTGGTCATGCTGACGGGTCATTCTGTTACTTTCACCTAAAAAGGCTACTGACTATTCAATTAAGAATAGCGGAAATGGTTCTTCTTAATTAAAATAAAATTTATTTTAATAGAGTGTCTTTACACTCGACCATTTCTCTCTATAATTTCTATAGATGTTCAGACTATATCTTATGGATTATTTGTTAAGTTAAACAAATAATATCCATCTCTCCACTTAGTCGTTGAACCTTCAACTTATTTCTAAGTTGCTTGGATGCTGATTTCCCAATCTAGTTAATTTTCAAACATTCACGCTTGTTGTCACCAACTACGTTGTAGTTTAACTAGCTCTAAGGGATTCCCAGCAATTCGAAGAGTTCTATATATGTATTACTACATACTCAGGCACACATTTTACCTGCTACCGCCGTTGCAATTCCTGCTTGCTGAACTTGATTATAATCATTCCAATGTGAACTTATTGTCTTCAAAACATCATCAAAGCTTTTAAATTCACCACTTGAACTGCGGATTGTTACACCCACTGAATTTAATACTTTTTCAACATTATTTAATGGTTCCCCATTAAGATCATTCATTACTCCAGCTTTTACATTTTCGTATCGGCTAAATATGGAATTGCAAATCTGTTACTTTCGCTTATTCATAAAAATAAGTTACTGACTATTCAAATAAATGAATAGCGGAAATGGTTCTTCTTTAGGTAATTATTTCATACCGACCATTTCTCTCTCCCTTATTATGTGGAATATAGGAGACGTTCAGACTGTCGCATATGGATAAATATATTTATTTATCCATTTCTCTCGTTCAGTCGTTCACAGTGATATCAACTATTATTTAATGTAATTGATGTCTTCTGCCCTGTCACCCAACCACTGGGCTTCCAAGTCGATTAGAGAGAATTTTCTTAGCAGTTTATGTATTATGCCACTAAGCCCCCAACATTAAGGGACGTACCAATACTATCCGCACTTTGACGAGTAGTTGATGAAATTGTACCTATATATGAAATTAATTCTGGAAGACTTACAGACGCAGCCTGTGCTGAAAATGCTGTTTTCTGAATTGCTGCACTTAATTCCGCAGTTGATGTTGCAGATGTGTTGTCCACTGCGACCATTTTATCGACAAATCCCATCATATCGGTAGCTGACATTTTGTAAGAGTTCATGACGCTAATTAAACTCTGTGCAGAATCTTGTTGAGATTGACCTGCAATCTTACTCATGACTGTACTACTTTTTAATAATTCAGATGTGCTACTCGCAGAATTGCCAGCTCTTAGGAATTCCTCTGATGCAGTCATTATTTCAGACGTAGTTTCATGTAATTGTCCTGCCAATGCGGAATAATCTTGTGTCATCTGTACAATAGAATCATGAGAATTTCCTGTTATCATAGCGATATTTGTCATGTTCGCATTTATACCGTTTATAAAGGCAAATCCATCCTTAATTTGTTTAAGGGTCGAAAATAGGGCACCGCCAACGATAGACCACTGAACCATCTTAATTCCATTATTTACCAAATCTGCACCAAACCCCTGAGCAGCAACTTTAGCTTCATTTAAACCAGCTTTCATGTTGTTGGTAGCTGACGTTACTTGAGCAGATTCCGCTTTAAATGCTTCCATATCAGCAACATTAGTTAAAGAACTTGAGGATGCTGTTATTGAACTAATTTGAGACTGTACATCAGGTGTTTTGGCCAAACTTCCGAATTGACTCTGAATATTACGAAGTGCTAGTGCGTTACGCTCTTGAAAAAGTGCAATTGATCTTTGTAATTCAACATTTTCTAATCTCGTATTTTCTATTTCCTTATCCGCTACAAGTTGTATACTTGTTTCTGATCTCATACTTGCCATTAAACTCTTGAGAGAATCTAATTGGCTAAAAGCTTCTGATCCAATAGAAATTGCACTTAATTTTTCTTGAAGTAAAACCATTTGATCTTCAGTTAACTTAACAGAAGAAGCTCCACCTCTAATCTCTGCAAACAGCAAGTTATATTTTTCTTGTTGTGACTGAATGGCTAAAGTTTGCTTTTCTTCCAAACTTATTGTTTGGGTTATTTGATTATCCATTTCTACAAGAGCAGAGACATTATCAAGTATTTCTTGCTTTAAGGTATCAGAGAAACTTCCACTATTTAAAGCATTTATTTTCTCTTCTAATGTAGCCAACTCTACCGATAATTTTTCGACATTGGTAATATCGTCTAATTTTACTATTTGTTTCACTTGAAATAAATTTAACTTTTCTTCTAAACTTAATGTTTTATCTATTTGAGTATCCATATCTTGAAGAGAGGATATATCATTGAGTATTTCTTGTTTAAAAGAATTTGTAAAATTATTTCCATTTAAACTATTTATTTTTTCTTTAAGTGTAGTTATCTCAACAGATAACTTTTCTGCATTCACAATATCATCTACATTAAATATCTGCTTTTGTTGAAATGCTCCTATATTATCTAACTCTTTTACAGTAGCTATTTCTTGTTTGTAGGCATTGATTACCTCATCAACTGCTAGTTTAGCTTCTTGTTGATCTATTGTAGAAGAGTTAGAGTTTAATCCAGATACCAAACTTTCGGCATTTATAGCCAATGGTTTTGCGGATATTGGCATACTCCCTAAATCAGACATTGACGCTCTTAATTTTTCTTGAGTAATTACTAATTTTTCAGCTTCAATTCGATTTGCTTTATAACCATCTACTGTTTGTAATATAGTTCCTTTCCATATCTTTGTATGGTCTCCGGCTTCACTTATTACAGTATCGAAATTCTTCGTTTCCTTAACTGCCTGACCTAAACTGTTTGTAAATTGAGTAGTTTGAGTTTTTAGGTCTTCGAATACCTTTCCAGAAATATCCTTAGTAACTTTAAATTTTTCCGTAAAACTGTCTATTCCAGTAGAATCTACATTAATTTTCATTGGACTATTTGCTTCACTGGTTAAAGTTTGTATCTTTGATGTGATAGCATTTAAAGCGTCACTATCTGTTTCAACTTTTAACTTGATTGGGTTACCATTAATTTCATCACGAATACTATTTATACTATTTAATATACTCTCTTTCGATTTGCTGTCTAAAATCGCTTGTATATTAATCTGAATCATATCTGACATTAATTAATCAACTCCTCTACACGATAATAGAGGGTTAATCACCCTCTATTATTATATTACGTCTATTCCTTCTTTTGCTAATCCTTTGATAAACATTTCTTTTGCTTTTCCATTTTCTAAATCCTTCTGTGTTTTTTCAATGAAGGCTCTCGATTTTAAATATTCTTCATGATAAGGATAATCATATTCTCCGTACCCATTATTATCACCATATTCAACTAATCCTGCAATTTGAAATGGATTTTTATAATTAGGCATATAATCTTGATTACTCATAGTTTCATTATCAACTGACATTACGACTGTATTCCCACCAGAAATAAAACTACTATGCATATTATTAGTATCAGACAAACCACCATTGTCTTCTCTTCTGTCATATACTTTAGGAGAATAACTATTATAAACAACATCTTTTACATTCTGAGATTCTAATTGTTTAACCTCTGGAGCAACTGTTACCTCCATAGCTGTTTTAACTTTTAATAATAGATATGCTTCTAATTCGTCTAAATTATTAAATGATGGAGACATTTAACTACCTCCTATACTACTTTTTTCTTTCTTGGTGTTGCTTTTGGTTGCTTTAAACTTGAAAGAATATTTGGTAACTCCTTCATAATGCTTCCCAACTCTCCTTGAGCTGGAAGTTTGAGTGAAATACTATTTAATGTTTTACTTAGTATTGAAGCTACACTGTTATTTAATTCAATTTCTTGACTAATTTCATTCTCTAGAAGTGTAATAAATTCATTACATTCACTATTTTTTAATACATAATCAATGATTTTATTTTGTTTGCAGAAGTCATAAAACTCAATTGCAAGAACAGAATCTATATTGTTCTCTGCGTCATATAGTCCTTCAAATTCAATATTTGTATAATTAACTAGGATATAGAGTGATTCAAATAGATTTTTAATTATGTAGTCTATTTTTAGAAAATTGTTTTCATCTCTGTTTAGACAAATTTTAACTATATTATCAACCATATTTTTTTTGGAAACAAGAGAGACATATGAGAGAGTAATGAGATTAGAAATATTTTCACCTGATTGGACTTTTTCTTTTAATTCAATAAATTTCATTTAATTTAATCTCCTTTTTATTTAAAATAAAAAGACCTATCAAATATGATAAGTCTTAGAAAAACCTATTAACTTTAACTTATTAAACGGTTGCTAATCCTCTTTTTATAACTACAGTGATTATTCCATGCCATTTGTTTATAATATTTTTAGAGGAATTATAAGTAATCCCCTTTTTGTCTATTGCATTTCTACTATTAATAGAATAAAAAATAAACTCAGGATCTAAAATAGAATTTATGATAATTTTAATTCCTAGTTTTTTAATCTTTCCATTTTTATTACCCAATCCTCCTATCACTGCACCTGGGATACCAGCAATTACTCCTCCCATAAAAGCACCAGATTTTGAATATTTACCAACAGATACTTCATCTTCAGTAACTTCTACAGAAATTACTTCATCAAAATCAACAAATCTATTTACATATTCTTTTTCTGTTATGGTAATCAAAACTAATTTCTTATTTTCTTCATCAATTGCTATAGCTTTATCAATTTTTCCTAATGTATTAATTCCAATTTCTTTTTGAACACATTTAAAATCTGGAAGGGAATCAATATGATTCAAAACATTTTCCCTATCTACCCTGTATTTCTCATTTTTTGAAGACACTGATAAAATAAAAGGAAGGAAGAAAATTATGATTATACCAATAAAAAATAAAATACTCATCTAGTATGTACCTCCTAATTAGTATTTTGTTATTTAGTTTATTATATGCTAACTAGGAAATATATACAACAAATAATTGAAATCATGTTAAGATCTGTATTAGATCATAATAAAACGCGCCTTTCATTGTTTGATTATGCTACAATTTTATTAACTTGTAATATCATAGCCATTAATTTTTTATACTTCTCTCTAAGTAATTCAAAATTATTTTTCAAATCACAAGGATAGATATCTAAAAACATAATATTATTATTGCTTTTATAATATTCATTTTTCCTATCCGTTTTGAATCTGTAATCTATGATTCTTTGCAACGGGTTAGTCAATGAATACAAACCGTAATACTCCAAATAGATTGGCTTTTGAAGTCTAATTTTTGTGCCAGACTTATCATTAATATATTCAATTACAAAATCTGGACAATATTTATTGTCTTCATGATCATATGGCAGAATAAAGGAATGTTTGCCACTATGTTTAGACCCAATTGCTTCAATGTATTGAATTCCTAGCTCTCTCTTTAGGTATTCATATAAAACCTTTTCTTCGATACTATCACATATTGTTCTATCATATGCAACACACAAACCGAAATCTTCTGGTATCCAATAATTTGCGTATTCAGGAAATGCTTCACAACACCATGTATAGAAGTTTTTAAAACGTTTTTTATTAATATGTTTGATAAATTTAGGATAACAAGTTGCAATAAATGGTCTATTAATATAACTAGGGATGTCATCAATAGGATTTTTAATATATCCATCTAATCTGAATTCAACTAGTTCTCTCAACATTCTTAGGAGAATGGGCTTATCTGATTTATTGAATTGATGCCATTCCCAATCAAACAAGATATTATTTTCTTTAATTATTGGATATGATTCTACCAATAAATCATACAAAGATAAATTATAACTGTTGTATGCAAATATTTTAGAAATTAATTCACTCCTAAAATATTCATATACCCATAATTTTAAATTATCAGTATTATTAATTGTATTCAATATACTTTCTTTGCATTCCTGTTCACAATAATGTTTTATTTTATCCAACCTATTTTGTTTATTTTGCCAAAAACTATGGGGTACGCTTTCAAAATCCCATACATCAATAGGTCTAAAATAAATAGGATGAAGTATATTATTATATTCATAATACCACATTACGATATCAAATATTGAAGAAAACTTTCTTGCCCATAAAGCATCCATTTTCTTACTGAATTTTTCTCCTAACCCACTTTTCAATAAATCATTTGCAGATAGTTTGTTATCATTCATCCAACATGAAATAATTTCATTTATATTTATATCTGTATATAATTCTGGAAATACATCATTTTCTGTAATATTTAACTCAGGAAAACATTTTTGAAACGCTAGTAATTTCCCTCCAAGTCTAAAAATAGACATATCTATTCTATATTTTTCAAATTCTTGGCTGCCAATTGAACAAATTTCTTCTATAGAATGTAAATTGAGCTTAATATTAAATATATATCTGATTATATCTATAATATTTTTATCTTGGTAACAAAATTCAGGCATTTGTTTTAGATTATTATTTAAAAATGCGTCATACCATGAATAAATATTGTATCTGTCGGTAATAAGTATATTATTCTTCTTACAAGATTTAAGTAAATTTCTTTCATAAGATTCTTTTGTTTCACAATCTTTACATATATATTTTAACCCAAATTTCGACCCTATACCTTTAGAAAAATTATCCTCTATAAATTCTTTAATTTCTCCACATTTAATACATTTGATTGCATTTGGTTTTATAAATATTATATTGTAATTTTGTCCATCAATAATATTCCTAAATTTATCAACATTTGTTTCTTGTGATAAATCATAAACTGGAGTAATATAATTATACATTTGTTTTAACGAATTTTCCTTAAAATATTTAAAGAATTGTGTCCTACATATATATCCGTCGTTATTATTTAATTCCTTATCAATAGGGAATTTTTTATTAATTTCACAAAACCTTATAATCTCATTTATTAATGTTTTACCATTATTATCTAGAGTATTATATTCATTTGTTAACTTATATACTTTCCCTTCCAATAATTTAGGAACACAATCACTTTTAATATCAAATGAATAATTATCTTGCAACATTTCTTCTTTTGAAAATATTTCACCATACATTTCTTCAAATAAAAAAATGTTACTTCCATTAAACTTTACATTGCATAAACCGAGAAAATAATATTCACTTAGTAAATTATTAAATCCAAATGACCCAGCACAATTTATATTATCTATACCTTTATTTTCTAATAATTTTTCCTTAAACCATTTTAAAGCATTATTAGTATTTTCTTCTGTCCATCCATTCCCTATAGTAGAAGACCTTAGTTCCCAAGGTTGAATATTATATTCTGGAAATGATTTTATTAAATAATTATATAGACTAAATTTTTTAATGCCTAATAATCCACCTAAACCATTATCTTTAAAAGTCTTTGTAGAATAATTATTGCAAATATCTTCTTTATTCCATTTTAAAATATCATTTATCATGTACCTAATTAAAATTATTATGTATTCATCATGGTTATATACTCCATTTGTAAATACTTTAATTTCTTTATTTAATAGTGCTTTATACATAAAGATTACTTCATCTTCTGTTAGGGAATTAATGATCTCAAACTTATTAAGTTTCAATTTTTTAGAATATAAACTTATAGTTGAAATTGATTTACCATAATACTTTTCTAATTGATACATAGACATTTTGCGAAAATTAGATGTAAATTCTTCTTCAGAAATATACCAAGGAATTATTACTTTAACTTCTTTACTCATATTCTTTCTACCTCCGATAATTTTTACTCCCCTTAACCCTTACAATTTCTATATAATACAGAGGGGGTGGCTGGAGTATGCCAATCAGGGTTATAACTCCTGATCTTCCCTCTGTAAAACTAACAAATTAATCTAATTTCCTGACAAATCCTGTCGAATTATCTCAATTACCACCTTAACATGATAGAATAATTCGACAGGAGGTGAAAAGAATGAATATACCCAAAATAAAACAATGTTATAATTGTGGAAACAATTCATTTGGTAGTTTAGTCTCGAATGGAAATACACCATATACAATTTTAGTTTCTGCTGAAAAACAAGACGATGGTAGTTTTAAGCCAGATAATACTAAAGTATTAGGTGTTATTCCTATAGTCTGCAACAAATGTGGTTTGGTTCAACTTTTTATTGAGAAATAGTATCCCATTGATATTTACCCCAAATAATTGTAACTTCTAACTGTTCTTCTTGAGTAGTTTCTTTTTTACTCTCTTCCATTTTTTATCACTTCCTTTCTTCCTAGAATGGGCTTGCTATTACAAGTCCATTCTTTTTGCTCATTTTAATTTAAAGTTATTAAACTCCAACTCTTCATAGTAGACTTTATACATCCATTCAATATAGAAATCATTCATAGGAAACTGAATTAATTTACCCAAATCAAATCATCTTCTTCATCAAACCATCATACTTTTTGTAAATATCCTTAACCATTTTCCTATGTAACCCAATACATCCCTTTTTAACGTCTTTCCATTCAACTGAATAATTGTAGAGATATAACGAAAGAATATCTCTACCCAAATCTAAATTTCTCTTTTGAAGTTTAGCTAAATTATCCAAATGCTCTTTTTCACTAAGCTCTACAACTTCCCAATCTAAATTATCATATTTAGATATAGCATTTAATTCTCGCAATTTCATGACTTTTAGTTCAGCATTTTCCTTTACTAGATTGCCTGAGATTGCAAATTCATCTGATATATAAGTCCATTTCCAATCTGACTTTTCTTCCATAGAACAGATTTTGATTTTTCCTTCAAATCTCCCATTAGAATCCTTAACACAATAAATCTTTTCCATTATGTATTCCCCTCTACTAGTTTATTATGAAGCTGAATGTTTTTCTCAACCTCATAATACTAGTATAAGGGTAAAAGTATTGAATGTCAATACTTTAGTTAAACAATTATTTACTTTATTATTATTCTAAATAAAATATTTCATTAAAATTCATTCCTAATACATATGCTATTTTCAAACCAACATCAGCGCTTGTGTTGAATCTATTTTTAACTAAATTAGACATAGTTTGTTTGGATACTCCAACCTGCAAAGCAAGCCAGTTCTGTTTTAAACCTCTATCTGATAATATCTGTTCCAATCTATTTTTAACTATTGCATTTTCTATATCCACATCAATCACTCCATCCTTTAAATATATTATACCATATGCTATAAGTACATATGTATTAATAAGAAAGGAGAATATTTAACCTTATGATGTAATTATATTACTATTTTTAGTGGATGTAAATATAAATTATATATTAGTTATATTATTCTTAGAATTCAAAACCAAACATTAATCAAACAATGGCATATACATTGGAGTGCAACCTTCGCTATAATCATCCTGCAAAGATTTCTATTCTCCTAATGGCATAAAACCATTTCTCAAATAGAAATTATAAGCATCTGGCACTGAATGTAACACTATCATTTTAACACCTAATGTCTCCATAGAAATAGTATAAATACCTGCTATAATCGAACCTAAAATTATACAGCTAATTAAAAAATTATCCTCAGATACATCATCGTAATATAATAAATCTTGATAAGTTGTATTTACAGCAAACATCTTTATCTCAACAGATGACATACCACGAACAGTGACATTATCATCTGTATCAGTTTGTGATGTTTGCTTTTCTTCAAAATACAAAAGAGAAGTAGAAGCTAATGTATAATATGCTATTAAACAATTATTCCTTTTATTAACAACTAAATAAGTAACACCGTTTCCACATTCACTGTCCTCAAGAGCATCTTCTTTTACATAACGATCAATTTCATCATCTCCACAATGAAAGTCATTTAATAAATATACAGATTCGGAATTTAGAAGGATTGCTTTGCATTCAAACTCATATATTACAGGAAGCATAGTTTTAATTACCTTTAGTTATCATTTTTGAAAATCTTAAACATTGCTTGAGAAATGATGGAGAAATAACATTTTTCTTACTATCCTCTAAAAATTTCTTTGATTTATTCTTATCAATTATGATCATTGAATTACTAGGTCTTGCTAATAATGTCATATCATTTCCCCCTTTGTTTTTAATTTTACGTTTATTCTTGTCCATGTTATTATACCACCTTCCAATTGTTCTTACAATATAGTATGCCCATATTAGAACAATTTAGAAGTGGTAGGGAATAAAATTTCATTCCTTGGAGTTACTATCTTTCTTTCTTCTGGAAGACATAATTCTAAATATCTCTTTTTCTTCTTCAGTTTCTACATAGATATCACCATAATATTTATAGACTGCTTCACGCTTTTCTTTATCAAAAATCATATCACTAAATGTAATACCACTTATTCCTCTAGTCTTCTTTGTTTGTTCATTAAATTCTATCATATCTTCTTTGGAAAAATTAGATAATTTATTCTTCCTCATCCTTTAATTGCTCCTTTAAATCCCACCATGATTTCTTTGGTATTTTACCTTCACGCATGAGCTTCATCTCAATTAAGGACTGCTCCAAACTTTCTAGTGGCGTACAGTATCTTTCACAGTTTTCATCTTTATCTTTATTCATCTCATTGAGCAAACTTAAACTAGCTTTTCCTGAATATTTACCCATAATCTGTTTCAATTCTGCTTTCTTTTTAGACGTTAATCCAGCACTATCTTTAATGGTATAACCTACATTTAAATCATTAACTTCAACAATATAATCTGCCCAATACTCAGAATCCCAATGATAAATATAAACTGGGTCATCATTAATCTGTTTTTTTAATTTACTTAGCATCAAATTAATATATTCAGGAGATGCACTATATTTAGTCTCTAAATGTTCTTTGACTTCATTTAAGAAAATCTTATCATATTCATTATTATCATCCATATTGTATTGACACCACCTTCTACTATATTGTAACATTTTATGGAGTGTATGTCAATATAATATTATATATAGTTAATGGGCTTGCATTAGATCAAACATCTTCACAATCTAAATTCCTACAAAACGATCAGTACACCCCTTTATATTTAAAAGATATACAAATCTAGGTCCCGCACCTCAAACCCTTATCAGCACTAGGTTTCATTCAATTTTAAGCCCTAAAAAGAGGCATATAGGTCACACCTAAATACATCTCTATGCACAAATACTAACCAGCGTATATATAATATATTATATATAACTTGTAAAATTGAACATTTTCCTATATAATGGTAATATCCAATAGAAAGGAGTGATTAATATTATTAGAGATGGACCATAAATTAGCGTATCCACAAAATTATAAAAACAAGAAGGAGAGATGTTTAATGACAGAAAAGTATGAACAATTAAAATGGGATATTGTATGTACTGGAAATGAGGTAATGATTTCAGACACAACAATTAAAATTCAAGAGATATATGGAGGATTTGGTCAAGGACAGAAAATACTAACAGTACAACAAATTGCTTTATTACACGTAGAAGATCCAAGTAACAAAGAAGAGGTTAGAGTTAAGGTAAAAAGAATTAACGAGCTTATTAGTAATAATATAATTCTAGGCAGTGGTGACAAATACTTCGAATTTGGAATTGATATTATTGACTTAAAATCCGTGGACGTTTCAAACGACCACAAAAAAGTGATTAATAGTTTGATTAAAAGCAAGGTATATACCCAAAATTCTGTAAATCGTGCTACGAATTTATTTATATTGTCAGAACAAGGGTATTCTCTATTAATCAATCTAATGACAGATACTAAATCTAAAATTGTTTATAAAATGGTAATTAGGGATTACTTTAAAATTAAAGATCAAATGCTTAGTAGTGAAGACGCTGCTCAGTATATGATGAGACTTTTGGGAAAACAAGAGAGAAAGAAAACGACTGATATGATTCAGTATTTTGTAGAGCGTGGTGATATTCCACATGATCCTAAAAATATTAAAAGGAACGCTTACGCAAGGGAAACGAACTTTGTTTATAAATTGCTATTTGGTATGACTGCTAAAGAAATTGAGTCATACTTTGGCTTAACGCTTAAACCCAATGACACTATTAGGAATCATATATCACTAGATGATATAGATATTATACGGGATATTGAAGGAAGAATTGGATATATGCAACAAGACAATAAAAGCTACCAAGAAATACACAGTAGATTAAAGGAGTTGCACCCGTTGCCTAGAAGACCAATACTTGCAGATAAAAATATAGCATTTATTAGAAGGTTAATTGGATAGTAACCAAACGAGATGATATCATTCATTTATAGAGACTTCAGTTGGATGAAGTCTCTTTCCTTTATCACTTTTCATCACAAATTCAACCTTCTAAGCCACGCAAAATTCAATACTACACAATCTTACCCTTAATGAATTTGAATTGATTTGAGGGTTGATTTAGTGAATATGTAATTCTGAAAGTCGCATGGGAGTAGGGTTTGAGAGGAGGGGGTTTTTAGGAAAGTGGTGAGATGATGGTATGATTATTCCTCTTCTTTAACTTCTTCCTCAATAACCTCTCTGTTAGTTTCAATAACTTTCATTTTCTTTAACATTCCATTCTTTTCTTCGGCAAATGTTCTCAAGTCATAGAAACTGGATGTGGTGCTAATGTCATTATGTTGTCCTATATGTTTACTAACAAATTTTAAATCCATTCCACCTGCCAAGTAATGACTTATAGCTGAAGCTTTAAATAAATGCGGATTTATTCTTCGTCCTAAAATATCAGATAAAACATTTGCACACAAATCATCAGCCCATCCTAAAGATATTTGATGATATTCTCCATTAAATTTCACTGTAAATAGATACTCATGTTCATACCCTCTTTTTTCAACCCATAAGTTTAAGTAATACAAAACTGCTACAGGCACTATATACTCGCATTGCTTTCCATCCTCACTAGGGCCTTTCTCGCGTACTGTATTTGACATTACATATTCTTGACCTTCTTCTACTGGTTTAGATATAATCTCGGTTTTAAAACCTCTAAGACCACCTCTTCTAGCACCAGTATTAAATGCACACGCTACCCATGCAACTGCAAGGTAATTTTTATCTTCCATAAGAGTGTCTATTAAAAGTTTATATTCTATTTCTGATATTGCAATTTTATTATAGACATAATTCTTAGGAATTTTAATGTCTGTTTTTGTGAAGTTATGAAAAGTCTTATACTCATCTACTTCCTCTGATAGAATTCTTTCTGCATATTCACAAATTGTACTTACAGAACTTTTCTTGAATCTTATACCTGAACTAGACATACCTCTATTAATTAAATAACTCAAATATCTATTAAAATCTCTCTTAGTAATATTAAAAAATGCCTTATCATTTAAACATGTTTTAACCCACCATGTGAACTGTTTGATTCCACTCCGATACTGATCTTTAGTTTGTTTTGATAAGAGAGGATGCATTTCTTGAAATTCTTTAATGAGTTTTAAATTCTCTTCATTGCATTCTTCAAACATCTCATTTGTTACTTCTGGCAATTTATCTGGTCTTGCTCTGAGCATATTTTTATTGATTATTGCTTTTGGGATTGAGGTAGCTTTTTCCGCGTCTGACATTAATTCACCATCCTTAGTTTATTTACTATATATTTAGCTTTATCTGTTCTTATTTTTGTTGCGGTTATTTTATTGAAACCATTTTTACAATTAATCAAATCAGAGAGATATAATAATTCTTGCTCTTGAATAATAAAATTAGTGTCCAAACAATACTCATAAAAACACAACCTTGCATCAATATAAGTTCCAAAGTGCTTTTTAGTAGCTTCTGCTAAACCAGTAATGTTCCTGTCAAAAGAAGACATCTTTTTATATTCATTATTCTTCAATATGTGATTATAAGTTTCAAGCATGTGCTTAAAACCATCAAATATATTATTTTTATTCCATTTATTAACCTGATAAGATGTAAATTTACCGTATTTTTTAGCAAAATTATAATAAGTTCCATATCTCTTCAAAGCTTCTAGAAATAATCTGCTTTTGCCATTTTTACTCAACACTCCTTGTGTTGGTAGTATACTTTTGTCGTAACCATATCTCATTATTTCTTGTAACAGTTCTATATCGTTAAATTTGTTAGGTGGTATTATAATTTCTTGCTCAATATGCTCACATTTTAAGTCTATAAAGTCTTTAAAAATATCCTTTAAACTAATCAAAATGTCATTGTAATGTTGTTTGTAAAACGTTTCATAATCTATACTTATCAATCTATAATTATTATCCTTATATAGTTTCTCCTTTAATTTACGTTTATTATTATAAACAATCCCTCTTTTAGTAACGTCATCATCCTTTGGAAAGCCCCATACCTCTATTTGAATAATTTCTCCACTAGATAAATGAATAGCAAAATCACTTCTATAATTTTTGTATTTACCTTCAAATGGGTGATCTTCTCTAGTATAAAACATGTTGTTAGTTATTAAATACTGTGCTGTCATGTACTCACAAGATGATCTATTATAAAACCCCCTGTCATCCACCAAGTCATCTTTATCTTCGTAACCCATATCGAATTTAATATTTTTAATACCATCAAATTTAAATAATCGTTCATTAGAAATATGTAATATACTTAAAACTTCCTGCTGTTTTGGAAATCTTCCTAGTTCGATACATAATTCTTTTATATCGTGTTTCATATTATCATAATTGTCATAATAAGTATCTTCTCTTTCAAACCTTAGTAGTTTTGTATAGTCGTATCCTAATTCAATGCATAAATCCTTAATATTCTCACCATAATCTTGCATGACAGTATGTAGTATAGAGCCTTCTTTATTATTTTGAATACCATGAATAGTTTCATATTTATCTATATATATTTTCAGTTCTTTCAATCTATTCTCTTTGAATGTCCAATATCCTTTATCATTTCTTGTTAAAACATTATTGTTAAATTTATATTCTATTATTTCTCTTTTTTTTAATTGGACACAGTTAATACAACAATATTTTTTAATAATATCATTTACTGTTAAACTTTTAAAATAATCTTTATAAGTTATTTGTTTTTCTCCACCGCAATAATCACACTTTACTTCTACTAAATTTTTAGATGATGGTGTTAAGTGTTCCACTTTTATTAGTATTCTCGATCCTCTTTTATATGTCATTTTCTTCGTATATTTATTATAGAACCTTGGCTTATATCCTAACTCTTCTAATCTGTTAATATTCTCTGGGTTAATACCCATTTCTACCTCTGTACTAATTAACATTTACAAACATCTCCTTTAATATTGTCCTTAAAAAGTAAAGCAGGAAGGCGTTAAGGAAAACGCTTTTCGTGTAGCTATTCACTATCCTGCAATTGTGCTAATTTATTGCACAACAAAAAAGACACTCTAATGAATGTCTCAAGTTCTAAAATAAATTATTATTTACTATTTGGTTTTTTTATCTTTTAATAATTTCTTTGCTTTCTTACGCTCTCTTTGCCCTTTTTCAATAATGCTATATTCCTGCCACCCATTATCCAACGTACAATGTCCAATCCAACGATAATCAATTTCAGGGAATTTGTAGTGGAATAGCTTTTTTTTGAGCTTGGCTACTGGATCTATCATTCCCCCTTTGACATCCCAGACAATTACTGAATTATCAGAGTAGGTAAGAACATAGTCAGCAACATAATTTACAGCTAAAATATTTTTATCATTGTATTTATATTTAGGTTGTAATTCATATTTGATTTGTCTTTTGCAATCTATAATTGATCTATCTTCTAATCCTATTTCTATTACTTCTTTATAAAAACGCATCTCAAGCAAACTATCATACTGAACTCCTTTATATGTACGCTTTAATTTCCCTTCGTCACTAAGGTCAACATGAAATTTACTATACTTTTTCTTCTTAGCTATTTTAAACACTCCTAATATTATAAATAAAGGCATGTCATTATAAACGCACCTTTATTATATATAATCCACAATTCTATCAAATTAGTTCTTTATTGCTACCACCATCTAGTAACTTTCCATATTTAACATTCAGTTGGTGCTTCACATAATCATATTTGAACCCCAATGCAGTCAAAGCTGTTACAATTGTTTCTGCTTCATCTACTATTTTTAATTCTTCTTGAGTCAAATAATCTCTTGTTAAATCACTTTTCTTATTTATATTTCTAGTTTCTCTTATCTTTTTAGCAGTCATATTAAATAAAATCTTATAAACCATATCTGTATAATTAGAATAAGTAAAATGTTTTGCATTTGGGATGTAAGTTTGAATGCTAGATGTCATCCTCTTTCTATCTATTTTAGATACTTCTCTTTGTAAATTCCATTCTTCTTTTTTCTTTAAGAATACCTGTGCTAAAACGTCTTTAGCTTTCATTTGATATTCTACTAATCTCTCAACAACTTCAGATTGTTTTTTAATCATATTAGGAGTAATTGAAATTTTTGCTAAGAATAAAGGTAAATAATCTAGTTCCATACATAAAGATTGCTGATTACCACCCTTTGTAGGGAGTTGCAAATTTGCAATACCTCTCATTAGTACAGTATCATCTTGAACTTTTCTAGTAAAACTTTGCCATTGACCTTCTGTCATTCCAATTCCCATATAGATTGGTTTAAGCCCAACATAAGTTTTATTTTGTTTTATATGTTGTACCACTAATATTTGATCTCCTAGAAATTCGATTTCGGCAACTTTAAAATCACCTAGTTTTACTAATTCATTTTTCACAATGAATCTCCTTGCTCATTTTATTGTGGAAGTACGAGCAATACTTATCAGTGCGTTTATAGCAACCTATCCTTGTATCATCTTTGTGACACAACAAAAAACACCTCTTGAGTAGAAGAGATGTATTTTAGTCAATCACAAATATTCACTTATATTCCTTATAATTCCCACAAATTATGATTCTCTGTTAACCTAACTTCTGTGCTAAATGACAATCCAGTAGGAGTCACATCCCCAGCATCCCTATCACTTCTTAAAATAATTCCTTCATCTCGATAGCTCATATCTACAAGTGCAGAGCATATAATTTTCCCATGTTCTTCCCATAAATCTGGAATTCTTTTTAATCCTATTAATTCTCTTAATCCATTTAAAGCAAACCCAACGTCTTGTAAATAATCATATTTTTCTCCAATATGGGACTTTGCATAATTAACTGCTTTTTGTCTTTGCTCATCTGTAATATTTACTACAGAAAATACTGCGTAGCGTTCATAATGAATAGGATTTTCTACTACCCCATTTGGCATTGCTTCAATAATTGTGTTCTCTCCTGAAACTATTGCAGAATGAGCAAAACTTCCTTGTTCCCCTGTCATAATAATTTCTGATATTGGATTATTATCTTGAGTCAGTATAAAATCACCTGCTTTTGCCATTTTGTCCATCACCTCTTTATTAACATTAATCATTTAAAACTGGACTTTGATTGGGATTGTTTAATGTAAAAGGGATAAAAAAAGAGAAGTGAGTAGGAGTTTTAATTCCTCTCCTTCTCTTTAATAGGATTATTATTTAGTTGCTTTATACTGACTATACAAAACAGCAAAAGTACAATTTTTATTAGCATCAGTAATCACTGGATTTTCAATAATCTCATCTAAACGGAAAATTAAATTCTGATCAATTACTCCATTACATTCGAATAAGGTTATGCTTTGTAATTTCATAATCGCAGTTTTTGTTTCGTCATTGTAAAATCCGTTTTCCTCTAATTTAGATTCGTTGATTCCAATTTGATTCAATTGTTGCTGAATTTGCAATACTTGTTTTGAAAAAGGAATATCAAGTATATTTTCCACTACTTTTAATATCTCTCCTGCAACTCCAGCAACTTTCTTATTTGCTTTTACCATAAATTTACCTCATTATCTTAGGAGAGACAACGGGTAATCTCTCCTAATCGTTTACTAAAATGTTATTTATGCCACTACTCTAGGAACGGTAATATATTGACCAAAATCATTACTATTTAATGGCGTTGTTAACATGAAGTTTAGCGGAATTACTGCTTCTTTACCTGGAGCAAAGGAGGCTGACATATTACCATCACATGTAGCTTGGTAGAAGTTAAGGTAAATATCACTTATAATAGCTTGGGTTGCAGGTGAATATGCTATACTATGAGCAAATATTTTATAAGCTTTAGGGAACTTGTCTGCACTCAAATTCGTAATATTACCTGTTACAAGAGAATCATAAACTACTGTTACCCAACCATCCTCTGGAGGCGTTGTTACTGTTATTTCTTTAAGGGCAACAGTTCCAGAATATTGTTTATTTTGAGCATCAAAAATCGTAGCAGTTGTTCCAGAAGGGGTTCCAACTACAGTTACTACGCCACCAACCATTTGTAATTTTTCATTAATTTTAACTGTCGCCGTTCCACTTGAGTCCGTTGTACCAGACAAAATAGAAATTAAACTATCTCCCCAAAAAAGAGGTTCTACTGAGAATGTTTGCTCATTACTATCTTGTAATACATACTTAGGCATGTTGCCAATTCCACCCCGTAGAATGGTGCTAGTTAATTTTTTGACCCAATCTGTTTTTGAGTTGATCCCTAAGAAAAACACATTTGCAGGAGTTTGGATATCTACGAGAAATACCTCAAATACGTCTTTTAATACAATATTGTCCATTATTTACTTTCCCCCTTATTTTTTATTTATGATTATCTTTATGATTATCTATGTTAGAAATAATCCCCTTTTGTTCAGGATTATCTTTCACCATGTTTAAATGACTTCCAATAAATTTCTTATCTGTTTCATCTAACTTTGTCTTTTCCACTGATAAATCCGCATACCATGGAGTTATTTTCATTTTCTCTGCACTAACAGTCTGATATAGCGTACCAGTATTATAATTTTTGTTATTTGAAATAGTAGTAAAGTATTCATGAAGACTATATATTGAAATATCTAAAACATTATCTTTATATAATCCTACATTCATAACCATACTTTTGAAAGTGATAACTTCACCTTTACGCTCTTTTGCAATTTGTTCTAATTTATTGAAATACTCTAATTCTGGATTTAAACAAGGTTTTTCGAAAGCAATATTATTCATATCTTTAATTAATTTTACATAAAAATCTAATTCTTCATCAGTTTTTACTAAATCAAAACTACCTTTATTAATAAAACAAAAATCAAATAAATTATTGTATCCTTCAAGTAAACCAAGCCATTCCACACTTCTAATAATTTCAATAAATGACATTTCATTTAAAAGCGATATAGCTTCATCTATTCCAATAGTACCTATGTTATTTTCTTTTACAAATTGAATTGCTTTTAATTTCCCAAGTTGCAGAATTGAGGAAAGCATAAGAATTTTTTCATATTCCCTTACCTTTACAAATCGACACATTCCTATTCCAGTTTCAACTGGATTATCTAAAAACCATAATTCTTTGAACGTCACTATCACCTCTTTATGATTAAAAATGGAACATTATACACACGCAAACTCATTAGTTTTATAAGCAATACAAACTCCAGAATAATTTTCATTTACCACAAATTCATATGTTTCATAAAATGGCAACTTGCCAATCCCTAAATCTCTTGATGAAATAAAAGAATCTTTAAGTTCTAAATCTTGTTCTGAGTTGAATGATTGATCAATATAATCTAAAATCATATCATAGCGCAAAGACCCATAATCAGTCTTAATTAATGAATTGTGGCAAATAATGTAGAAAAAGATTGACCCATTTTTAAAAGTTATACCATTCGGTTTGTAATTAAATTGCATGGTTATAAAACTTTTAGCAGTAGTATCTGGTGTGGGTACAAATTTAAATGGATATATAAAATCGTAGACCAAAGATGATAAATCAAAATTATCAGGTATTGGTGTATCTAGACAATTGCCTTCAGAATTGATAAGGCATTTTACTAGAGATTCATTTGTCACTAATTTCATTATAATATCCATTTTATTTTTACTTAATGTTGAGAATCTACCCAATTATTTATTCACCTCTTACATGAGTGATTTCGTCTGTATAGTAAATTCGTCATAAATACTAACATCATCTGATTTACTAGCCCTAATAGTGATATATTTATTTATATAATTTGAATTACTTGTAGTTTTTAGAGTAATACTACTTACAGTTTGACTAACAACACTTACATAAATATTGCTTGATAAATCTTGATTACTAATATTCCATACAACTGATTTACTAGCATCCGCAACACCATTGTTGAACACAGTGGAAGTCAATGTTAAATTAGCACCCAATTTAACTGTTGAATTTCCTGTAATACTAACAGTATAATTATCAGCAATTACAGCACTTTGCACAGTTATATTTATTGAAGCTGAAACTCCATTATAAGCAACAGTTATTGTAGATACCCCCTCAGAAATGCAGGTAATTATTCCATTATTAACAGTTGCAATTAATGGATTTGAAGAGACATATGATAGTATAGGAGATGTAACTTGAACAGTATTATCAGTGCATACAATATTTAATGTTATTACATCATTTACATTTTGTGCAGATGAACCATTCAGAATATCAACTAAATAGGTATGCTGACGAGAATAATAATTAGCAATACCTAGCTCAATATTATCATCATCTATTTTTTGAGTTAACTCCAGTACAAGAGAAATTAATCCTTTATTATTAATTATCTGTGAATAATCATCAACTTCATCTACTTTATAAACTCTTTTTCCTAAAACAAATCTTTGTCCTTCTATTATAGAATCTGTAATAGAATTATACTGGATATAAATTCTTGACATACCGACAGGCAAAATAAAATACGCATCAACATTATTTTTTGTAAATCGTTTAGAAGATTCAATCACACATGGAAATTGTTGAATAGTACCATCAGAGTCAATAAATTTAAGAAAACTATTACATTTTTCTATTGTACAAGTTGGTTTATCAGCATTATTTATATCACTTGCAATTGTTAACCAAATTTCATCAATAGAATTAATTGTCATATAAACATATTGACCTGTAAAGAAATTTAAGGGAATATCAGATTGAGTAGGTTCTAATGACAATTTTTTCTGATTATCTAATAATTTATATGCTTGACCACTAAAAACCCAAGAATCGTAGAAGGTGCTAGTACTACCTAAGCCTATTTGCTGATACTCAGGAGCGTCTTTAAAGGTGGAAGAAAATAATTGATCCTTTATATTTATTCTTTGTTCTCTAATTGTTGAACCATTTATATTGACCTTGTTCTGATACGCAGAAAACCAATCAACCATAAAAATGTCACCCCTTAGCACCTAAGCCCTTGAGGGCATTTTGAGTATTCAAATATGTATAGGTTATCATCTTCTGATAAACTTCTTTTCTAGCGTTTTCATATATATTAGATAGTTCTCTTAGATGCTGACCTTGACTATACATTTTAATTTCTCCATAGATAGCTTGAGCGTATAAACGTTGTTCCTTGATTTTGTCACGAAGAAAGACTAACCCCATAAGATCAACAACTATGCCAGATTCCGCAAGTGATAAATCTTGATTAAATTGAGTACTGTCCACATCAATATCATCCATTTTATTAATTACACTTATACCATTATTATAGACATAATTATAAAATTCCTCACGGGCACGTTTTAATAATATAGTCAGATAATTAGTCAATTGTGTTTGAGAATATTTAGTTGCTAAATCTATAGAACTAACTTCAGTCTGAAGAAAGTCATTAAACAAATCACTAAAAAGTGTAGCCAAAATCACCACCTGCCATTCAATTATTTATCCCTAATTACTAACTAATCATTTCATTTGTCATTTCTTGGATGCTATTGATTGCATATTTAGAACTATAATGATTTTGAACCTCATTATATTTATTATTTCTCAGACATTCAGAATTACCTTTAATATATTCTTGTAAAAAGAACTCTAAAAATGCCCATGCAACCACAGGAGAAAACCCATTAAGTTCTTTCAGCATTTCCATATTATCAATTTTGAGCAATTCTTGAAATTTACTTTTATCTGCACCATGCTCTTTAAATGAATAGTCGATATTAAAATATTCCCTAACTTCTTTATCTAAGATAACTATTTCAAAAGTATCAAACCATTCTTTAAAGGCATAATACATTTCATCAAGAATTTCAAATTTAATTCTTCGTTCATCAAATAATTTATTAAATTTAATGTTAACTCGTCCACGAATAAAGGATGCACTACCAGGAGCCATATGCATAATTCCAACCATTTTATCAGGTTTAATTGAATTAACTGTAATTTCTTGTTGTGCTTCTTTTTCACTTAATTGTTTTTCAAGTTCATCAATTTTTAGTTGACTTGATTTAGATGCTTCTGCAATTGCTTTAGTTACAGCTTCTTTTATCAAGGCTTGAATATCAACTTCTGGAGTCTCTTTTACAGTTGTCTTTTTTACTACCATTAATTTTTAATTCTCCTTATTAAAGAAATTTTATATTGCTAATTTATTATTTAAAATTAGATTATCATATACACCATTTTTATAGTTTTCTTGAAATTCATAAAACTGTTCAGGAGTATTACCACCACGACCTTGTACTGAATGAAATAAGATATGTAATTCTTCAGATAAACATACACCCAACCCATATCTATAATGTAATTCTAAACACTTATCTTTTATAAGTTGTAAATCTTCAACATTATATTCGCTTAGCGTACTATGTACTGGTAAATTCAACTCACTTAAAGTTTCTTTAACTATAAGTTCAAATCCTTTTAAATGATGAACAACATCGAATTTTCCACCTGTCAGGATACACTTATAGTTGCAATTTGCTATTGAATCTTTATTCCATTGTGTAATTATTTTCCGCAACCAATGGTTTAATGCTGTTATTCCACCTTTCCATTGATATGCGTTTTTCCCTGATTTACTTTCCAATCCACACTCTGGGCATCCACGATCTCTGGTGAATGAATTCGGGGAAATTTTATAATCTGGATGTTTGTTATTTTCTTTTTGACACTTCATTAATATATTTACGTTAGGTGTTCCATAGCTAATTTGCCAAGGATCAACAATATTATTTTTATGCCAATATTTGTCTAAGAAACTTTCACCTAGATTATCTATGCCATATTGAGCAAATGAATTACATTTACTGCAAACCATACAACCCATTGTTTTACTACTGGTTATAGAATTAATTTTAATTAATTCACTTTCATGTAATCCTTTTGGACATTTGAAGTAATATTTTTTACCACTACCATAGGGAATATCAGAAGGTTTACATTTGTTTACTTCATAATCCCATCTATCTAATATCTCTTTTGCATAGCTTACATCAAATAATTCATAGCACTTTTCTTCAAAAGATATCCATTTCTCATTGTTATTTTTAGAGCAAAGATTACAATAATAATTTCCGTCTTCTTTTACACAGCTTTGATAATTTTCATATATTATAGATAATTCTGCGTTACAGGCATCACATTTAACTTTTACATAAACGTGACTACTTTCTGTTAAATCTTTAGGTTTTACTATAATTTTTGTTCCGTTTGGGATAGATATTCTATTCCATTTATCTTTTCTCTTTGGTATTGTAATTCCTAAATCTTCATAATGTTTAACATTTCTCGGATTTATCGAAACTTCAATATCTTGATCAATAATTAATCCCATATTACACCTCACTTTATGTAATTGACTTTTCACTTTTTATAAAATAAGGAAAGGAGCAGTAGTGAATCTGCTCCAATAAGAATCATGACTTCTTATTTTATCCTTATAAAGTTAGCATTAATTAGATAGTACGATAGACCAAAATTGTCCCTTGGCCTGCCAACTTGCAATCCCAGTCGCTCTTGACTGAGAAAATTTGCTCATCTGCTGCGTTTCCTTCTGGATTCATTGATTCAATACGAGTTTCACCAGAAATACCAATGGAAATAGGTTTGCTTACATCAAGACTCATACCAATAACATAGTTATTAGGAATGATTAATGATGTTTGATCTGCTTTGAGAGCTTGAGGTAATTCGATGGCACGATAACCAAAAGGTGTTGCCATGAAACCTTTATCCATATACTCAACACCAAGACCAAGTTGGAGTTGTGTATTTGTAGGAAGAATAGGAGAAAGCGAGATATTTGTGCCATAAATTACTGTATTGCTCGATCCATTTCTTGCTTGAATTAATTGTAATTGAGTACGGAAATCAGTTTCAGCATAAGCACCAGTAGAAATAACTTTGTTACCAATAGGTGATGCAGTTGTGCTGAACACTAATGTAGAAATATCTTGCAAATAACCACTACGAAGACCACGTACTGCACGAGCAATTTCACGTCCCCAATCGACTCGACCAGCAATTACATCTTTACGATTGAAAGAAATGGCAGTTTCAGCAACTTGAGGTGTAAGAACTACATTACGACTCTTGTATCTCTGAACATTACCAAACGATTTACCTCGACCTGTTTTTTGGAAGAAATAAGCATTTGTAGATTTTACGTCAATGTTCATGGAATCGCCTTCAGCCACAGAACGAACATCGGCAAATGTAAGAATTTCTTCGATCTCGTTTTTACTATTTACGTTGTCGATTACTTCTTCAATAACCGAGAAAAATGCACGTTCAAAGTTCTGCATACGAAATGCTTGTGCAGGAACAGTTTTAGTAGCGTCCATTCCAGTACGTTCATAAGCAGTTGCTAAAGCACGGTCATTGAATTCACTATTATGTACGTTATAATCAATTCCTCCAATAGCAGAAAATTGAGCATATTTATTATAAACATTTTTATCAAAACCAAAGAGATGTCTCTTAGTTAAATCTACGCCTAGTCCAATAACATTTACTTCATCTTCAGAAAAATTAACTCTTTTTGCATTAATAGGTACAAACATCATTTTATATCATCCTTTCTTATTAAATTTATTTATTATTCGTTAGTGCAACGAGTGACACGTACACGCATACCCAATACGGCAGCAAGACCAACAAAAGTATCTCCAACATTAACTTGTTCAATTTTAAATGCAACAGTTGGGACTCCAACTAAAGTGGCAACTACAGTAAATCCATAAGAATCTGCTGTAGGAACGAGATAACTTCCAACGGCTGGAGTACCAGTAACTAAATCATTAGATACAAAATATTTCTTATTCATTGCAGGACGAAGTACACGAATTCGTGCTCCTGTAGTAAAAGAGAGAAGGGTAGGGTCATTGATGTCGATACGGTTTCCATTTACATCTTGATAATATTCTTCTGCACAAACAACTGCGATATTGGTTTCTGTAATTGCAGCAGGTTTAGCAGGGACATAAAGTGCTCCATATCCATCTAAGTAAGTTCCTACTAAGGCATCTGCCTTAACAACATATCCATTTTGAAGAGTGTCTGTTCCAACTTGTACAAAGTCAATATTCTCATAGTCTTGCATTACATCATAAGCTCTAAAAATTCCAGCCATAATTTAACATCTTCCTTTCTTTCTTAAAAAATTATTTATTATTATTATTCTTTTCACGTATATCTGCATAAACATCCTTTTCTTCTTTGGTATCAGGTTGTTTAGTATCTACATGCATGAAAGAAAACTTTTGTGTGTTAGTGGAAAAATCAATTTTGTCTTTGACTTTCTTACCAAATACTGAATAAGTCATATCTTTAAATTCGTCTAAAGACATTTCATTAGATTTATCTTTAAATGTTTGTTTTTCTTCAGCACTAAATACACTGAATTCTTTTCCATTCAAAAATTCTTCTACTTGAGACATTTTTTCAGCAGTTTCTTTACCTTTTAATTGTTCGCTCAACTCTGCTATTTTAGCATCTCTTTCTGCCATTACCGTTGCTGTTTCTGCCATAGCTGATTCCATTGATGTAATTGAAGCAAAACTCTTTCCAATTTCTGAATCCTTAGCAGAAAGTTCAGCATCTTTAGACAATAATGCTTCAGACATCTCTGCTTCTTTAGCTGATAATTTAGCAGACATTTCTGTAGTTACCTTTTCTTTTTCTACTGCAAACATTTGAGACATTTTACTCATCATTTCTTTGCCACTTGGTAAAGTTTCTTTTGCATCTTCTTTTAGGGCAAAAGTATCATCGTCATCATCTATAGTCATAAATGGAATTTTTGTAACACAACCACAATCATCCATGATATATAGACAGTTAGTTTCCATGTCAAGCAATATAGTTATTTGACTTTCATCAGATTCTGGATCAATGGAATCATCAAAAGCAAACTTTGACTGTGATGCTTTTGTGCTTGAATATAGTGCTTTAAAATCCTTCATCTTTTTACTCCCTTCTGAGAATGTATCTTTATACAGACTATTTTTATTATGCTTTGAGAATGTAATTGGGGTATATCCCTCTTCTACAGGAATTTTTGTAAGCATATCCAACACACATTTGCCTTCAATGAGTTGGTAAGCAATGCTATAATAACCGCCTTCTTCGTAATCTTCAACAAATACTAAACTAGCTGAAAAATCGTCTATATAATACTTATTATTTTCACATTCTCCTGTAATATATTTAAAAACAGATAGTGCTGTTTGCAGTCTGCCTCTAAGTTGGTGTGCCGTTAGTCCATACATATCTTCATTTTCACCTCCCTTCAGTGGAATACTATTGTCATTTGTTTGCAGTTCTTGTTTGAGAGAATCTATCTCAGATTGATAATCATCAATCGAAAATTTCTCAAATGTACTTCCTGTAAATGCTGGTTTAACATTCTCTAAAATGCAAAGTGCAGTAACCATAGCACTTGTTACTTTTTTTATATCCCCTTCTTGTTGAGTATCTAGATTTAACTCTAACGATTGCCAAATATCACGTTTAGACATATTCTTTAATCCAGGAAACCTATTATCCCAAATATTAGCTTCACAGACTAACCATTCTTTTCCGTTATATTCCTCGAAATAAGGCTCAGAATCTAGAACATAGCCCACAACAGTTGTTTCTGGTGTTCTTTGTAATCTTCCCTTTACTTTTATAATGTCATCGGCATGTCCACCCAGTAAAGAACCATCATCATTATTAATAAATGCGGTTACTATTGGAGAAGACATTAAAGTTGTTTTCATTTTATCTACTACATCATGATTAAATAAAAATTTATTAGCAATTGTATCACTTGATATTGCATAAACTTTATATTTAGTTACAAAAGGATTAACTTTTCCAACTTCACTAAAATGTGTATTGAGTTGTATAAGCAATTTTTATCACCACCTTAATTAAAAATAAACAATGATAATCCATTTAAAAGTTTACTGTATTTGTGAATTTTACATCCTTCAAGGCAGGACTTTCACTAAAGTTAGCATTTAGTTTTTCATTATTTTCAAACCAATGAACTCCATTACGTGAGAATAAATAAACAAAACCTAACTGTTGTAATTTAGTTATATCTTCATCTGAAAAACATTTTATATATTTGTCCAATTTAACCACCTACTTTTGGATTTATTAACTATTACTTTTGATTACTTCATAGATATTTTTACTGTTAATCCTTGAAAATATCTTAGCACTAAATGATTGTTTGTCTTTAATTTCTTCGCCAAACCAATTAGGAATCTTAAATAAGTTCATTGTTTCTAAATTAGGAAATTCAACTTCAACAATCGTTTCGCCAGTTTCAAAATGATCTACCTCTGCTACCAAATTGTTATCCAAATCAATCAAATACCTATCCTTATTAAGAGGCTTCTTACCTATATAAGAGAAGATGCGATCATACTGGTCTTCAGTTATTAATCGTTCTATTTCTTCCCTCTGATTATCTGTAAGAAAATATTTAACAGTATGGAAATAGGTATTTTGATTGTCTTGATTAATTTTACGGATTCTGACATCAGGATTGAGGTTTGCATAGACTTGTTGGATATTCATTTTAGATTTAATTTTATCTTTTGGAATATTATCAGGATTGACGTGATAACGCTTTTCTATTTCTATCATTTAGGTTTTATCACCGACTTCGAAGTGTTCCTCCATACAGGAATCCGAACAAAAAGGAGCAAATTCATCGTCAATATTAATAGGCGAATTACAATTCTTACATACTCTTTGAGAGAATTTCTCATTCTCGTTATACCCTCCACCCCTCGTCTCTGAACCAGCCTCACCTAATTGACCATCAGATTTTTTAGGTGCTCCACCTTTGTTATCAGAAGAGGAAGTAGTAAAACTAGACTGCAATGGTATCATCATGCTTCTTGTTTTATTCAGCAAAGAATCAACTAAAACATTATCCATTTCAAAAGGTTCATAGTCGTAGGATGCGAGGAGTCTTTCCGGCTGTCCCCCGGATTGTGCTAATGATAAAGCAGATTGTTTATCATCATCTAAGAAAAATTCACATCTCCTAAGAAAATGAATTGCAAAATTGTATTTACCACCAATTTTAAAAAGTTGTAAATTTATGAATCTCTCAAACTGTGAATACATATGTTTTATATAATTATAATCTGCTTGAACACTCAACTTTAATGCTATTGCTGATTTTGTATCCATACCAAAAATTCCACCAGCCACACCTACAGATGACCAGAATTGTTGCTCTGATGTTCCAACTATATTATTCATATTTTGAGAATTTGTAAATTTAGCATTATCCATTTCCATAGGTGTGCTGATAACGCCAGTACCGGGTGGAACTAATGACTGTGCTAAAGCAACATAGTTTATTACTTCTGGTGCTGTCATGGTTGGTTTGCCATTTTCATCAAGTGGAGCTTTTAAATACATTATTTGATAAGTTTGAAGTTCTGCACTTAATTTTAGCAAATCTTTATAATCTTGGATTTGAATTCCATCCTTGAATGTTCCTGAAAGGGGAGGAACAATCTCAGGTCTGTTATCATCAAACTTAAATACAACTGCCTTGTCGTAAGGTAAGGAACGATATGGATTAGCATTTTTATTTGATTCATTATCTCCCAAAAACTCTTTGTACCATTCCGAGAACTCAGGAGCAAATCCAGCCATTGCATTTGGAAATTGTTTGAAGAAATTCATAGAGAGAGCAGATGTGAATCCATAATCGGTTTTACCATCAATCGTCATATAATCATCAGGAAGAGACATTAGCGAATTTCCTTCTTCACTTTCTCTTAGATAATAAAATTTTCCTCCAGAACGCATGACATCTGACATGACATTAGGGCATTGCTCTTTAATTCTAAACTTACGAAGCCATTCATTATTTTTTGCTCTCTGTTTTATGTATAAATCAACTATCTTTTGATTGCTATTTAATGGGGGTGGGTTTAATGGTATAAGTTCATAGGCAAAGTTTAATAAACTTGCAAAATGAGCAACAGATCGTTGATATTGCATTACAGACCAATATAAAAAGTCTGAACATGCCATTAATTGTTTCTCAAAATATCTAGGATTATTTAACCAACTAATAATATTTGCTTCAGTTGGTCTTGTGGGAAGTGTATTCATCCTCTTCATTGCATTATTTGCATAAAGAGGATTATAAAAATTAGAATTCGAACCAGAAGATTTTTGAATAAACTTAGCATAAGTATCCATAAATCTTGTAGCAAATTCCTCTGCAAAATTAGCAGAAAGAGGGTTAAGATTTTCATTTATTGGTTTTTGTTTTGAGTTAGGGTTGTTATTTTCTATTGGGGTATCCATAGGAGACCTCCTTTCGAGATTATTATTTTATAAATTTATTTAATTATCTTTTTCGTCCGAATGGATTATTTCTGTTTGTATTTCTATTGAAGATATTATTTCCTTGATTCATGTTTGCTGTTGAGACAAAGTAGGAGGAGAGGTCTGTGCTTTCCTTTTCTTTTAACAAATCTTGCTCTAAAAAAGAAATAAACCAACCGCCATAACTGCTACTAGTGTAGCGGTCTTTTCTGGAAGAACCTACAGTATCTAACTTAATATTTCCACCATTCATTGAATATTCAAGATTTATTGTTTCATTAATTAACTCCGAAAATTGCCTGTATGGGTGTAAATACCAAACTTTTAAATTTATATCTTGATTACGAGCAAAGTCTTTATTCTTTTTATTTAAATAATCTTCACCATCATTTTCGTCAACAAGAAAACTACACATTCCTCTTTGTAGTTTATCTCTAAAATTAACAGCAATATCATTATTGTCTCTAGCACCTGCTAATATAGGGTATATGATAGGCTTTGCATTAATAGCTAATGTTTTTTCTTTTAACTCTTCTATTAAAGACTTAGATAGAGATTTATGTTCAAATACAGTAAGTGCTTCATATTCAATTCCGCGTTCTTCATCTTTAGTAATGACTGCTAGTCTTTCGAAAATTGCAATTCCTGCCTGTTGGAGATCAAGTACAATATAATCAGCTTCAAAATCATGATAAATTTGCTTAATTCTGAGGGTTTGTTTCCCAGTATGTTCTCCATTATGGGATTCCATATAAACATATTCTCTTTCATATCCCTTAGCCGTAGGTAATGCTCTTATACAAGTTATAATTGTATTATCATTTTTTTTACCCTTACGAGTTGCAATATCAATTGAAACTATCCTAATTTCTCCATCTGCTTTTTTTATTTCATTTGGATTTCTCTTCTTATCATAATTATCATTTCTAAAAGGATAAAAAGCCTTCTTTAAATTTCTATTCTTTTGAAACATTTCTAATTTAAAATAAGCGTTACTATTTTCACCCCAAGGTATATTTTCATACTCTTCTAGGAATGTAATTGAGTCCATTGTAGCTCTATCTCTTGCTATTGCTTTTACAGTTTTAATATTGTGTTTTATTGCTATTAAGTAATCAAATGCAATAAATCCAGCATCTTTACCTTGCAACATCATTTTTATAGTAGTCATTGTTTCTTTATACCACCATAATCCCTTGTGATATGCAGATGATATAAGAACTTGTCGTGGTTCTTCAACTAATATTTTCATATTGGAATATTTAGGGTTCTTTAGATAAGGTGTTTGCCTAGCATAAGCAAAAGGTTTCACGATACTATCAAATTTTTGCTTATCCATAATCCTAAATTCTTCACCTATAGTGAACGTACTTCTTTCTCCACGACCTGACTCCGAGCAGGCAACAATTTTAATTGTTGTGCCATTATGTAGAGTACAATTACAGTTATTTTGTGTATCTGAAAAATCTTTTACTTCTCTTGCAATATTAGGGTAGTCATCTTTCAACCTTGCCATTTTACCAAAAATAATAGATGCCTGCTTCAAAGTTGTTGCCACGATTACAATTTCAGAATTTGGGAAAAGCGAGCCACGAGCATAAGCTAGTACAGCGATCAACCATGATTTGGCTGCGGCTCTCGAAGCGATAGTTACAAAATTCTCAGAAATACTCATAAAATATATCCATAGAATTTGATACCAATACAACTGAATTCCAAAATAATGTTGGATAAAGCGATGTACATTTCTGCGATAAAAAGTTATCCAGTCTATTAGGTTATCTTGTTTTTCTTCACTTTTCTCTTTATCTTTAATCATTGTTTTTGGTGCTCTAAATTGATCACTATGACCAGAATATTTGTTAAAATTATTTTCAAATTTTTGATATGATCTACCCATTAGAATCACCATCGCCATTTACAACATCTGCACTATCCAAATCCGTATCTATATTATCATCAACAACAAAATTTCTAACTCCAGTTATAAAATTTTCAATAGGTCTAACAATATAATTTTTAATATATGGAAGGAAGCCATCCATGTCTTTATATTTTTCTTGATCTTCAAACCATTCTGCTGGTTTGAATTGCTCTATATCTTTAATCCAAGCACCAAAGCAATCATGAGATTTTCCAGCACTTGCAGCATTTGCTTTTGCAGGGTCAAGGGAGGCTGTTTTTAACAAGTCTTGTAATTCTTTCTGAAGACCACCAACGCCATCACCTTTTTCTCTTGCTTGTCTGATTTCAAGAATTTTGATACAGATTTCTCTTAATAAAGTTATTTCTGCTTGATTGTCACACTTATGCGTTTGTTTCCATGCTGATAATTCTGCTTCTAAGAATATATAATCGTCAATATTAAAACTTTTTCCCCAAAAGATAATTAAATCGTCATCAACCTCTTCATTTTCTATATCCATATTTTCTTGTCTTAAAAAATTACTATCTTTATATCTAAAAGATTCCATCTTCTCATTATTTTTATTTGTCGAACTAAGTTTTGACTTATAATATCCAAAAACCTTGTCAGCTTTCTTGCCTTTTATCATTAGACTTTCCATATGTGTCTGAGCACTTTTTAGTGCTTCTTCACTATATCTAATATCTAAATCTTGACATGTCAGTTTTAGAGAAGCTTCTAAACTGTCATATATAGAAAAGTAATTATCGAAAATCTCATTACAGTGTGTTTTACATACTGACATTAGACCATTTTTGTCGATCATGGGATTTGTTGAGGTATAGAATAAAGATGCGTTTAGGGTATCTTGGCACATCCTACAATAAGTTTTCTCAACAATTGTTGTACTAGGTTCTTTTATTGCTTTCCCTACTCGTGGAATGGGAATCACCCTCTTTTAATTAAAATAAAGAAGTTAATCTTATTCAAATAACTTCTTTTAAATCTTTTTCTGTTATTCTTCTTAATTTTCCATATACTTTATCATTCATTAACCCACCGATATCTATATTGTAATGAGAATGATATTTTTCTTCAGATTTAAACCACTCTAATGCTTTATTATATTCTTGCATCATTACTTCATCCGAAGGAAGGTAGTCCCTTCCAGTATTAATAAAAATACCTTTCCAACCAAGTTTTTTCATGTAATAATATCTTCTTATTTCTCTATTATTAAATTGTTGCTGTGTCTTTTGCCCCATCTTTACACATAAGTCATGACCAGAGCCATTTAGTTCTATGTAAATCTTATTATCAGGAAAAGCAATATCTAAACTTGGAGTATCATTGGAGTAATTCAAGATACCACCTAACAATTGATGGACATATATTTGTTGTCTTGAAGTTCTTACAGTTCCATTTCTATAAAATGTTTCTGCCTTCTTTATCTTTATATCTTCATTCTGAGATATATTATCTACACCATATTTATCTTGTATTATTTGCTTATATGTGATTTTAAAATGTTCAGAGGCAAAAACATTATCTACCCCATATATCTCTAAGTTGGTTTGCTTTTGTTTCTCTATGAACTCTGGTTGATTAATATGATATTCAAACCCAAAATTAATCATATTACACTCCGCAGTTTTCTTTGATATACATTTTTTATTTGAACAACAATCTTTATGTATAATAGATTTTAAATTATTCTTTATATAATCTGCGACATTTTTAGGATAAATATCTCTGCAACCTTCTTCTTGATAATCGCATTTAACTGTAACTTTTGCTTCACTATACTCTGGCATATCCTCAATTTTGACAAATAGTGGTTGTGAATAATCTACAACGGGTTTGCCTTTTTTACCAATTACCATTGGTATTTTATAACCCTTTTCTCTATAATATAGTATCTTCTTATTACCTCTTAATCCAACTTCGACTTCTTTTGTTAACAACATTACCGATTCCCTCTTTCTGCACATTTATTTATCTGCACTTAAAAATATAAAGAAGATAGGTGTGCAGAGACTTGGCAATTACCCCAAATCTAAACCTATCTTCCTAGTTCTCAAATTTTCATTTTTGGGAACAACAAATACCCCAAACATTTCTGCTTGGATTATCGACTTGATCACAAAACTTTATTTACAATTTCATTTTATTCAGCCTATAAACTTTTCCATTAATTCTATCAATATGACAATACATAATATTATTTATATTTATGTAGTCAATCACAATTTCATTTAAATGAAACCATTCACCTTGTAATTTGTACTCAGAAAATAATTGATGAGTGTATTTTTCTTCCGCTTCATTTCCATTCATATATCCCAACAAAACCAAAACATTTCCATTAGAAGTCTGTAATTGTTTTAAACGTTTCTTAATATCTTTGCTATAACCTATTTTAACAACATCATTAGTTGTATCAGCAATAAAATAAACCATAATTATATTAATTCTCCTTATAAATTACTTATAAAAATAGGTAAGCACTCTCAAATCCAAGTAGGAGAGAGTGCTTAGAAAATTCATAAATATATTATTCAAATTCTCATAAATACTAAGGTTTAAAATAAACATTAATCTTCTAGAAACTCTCTCTCATTTCTTCCTTATTTTCTAGTCTCCCAAACTCTTATATCTTTATCGTATTAATCTTGACAAAACTAGGAACAGTAATTACCTTTGCATTATTTTCAAGTGCTTTAACCACATACCTATGGACATCACCAACATCTTGTAAAGTTCCATCAACAGATACAATAACCTTAATCCTATCAGAATTTTCATCAATCTTAATAATGCTACTTTTTATTATCTCTTTATCACTATTTTTGGTTTGAACCTCAATTTCTTTCATCGGGATTCAACCTCCTTTATTTATATGTTTATATCTAATCTAAAAAGTCTAACATTTCTTCTCTACTATCCTCAAATCCAATTGCCTTAGCAGTTTGAAGTAAATTATAAAGAGTATTTCTAAGTTCACAACCGCAAGTATACTCAATATCCTCAATTAAATCCGCATAATGTTCTACCATTGCAATATCATTTACTTGATCTTCTGTAAATTCTTCACGAGCAGACTCACATTCATCACTCATATCATAAGCTTCATCAATTGCATCTAATCTACGCTGCTCAATTTCATCTTCCTCAGTTGCAAGTTCTTCAATTTCTGCTTGTTCTGAGAATGTATCAAAATCTACTTGCTCTCCTGAAATCGAGTAAAATTCTTCCCAACCCTGAGTTTCTTGATTGAAGATTGATTCATTTTTGAATACACGCATTAATATTATTCCACCTTATTATTTTATTTTAATGTAATTATTGTTGTTAGATTTAAATTTCAGAGTTTTCCTTTGCATTAGAAACATGCTTAGAAACTTCAATAGAAGAATTTGCAGATATCTCAGATACCTTAATGTTGTTCTCAATATTCATCTTGTTAAAAATTGTTGCTACGCTATCTTCTACAGAAAAACCTGCATTAATTAATCCTGTGTACATACCAGCAAAATAACTAGAATCTTTTAATCCTCTAACAAACTCAGTTTTATCAAATTGGATATCAACATCTTCTGCTAAATTCTCTGTAGAAATAAATAATGGTTCACAGAAAATAACCATATCTGAATCAGACTTATTTAATTCTAAAGGCAGAATTGGGTCTTCTATTTTTGCTTCTTTATCCTCTATTGGCATATTAAGTCTCCTATTTCCTATAAAATTTTATCAACTATATTAAATTCCTCTTTAACTGCATCAGAACCCCAAAAATACCAATCATATTTCATCTTCTTAATCTCTTCTAACCTTGCATCTGAAATATTTGTAGTATCGGTTATAATTGACTTTAATTTATTCCATATAGTTTCAGTTTCTTCCATATCATCAATCATATCTTGATGTTTTCCAGAAGTTCCAGATATAGCACTATGAACCATAATTCTAGAATCAGGTAAAGCTCTACGGTCACTACCACTTATCAATATCCAAAAGCCACCTGAAAATGCTATTGTATGAACAGTAGTAATTATCTTATAACCGTCATTTCTTACCATACTTCTGATTTTTGAGCATAGAGCAATTGTTGAATAAGCATCTCCACCATATGTATCCAAAACAATTTCGATAGGTTTTTTAGTTCCTGATTTTTTATCAATAGCTTGGAGTCTATCTAAATAATAAATTACCTTGAAAATCGACTCTCTATCAATTTCCTCGCAAAGAAAAATACGACGATCACGAATAGCAGAGTTAATACGCATTTCCTCGATTACTCTATCAACTGGCATCATAACTTCCATATATGTATTACCTTTCGGATAATTTATTTTATAAAACTTTTACATGATTCCAACATTTGTTTAATTTTATTCTGGATATCAAAGTTGAAGTCACTTTATATTCTTTTGCTAAAGTAATTCCCTTTTCTCCATCATTTAATCTAGTTCTAATATTAATAACATCAGATTCAGATAAAACAGCCATGCCATTAGTAGAACCTTTTAATCCTTCTATTATAGGGAATGTTATATTTTCGGTAAGATGTTTCCAAGTTGATTTAATCCTAATATCATTAATTGATCTCCTGTTTATATTGAAATCATTAGATATTGTTTCGCAAGATTCTTTATTTAATAGTCTATCTATAATAGTTAATGCCTGCTTTTCAGTAAGTTTAGAATTGTGCTTATTTTCCCCTCTATCTAACCTCTCCTTAAAAACAAGTCCTTTAGTAAGACTATTCCATGATATACGGTAGTAAATATTATATATAGTTGATTTATCAACCTTTAATTTTACAGCTATCTGTGTTATTGGAACAATTGTATTTACCAAGTAAGCTATAACTTGTAAAATAGATTTTTTGCTATACTTAGATGCACCGCATTCTTCCCCTTCATATATCGGTGGTTGATTTCCTCCGTCTTGAATATTAGTTAGTCTATAATTAGGGAAATCTGCTCTGTATAAATGTATTAATTTTATCTCCATAGCAAATGCGGCTTCTTCTGATAGACAATCAAAAACTATTCTATAATTTGTGTTATGAGAATCGTACATCTTCATAAAAAATAAGTTTTCTTTTTTTAGTTGCTTTGCTCTATTTAATTTTCCTTTACCAACATAAAAAACTTCATTTGTCTCAATAATATACCATTCATAAACATAATAAATTTGTTGAGTATCTAATTCTTTTGGATTTCTTGTTTTCTTTTTCACATCCCCATCTCCTTTATTTTTGCAAACAAAAGAGATGACAGAGAAACATTCTGCCATCCAAACCTCCACATAGAGAAACAGTCTAAAGGAGGATATTATTATATATTACTTGAATTTACAATCATTAATATATTTCCTACCATAGTCCTTACGAACAATAAACATAGTAGCACCTGAATTAGAACTCTTTTTGATATCTTTGGCATAATCATTCATTCCCATAATTGATCTAACTTGAATAACTTCTTTACCTTTTGCTACTTCAAATTCATTCTTACTATGTAAATGACCACAAACAAAATAATCGACATCAATGTTATATGTATCTTCATAATCCTTAATACTATTTCTGAGATTGTTTTCTTTATTTCCATGAGCAGTTAAGAAATTATATCCATTAATATTGAAGTAATTCAGACCATCAAGACTATCACATATATTGATATTTGGATTATTCCTAAATGATTTTTTTAAAGTCCTAGTATAGATACGTTCTAGATTTTCATGAGGAAAATCACCTTTTTTACCTGTTAAAAGTCTTAAATCTGAGTGATTACCTTCTGATGTATAAAAATCAATACTGAAATATGTACTCAATGAGAATAATATGTCTTCGATAAAATCAGCATAATCTAGAATGACATCAACTATATTCCCCTTCAATGATTTAAGTTGAGAAATGTGGAGTATGCCATCTATACTGTCGCCTAAGTCAGTAAGAGATAATTTCTTAACATTATGTTTACTCCCGAAATCAATCAATTCATCTCTATATTCAATCATTCTACGTTTAAAAATATCAGCATTGTATTCATTAATAATTTCACCATTAAATCCTTTTATAGAAAATTCACAACCATAATGAGGGTCTGCAAATGCACTAAATAACTCATCTGAACCATTCTCGATTAAGATAGGAGAAGGGAGTTGTCTGCTTTTTCTTCCAATCAGTTTTAGAACTGATTCGTCTATTCTTTCATAGAACAATTCTTCCCTAGACTGTTCTTTAAGCCAAGCAAAGTATTCACTTTTCTCATCTCTAAGTTTTTGTCTTTCTTTATAAACTTCACGCTTTTGAATATCGTATTCTTTTAATATGCTATCATCTGAAATGCTATTAACCTTAGTATCCGTTACACCTTCATTATACGCACGATACCATTTTCTGTAGCAGGACTCAGTAAAATTCTCGCCAGATTCTTTATTTACTAAGTCTGCTATTTCTTGAGATTTTAAGTTGTATAGTTCTTTATTATCAAAGAGCCTGATTTTATAATTCTTTACACTTTCGTTGTCTAATCTTAAATATTTCATTAAGCACTCCAATGTAATTTATTTTCATTATTAATTCACAATCGACCAATGTGATTTTATATTTCTTCCCAAAATCCGCAATCCATGCATAGGTTAATTACCTTATCACAATAGAATTTTAGAAAGAACCTTTTATTATTGTTATGACAACATGGACAGGTAATATCTTCTTCTAAATCAATATTCAGTTTTTCCATAATAAAAATCCTCCTTTAAATTAATTAAAGGGAATAAGATATATAAGGATTATTGGAGCCGAAACACAGAATCAAACTGTGAATCTCTGATTACAAAACAGAAGTTTTATCATTAAACTATTTCGGCATTTGGCAGTCTAGGTACGGCTTGAACGTACAACCTTCTCCTTAACAGGGAGTTGCTCCACCAATTGAGCTACTAGACTATATAAGGGATAGTAGGATTATAAAAATGGAACGCCCTCAAACGATTGATAATCAATACATTTAATAGCGGTATATGCAAAACTTTATCCTACATAGTTTTTCTTAAAAGAAAAGAGTTGGACTTACAAAATGCCAACTCAAGTAGAGAGAGGAGAGTATAAAAAGGAGGGAGATTAATTATAAATGATAACTTTATCCCTCCACGAGAAAGGCTTAATCTTATTTAGGAGTAACAGAAATAAATTCTTCACAGTCATTAATAGTAATATCAAGCAAAATAGGTTTCTTTTCAGTTCCAACTAGAGCTTCAATTTTCTTATTCCACTCACACACCATAATTTTTACACAGTTAGAGCAATGTTCATTATTAATTGTTGACATAAATTTTATATTCCACCTTATTTTTTATTTTAATTATTGATGTTTGACAGCATCCTTGAGAGATTTTCCAGCCTTAAAGACAGGTGCTTGTTTTGCAGGAATTGTAATTACTTCTTGAGTTTTAGGATTTCTACCTTGCCTTTCAGCACGATCTTTTACAGAAAATGTGCCGAATCCAACCAGTTGAACTTTATCCCCACTTGCAAGTGCTTCTGTAATAACATCAAATACTGCTACTACTGCTTTTTCTGTATCCTTCTTAGACATTTCACCCTTAATTGCTACTGCTGAGACTAATTCACTTTTATTCATGGTTATATTAACTCCTTTTATTCTGTTTATTTTATTACTTAGCCAAGATTCTTGGCTTGCAAATCTTTAAATTCACCTAACCCATATCTTTTTATGTATTCTTCTAATTGTTCTTTTGTATTATTATGTGTTCCATATACATGGTGAAATGAACCATATTTACTAAAGTTATGGCAATCATTACAAAGCGTTACCCCATTATCCAATACTAACCTTAATTCCTCATTATCCGAGAAGTTTTCAATATGATGTGCTTGTAAATTACCACCTTTGGAATCACCACAACATTGGCATGTATAATTATCTCTTTTATATACTTCTATACGCCAATTTTTATAATCTATAGATTTCCTAAAGGATTCGTCCTCAGATGTTAATCCACCTTTCCAACGATACGAATATTCTCCTGAACGAGTTCCTATCCCACATTCATTACACTGACGCTTATTCTCATGTTTGAAATATGCAAATTTAGTTGTAAATGGTTTACCGCATTCGCATTTTAGTTCTATATTACTTTGAGAATTTTCATATAACTCCTTTGGAGTAATTACTTCACATTTACTGGTTTGAGAAACGAATTCCTTCATTTCTTCGTAAGACGTACTAGTTTTAAAATAACCCTTTTCAAGTCCACATGATTTACAATAAGGGGATTTATAAAATAAAGTTATACTCTTACATCCATTTCTACCGCAAGCACATGTAAAATTAGCTTCTGTTCTTTTATTTATATAATCTTCTTCTTTTAAAAGTAATTCACAACCATGTTGCTCGTAAAAGAATAATATATCATCATATTTTGAAATCCTTGATTTACTAGACGATAATCTTCCGCATTTATCACACCTTGGACTTTGAAGAAATTTTCTTAGAGTCTTATGTCCCAATGGATTTCCACAAGAACAAGTAAAATCCAGATTCTGAGAAGTATTAGTATAAAATTTAGTATGTAGTAAACAGTTGTTATTTTCAAATATGTTTCTAACCTCTTCATATGTATATGAAAGTTTATTAGCAGTCCTCTCATATCTACATAAAGGACAAAACCCTTTACTTGCTTTAAGTCTACTTAAAGTTAATTCACATCCACGTTCACAACTACACATAAAATTTATTAATAATTTATTATTTTCATTGTATAAAAATCCAATATACTTTCCGTTAGAAACATTAAGAATCTCTTTTGCCCTAATTATGGCATCTTGTTCTGTGATTCCCGTTCTTCCCATTCTATCCTCCTTTATAATAGAAATAGAGAGGGTATTTCACCTCTCTTTAACTACTAAGGAGTAACTTTTATCCACTAGCGTATCTACTCAAATAAGGTAGTACGGAACAATACTATTTAATCATGCCAATCCATTTCACTTATCATTTTAGAAATTTCACTTCTAAAATCTTCTACCATATTCACTTGTGCAGAAATTGACTTATCTTTGAAGTTTTCACTTACAACACTAAGCCCATTTCTATAACCACAACTTTTATTATCAATTTGCTTAGTAGAACCGTCAATTAGAACTACAGTGTCTTCGCCAATTCTAGAAAGTAATCTTTCCATTTCAGATGGTGTAAAATCTTGGCATTCATTAATATATAAAATAGACTTTCGTAAACTACGACCTTTAGCATGTTGGATTGGTAATACTTCAACTCTACTATTTGTAGTTGAAAAATCTGACATATTATCCTCGGATGTCGTATCACATATTACGCCCATTAATGGCTCTGTTTTTTGTTTTACATCTCCTGGAATCGCAGGGAATTCTTTTCTTCCCTTTGGAGGAGAATCACTTTTTATAAAATATAATTTATTATATCTACCATATCCGTTTCCCAATTGTTGTAATGCCCAATGTAGCATTAAATATGTTTTACCACACCCATATCCACTATCAGTAATCATAACTTTCACATTATCATTCTGTAACATATGTATAAATGCTTTTTGATATATATCTAAAGGAACTATTGCATCTTTAAGTTCAAGGTATTTATTAGTAATTGGTTTAACTTTTTTTATCTCCTCAAAATAAACACCATTCCATATATATAGATACTGCTCATTTTTTGTAGTATTATTAATAATTACATACTCATTTATAGAAAGACTTAGAGAGTTTTCTTCACTTTCGATTAAGGTTGTGAATTCTCTATTTGTCATCCAAATCTCGCGTATACCATTATATTTTTCGCTTAAATCTGTGTCCTTAAATTCAAAGAGGTCACAAGGAATACTAACTGCGGTTGCTTTAATATAGAGGTTTAAATCATCAGTCAAGAAAATATATTCATTATCTTCTTTCCAAACCTGATAAGCAAAACCGAGTATAAAGTTATCTGCCTTATGTGAAAGGAATCTATTTTCAAATGAAAAGTCATAATCTATTTCTATTTTTATATTGGTAGCATTTTTAATTTTCTTAGTAGCATTTCTAGCTTGATACCCTACTTCTGGACTCTTCTTTAAGCCATCAAGCTCCTCAATTGAGACTATACTCGTCTTTACAAATTCATAATCCTCGAATCTGAAATCCTCATTCAATAAAATATTCGTGTCCACAAATACTTTACGCAATAAATATCATTCCCTTATTATTTATTTTGTGTATGTTACAAGACACTTTCACTGAATAGATATGTTTGATTATGTTTAATCTTACTTACCTCTAATTTTTCTTGTGATTGTAATCTAAGTAGATAGTTATAAATAGGATCTGTAATGAAACGCTGTTTCTTGGATTTATTAGCCTGTTTATTGACTACTACTAGCTGATCTCCATAATTTCCGTGGACTTGCTTCATTGCACCTTTTTTGATTAGATAATTAAATTCATCTTTTGTGATAGGTTTCAAATTTATTAGATACTCCTTTTGGAAGTTATTTATTATTATTTTGACTTACAAGCGTATCGACCAAACGCTTGTAGATAGGGGAGTTAAGAAGAATATTATATATATGCTTCCTATTCTGATACATATACTATAAAGTAGCCACAACCGTTGGTGTGACTACGATGCAGGGCTTTTCTATTTTTCGGATTCTTTTAGTTCTGTCCCATTCTTTCTTTTGATTAAACTTAATTTCCTTTGCACAGGTTGGGCAGTATTTGGATTTGTTATTAGTGGGAGGAAATAGAATCTTACAAACTTTACATTCTTTATTATTAGTATTCTTAATTACATTCCTAATATATGTCCTCATATAACCAGTTAAACTTTTACAAAAATATTTGATTACATAATTATTCTCACTCCAACCATCCACTGTAATCTTTTGCTCCCATTTATGATTCTTTTCATAATCTTCAATAGATATGTAGTTATCAAATATTCTAGAGATATATGTATTAATCAATCTTTTATAATTACTAAATATCACATTATGCTTTTTATCTATGCTTTCCTGTTTAATAACTTCTGCTTCTTTAAGAGCATCCACAATATTATTGTAAACTTCTTCATAACTTACATTATCAATATTCCCATTTTCTTTTTTTAGATTTACTAGTCTAAAATATTCCTTCTTTGGTGTTAACAATAAATTGTAATATTTCTTGTTATAATAGACATCCTTATCAAATAGAAAACCATACATATTATTTATTCTTATTCTTATGTAATCAACTGTCTCAAGGAGTTTCTTTTTGTAGAAACTCCTACATACAGTATATTCCATGACGCTGTATTTATTAAATAACTCAATCAAGTCTTTTCTATTATCTAGTAGTTCATCAAACACTTCATACTTATATTGCTTCTTATATTTCTTAAATCCATATTCACTCTTCCATAATCTATCAATAAATTTATCTATTATATCTTGTTTATTACTTGATGTCTTGTATTCATCTAATATTTGATTTAAGAACAAACAATCGTCTCCTCTAGTTTATAATACTTTCCTAGAAATTCATTAGACTCAGTAGTATCTCTACTAACTTCTGAAATTTTGTATTGTTTCTGAGTGGGGGAGTTACTTTTTAAGTTTTTAACCATGACACTTCCAAATAATGACCAACACAATAATTTATCTTCACTAATCGTTCTATATGACACACTGATACAATAATTTGCTAGTGTTTCTTTATCTAAACCTATTTCAGATAATTTTGTTTTGTATTTACCAAGGATTACACTCAATTTACTATCCTCATCGAGAACTTTTTGGAAATCTACTTTAAATTCATCATATATTTTCTTAATTTTTTTTATGATATGTTTATTAGTTAGTTCCATGCTTTGATCTACCAACAGATGACCACTGTTTACAACACTTCTATCCCAAATAAGATGTTTCCTTTCCCATTGGAAGATATATTCACTAAGCTCATTAAGAGGAGAAGGAGACTTATAAGAATTGTAAGGAATTTTGTCTTCATTAGCATTACCTTTATTAATTTCACGTATCTTATTATAAACTTCAAGTTTCTTAGGGTAATTAAATAGTAAGAAGTATGGAAGCCTCTTTAAATATCCTCTTAGATTTTTACTAAGTATCCATCTAAATCCATTCTTGATAAAATCAATTTCTTTCCCTTGGTAAAGTCTTAGTAGTGAAATATTATCTGCATTTATCTTTTGCCATTTCTTATCATCCGTATGTTGGTTCAAAATACTTGTAGCAATGTTAGTAATTTCTCCAATGCGGTTATCCCTACTATTACATTCATAAGATATGATATTATCTTGGTTGTAAACTACTTCCCCAGATGATTTCTTATCGTCTATATCTACTACAATAGGGCAATCTATTTTAGATTCTACAATTGATTTATTATGACAGAGATAAACAGAATCCCCATCAGCATCCATTCCTCCCTGCTGTGGCATTGAAATATCATACATATTTATCATGACGACATCTTGGTCTTTAAAATAATCAAAATACTTTTTAGTAAATTCATTCTCAACTATCTTAATTTTATTTACTTCAGATGGATCTACAAGAGGGCTTCTAAATGATAGAGCATCACCATATGGAATTGTATTGCAATAAAATTCTCCACTCCCCAAACATCCCTTTATATCCATCTCAGCACAATATTCTAGGTATCCAATTATATCTCCAACTACAGTATGATAAAATCCTGAAGCATAAACCTTGCCATATTTCATTTGAGTAATTGCTTTATCTAATTTACGCTTCAACATGTTTTTTATACAAGGATCTTTTAGCATAATATCATTGGCCAATATTGCTTCTGCATATGTACTATTTACTTTATCTGTTTCAGTGTCATTTATACCTAAGAATTTTAATGTATAAAATTTGTCGCCTTTTATCACTTTTTCGTACAAATCTGTTGAATAATGAGCAATATTTATCATTTTTCCCCAATTATTTGTATCTAATATATTGAACTTATTATCTCTTTCTTTAAACTGTTTTACATATTTAGGATTAATTAAGTCAAGACATTGTATGTATTGGAAATTCATGCGAGTATAAAGATTTAAATCATTAACATGATGACTATATTTACTTATTCCTATCTTATAACCATATTTATTAACTCTGTTTAGATATTCATTCCATGCTTTTTTGCCAAACTTATTCTTAAATACCCCGTATGCCTTCCACATTGATATATTCCAAATACAATCAATATCAGAAACTTGATGAACTACTCCAAAAACATCTTTAATTTCCGTAATGCCTTTCTCTGCATAAAATTCCTTAATTGGTGCTTGAACACTCATGCCTTTTAAAAATGGAAGTCTAATTTGGTATCCTATGGACGTATGTTCCTTACCTGTATATTTAGCAAATATTTTACTCATTTCAGGTGTATGTACACCAAATCCATCAAAAGGGGATACACTTACATTATAATTTCCTTCTTCTATCAACCTTTTATTTTTATATATTTTAGTTTGCTGAGTTGTCTTATCAAAATACTCTACATCTTTTTCTACTGCATATCTAACATATTGGTCTTCTAAAACCTTAGTGTATTCTCCCATTAAAACGATGTTAGGAAGTTTTTCTTCATGGACTAATTGACAAGTGCTAAAGATAAGACACCTATATGATTCATATTTTGATACTACACACTTATCAACGGTTACTCCGAGTTGACTTCTTTCCATCATTTCACTATAGAAATCTTTGTCAATAAAAACTGTAATACCGTCTTTTGCTTGAGAACCAGATTTCCCAAATCTAATATATGAAGTATCATTATACTTAAATCCATCTTTGAGTAGTTTCTCTAAAAGTGGTTTTCTGTTTTTGCTATGTTTGGCTTCTACATATATTAACTCTTTAACCTTTAAGGAAGGATATCCCCTAATCAATTCTATCTGATTAAAAAGGGGAGAGTCCTGTTGTTGAATTATGTATGGTGTTTCATCTACTATATATAAATCAAATTCCGCTTTAATTATGTTTTGAATAGTAATTGAAATTATATCATATTGTTTTGTGCTCAATATTTATTTTCCTCCTTCTATACGTTTTGTTCTGCACCACATTCTGGACAAGTAAAACATTCTGTTTTCCCTACTATTTTCACTTCGTTACCACATAATTCACATGTAATATACATGATGCAAAAGTCTTCACTTGCTTCATAATCAGTCAATATTAATAATCCTTCTTTCTATTAATATTCCTTACATTCAACTGTTTTTATATGATTATATTTAGCACAGTCTAAACAAATATATGTATCATTTTCTACATCAACAAAAATATCTTCAACCCTAACTAATTCTTCTCCACAAATATTACAGTTTTCACTTATGTATTGGTTTAATTCTGCCTTCTTATTATGAAACATGTACCTCTACCTCCGTAACCGAATCTGTATAATCTTCTAATACCAGTTCAACGTCTTGACCTAGTAAATTATAAAGTTTAGACTCAAAATCAAGAGAATTAATATGATATCCTTCTATATTTAATTCCCCTCTAGTAATTGCTAATTTGCCAAATCCATTAATAGATTCATTTCTATTGTATGGTCTCAGTGAAACCCTAACTAATCTATCACATGATTCAGACGCATAAATCGTATCAAGGATATCTGTAATACTGCTTTCTACATGATCAACTTTGCTTGTGATTATGTAATTCATTCGATTCATATCCTCTAATTTATCACTGAGACTTAATTTTCCATTAAAGTATATTGCCTTCATATTTGTTAAAACCTCTTTCATATTATATTATTTGTTATTTGTAGATTATATGTATTTTTAAAACTGTGTAAAACTATCAATATTCGAGACATGATATACGATTTTTAGGTGCAAAAACACAATTTTAACAAATTACCTTCAAACCCTACTCCTGCAAGGGATACAACAATTATATATATGTGTGTTTGTACCATCAAAACGAGTCTAGAATCATCGCAAAATATGTACCCCTCATAATCTTACCTTGAGATAATTCTAAACGATTCTAGGGCTATTTATTTGTGATTTATATGTATTATATTATTTATTAGTTGTTTTAGATTTTGCTTCTTTGAGTTTAAGTTTTAATTTATCAGCTTTGATTCTTAATTTCTGTTCTTTGAGCTGTTCATTCTTTCCTTTAATTTGAAAATGAAGGATCTTATGTACTCTGTCAATATCAATAATATCAAAATGTAATACAGCCTCATCACACATTATGTATTCAGTAACTGTAATATCAGATTCCTCAAACTTCTCCATAAGAGATTTTACTGTTTTAGCATTAGGAAGATATATTGCGACAGTGGTATCATTATGAAAATATATTTCACTATTTTGTCTGCCCTTAAGAAAAGTATCATTAAGATTTTTACTGACTGTGCCATCTGTATTTAAACAGTTGAAGACTGTGTATTTTCCAATAAATCTATTCGTTTTCTTTCACCTCTAAAATTATTTATTTACTATATAAGCCTTTTTTATTAGTGTATCTATTATATATAACTTATGTAGTCATATGTAATTACTTATTTACAGAAGTCACAAGTATGTTGCCAATTTATAATCATCTTCTTTCTATATGGGGTATGTGGTAAGGAGAGGAGTTGGTGTTTAGTTGTTTATGTACGCCCCCTCAACAACCTTATACGAGAATTATACCATAAAAACACATACAAGTCAAATAATATTATATATAATTAGTATATTAGTTTTATGTTGTGGTTATACTATCTCTCCCTTTGATTCAATTCATCTTCTATCATCTTTAGAACATCATCAGGGACTTGATCATTATTGGCGTTTATACATTCTTGGTTTAACCTTTGTTCTTCATCCGAGAGAGCATCTAATTTATTAAAACTATCTTCATTATCTATGTTAAATAAATCTGGAAAGTCATCTACTATTGTTTTAGTATTCTGTAAACATTTTAATTTATTCTTAGGAATAGGAGATACATCAACGAATGGTCTATCTTTTACCTTATGTTGCAATGCTTCATATTGTTTAACTTTATCTTCTAACTCTTTTATCTTAATATCTTTTTCATTGACTAGGTAATTTATCTCCTGCTTTTTACTTCTCCTTTCATTAGACTTTATTTTATCAGTATGTATTAACCCTTTTGTCTTAACTTCATATTGCAATTGATGATTGAAATTTTCTTCATCATCCCAATGACCTATGTATGTAGTACAATAATGTTTATCATTAGTTAAATAACTATTATTATATCTTATGAGATGCAAATCATCTTGTAGTATTGCATTATATCTTTTTATAGTCCTAGAATCATTTATTAATTGTTTTAATTTTCCTTGGGTTAAATATCCAAAATTACTTTCATTATTTGAAACCCTTCTACATGCAATAAAATATCTTATGATGTTAAATTTGTTAAGATTCTTAGAAGTTAATTCTTTAAGTATGTAATTTATCTCTTGATCATAAATCTCAAAGTAATGATCAGCAGGAGGATTAACTAATTCAACATAAAATATAGAGTCTTTATCTTTTATAATTGAATTAATGGAGAGTGGGATATTCTTGTCATCACAATTTTCATAATAAATATTGTATAGATTAGTGATATATCCTTTACTAACTAATTCCACAATAGTATCTTTTATTGTTGTAATTAATTTTCTATTATTAGATACGTTGATTCTCATAAAGTCACATATCATTTGGATAGAACATACGCCAAGTGATTTATATTGCATATAATTTCTATACATTAAAGTTAGCACTGTCATTTCCTCATTAGAAATATCTAGGTTATCATAGAAGTCATTAGGGAGTCTCACATATTTATCATTTAATACATTGTTCATTCAATCATTCTCCTCAATCTAAATATATTATTTTATTGTTATGTAAAATTCTGTTAGTGCTTTAAATAATTCATCTGTTTTTGTAAACTTATATGTTCTTATTTGACTATCCCTTTTTATGAATACTGGCTTAATTCCTTTTGTTGATAAATAATCAACCTCCAGACTCCATTGTGTAGCATATTCTTTATCGAACTTCATATTGTTATAACCACCTTTTTATTGTTGTACAATTGTACATTGTGCTCACACACTTATGCGTTTACTTTCTAGAATGTACCCCCTATTTTGAGTACAAATTCTATATTGTAATTTAATTTGTGCTCAACTACATTTGCGTTCAAATACAGAGATATTTAGAAAGTAAACGCTTTTCTAGTTGAGCATCCTCTGCGTTTGTACGCAAAACCGTGTAGGCATGTTTAGAATGTGAACGCTTTTCTATGCCCCGATCCCAGTGAATAAAGAGTACTATAAGTATAAAGAGTAAAAGAAGAATAAAGAGTTAAATACTATGAAGAGTTATATAGATTTGCAAAACAAATCTTTTTTGGATTTCTGTTTTTGTCTGTTCACATTCTGTATTTGTTTTAGATAATTGTCTGGTTATATTTTTCATTTAAAAATTCTATTGCATCTTCATACTCTTCTTCCTTTACCTTGATCTTAATTGTTTTATATTTCTGTTTAGGTACTGTATAACTCCATGCTTCTCTAGAGTTTACTACATTCCAATCATCTAGAGTTTTATATTTCTCTATAAACTCATTCTCCTTATTTCTTATTTGTTGTTCTGTTTCATTTGTAGCAATCCATACTATTCTAAACTCAGCATCATTATTTAACATATCTTGTGTTGGTAATTTATTATTTTTACTAATATGTTGTTGGAATCTAGGTCTGAATCCATATGTTGTAGATCCTATATAAATATCATTGAATAATATTATAGAATATACACCAGTGCGTTTATCATATTCTCTATCTACCTTATATTGAGGGTAGTCTCTTTTGTTTCCTCCTCCTCTATTTTCCACCTTTACCCTTATTAAGGGTACTTTATATATTTCACTTACAGAATACAATGTTTTATTTTTAGTAATATTCATTAGATTTTCTAATTCTTTAAGTTGTGACCGCTTTGATCTTGTATTATCCTTCTATTCTATAGATAGCACTTCACATAAACCCTTATATTTATAGATTTTATTTAACTCAATTTTATCAGTATCCAATAATTCATAGTCTCCTTTATTTATTTTATAGGCTACATTAGATAGAAGGGGGAACGAAAAATTAAATAATAAACCATTCACTACGTTCATCATTTTACTATTTAATTTTTATAAAAGTATTTTCTTTTCATCTTTAGCTATCTAATCCATAATATATTTTCCTCCAATCTGAATAATAAATTTGTTTATATTTATATCCATATACAAGTATACCATAATTGAATAGTATAGTCAAGTAATATTATATATCATTAGTTAAAATTATTTTAGATGAATTTAGATACAAATGATAATTTACTCATAATTTTATAGCATCGAGTACCAATAATAATTGATTCGATAAATATGTAAAAGTACGCCACTTATAGTAGAAGGAATTATTAATATTGGATTTGATATAGGCTGTAAGTGGGGTGTAGTAAGGGTTTAGAGGCTGTTATGATTTTGTTTTATTATTGATCTTGGATGATTTATTATGGATTTGAGTTTGATTTTATTATTGATATAAAATGTGTTCGGTAGAATTGTAATTATTGATTTAAATTTGATGGATTTGTTTGTAATTATTTAAGATTATGTTTTTGTGAAAGCATTATGGATAGTATGTTTGAGGGATTATAGGTTAGATGTTATTAGTTGGATAATTGTTTGAATTGAGATTTATATGGGTTAGAGATGATTAATTTATGATAATTGTATTGGGCTGTAATGGTTGCTGTGTGGGAGTTTTATCGAAGAGTTAGCGAAGAGAAAAATGTAGGTTTTAGATGGGAGAGGATAATTGTTTGTAGATTTGAAACAATTTAGGTTTAGATTTGAATTTTATGGTCTCGAAATGAGGAAATAAATTGAGTGTGAAAGTAGATGTACTGTGCACGAATTGTGTCGAATGATGTCGATGATTGTTGTAAAGTACGCCCCTAGTTACTGCAATTTGTCAAGTTATTTATTTTAATATATTTTTCATTCTCAATTAGAATCTAGACATGATACCTCCACCTACTTAAAAACCCTACAAACCGCTTATAGGTTGATTCCTGCTGATATCTGAAGTTAACAAAATATCATTGTGTTAACTTCAAATGATTTATAGGGTTATATTAGTACTCTTTTGTGATTTGAACGCCTTAGAAGGGCGTATATGGATCAAATAGTATAGGTCTGTGATTCCTGGGCATAGTTGGTGCATGATGCTGCAATTTTGACCATAAAGGTCTGAATTTTTTATTCGTTGTGTTTTGTCTGGGTGCAGTCTGATAAATCGTAGGGTATAACAGAAAATTTGTGAATGAACTATTAATACTCTACTATACTAACGCATTAATGCTTTAACACTTTAGTTAACTAAAGGATTATATAATCATTATAAACTAATACTAACTATCACTAAGTAATTATATAATACTAATAATAACTTTTAATAAATATATACTACTATAATGCAACTATTACTATTAATGTAATCATTCCAATTAACATATCATTACAATCTAATACATAATACCATTAACCATACATTAACTATATATAATCATTCTAACATACTAATCATTACAACTAACTAATACTTACTATTAACTAATCATATCACACTAAGACATAGCCACTATATAATACATTCTATACTAACAACTAACTAATACTATATACTAATACATACAACTTAATAACTATATCTATATACTAATGTATCTTATAAACTAATCATTACTACATTATAATAAATCTAA